CGGGCCTACCGGCGTAACAGGCCCGACTGGACCTCAGGGCGCACAAGGAAATCAGGGAGCAGCAGGAGCTACGGGAGCTACCGGGCCTACCGGCGTAACCGGACCTACAGGGCCTCAGGGCGCACAAGGAAATCAGGGAGCAGCGGGCCCAACCGGAGCTACCGGACCTACAGGGCCTCAGGGCGCACAAGGAAATCAGGGAGCAGCGGGAGCTACGGGAGCTACCGGGCCTCAAGGACCGCAGGGCAATCAAGGTGATACGGGACCTACTGGACCAACAGGGCCTCAAGGACCTCAAGGCAATCAAGGCGACACAGGACCTACGGGACCAACAGGGCCAACGGGACCTCAAGGTAACCAAGGTGACACGGGACCAACCGGGCCTACAGGGCCAACGGGACCGCAAGGAAACCAAGGCGACACAGGGCCTACGGGACCTACGGGACCTACTGGGCCTACCGGACCTCAAGGACCACAAGGAAACCAAGGCGACACAGGGCCTACGGGACCTACGGGGCCTACTGGACCGCAGGGCAATCAAGGCGACACAGGACCTACGGGACCAACAGGGCCAACGGGACCTCAAGGACCGCAAGGAAACCAAGGTGATACGGGACCAACCGGGCCTACGGGGCCAACGGGACCGCAAGGAAACCAAGGTGATACGGGACCAACAGGACCTACGGGACCTACCGGGCCTCAAGGACCGCAAGGAAACCAAGGTGATACGGGACCAACCGGGCCTACGGGGCCAACGGGACCGCAAGGAAACCAAGGTGATACGGGACCAACAGGACCTACGGGACCTACGGGACCTACTGGGCCCACCGGACCCACCGGACCTACTGGTGACGATGCAAGAACATGTGCAACAACAACGACAACGGACAATACACCTACTACGATTGTGACTATACCTTTGACCGACAACACATCGTATGTTATCACTTCGACAACGGTGGCCTTTAGAACAAATGGATCAGATCAGGCAGGATATGGGCGAGACGGTGTATTCTACCGACGTGGCGGGGGTGCAACACAAGAAGGCGTAACAGATACGTACTTCACAAGAGAAAGTTCTAACTACGATGTCGACTTCGTCACATCGGGTAATAATGTTCTTATCCAAGTAACGGGCCGGGTAGGTCACAATATGAGTTGGAGAACCTGTTATACGATAACGGAGATATCATAATGGCAATCATAGGATCAACAGATAGAGGCCGAGGCCGATATGAACTAACATTGACTCACGATCCTGATAGTGTCGCCACCGTTGGACTTACGGGCTCTACAGCACACAATGTGGACAACGACACCCTTTGGCTCAAGTTAGATGATGGCGAGACAACAAACTGGATCAACCTTGGCTCATCTGCCAACATCTCCACCACTGGTTTTACCGGCAACTTGAACGGAATAACAGATGCTCAATCAGCATTGGATTTCCTCGACACTTTGACTTGGGATGGCTTACCCGGAGCGAAAACATACTTCACAGTAGGTTTTCAAGATAGCGAAAAACCATATGTCACATTCAACAGCACATCGTGGACAGGTTTCTCGAATATAATTTTCCCTGGCACTTCTACGTACTCGGTAGGTGCTTTCAAGGTTATCGCATCCAGAACGGGCACTAATGGATCATGCGATATTAGGCTATACGATTTGACAAACTTGAATGCAATCGGAACGGTGAATTTTTCCTCTGATGTTGTACAAATTATAACACAAAGTACGTTAACTAACTTACCGGTTGGCGAAGCAATCTTTGAAGTCCAAGCCAGAAAATCGGCTGGCTCGGCTAGTTCCGGTAGATTACACTCGATTGCAATAGCGTAGCAGGACAAAATGGCACAGTACATTTACAGAGTATATTGCACTACAGAAGCAGCGTATGTCAGAACTGATTGGATATCTGATCCGCCTACCGAATGTCCTAACAATTCCGAACATGAAATAGACACGGATAACATTGTTATTGTTGAACTAGAGGCTTCTATAACCGGCCCAACAGGAGCAACAGGCGATACAGGTGATACAGGTCCTCAGGGATGTAGTGGGTGTACTGGACCTACAGGCCCAACTGGGCCACAGGGCAATCAGGGGGAAACTGGCCCACAAGGTAATCAGGGCGTGCAAGGAGCAAACGGCGGAAGCGAAAATTATTGCTCCTTCATTCTATATGATGAAACATCCAAACCATACTTAGAAGTGAGTAACGTTACCTGGACGACCCTTGCTAGCTTTGTTTATGACGGCAGCAGTACCTATAACATCAGCGAATTAAAGGCTGTAGTTTCAAGAAGCGGCTCTTCAGATACATCATATCTAAGAGTCCGTGACATAACAAATACTAATACCATAGCAAGTATAACCTGGACGAACTCAAGTCAACATGTAGTTACAGATTCATCATTAACAAATGTACCAAGCGCTCAAGCCATTTTTGAAATACAAGCGAAGAAAGGGTCTGGCGACAACACTAGAGTTTGGGCCATTCAATTAAAGTAGAGGGCAATATGGCAACAGTTTACAAGTATAGCATCTATTGCGAAACAGAGGCAACAACGGTATATGCCTGGAGCGAGGCGGAACCCACCACTTGTCCTAACAATACTGGCCACACAATAGACACCGATTCTATCGCCATCGTAGATACGGTAGCCGAAAACCACGTTTACCTGGACGATGTCTCGAAAACGAGCGACAACTTCCTCCAAACGGTTGAACAGCCGAGAGAGGGTGATGCACTCAACTACTATTCTCCGAACTTCTGTGATAAGACGACGTGGTACGAAGGTGCAACTGCTGTCAGCGAGTTCTCAATGAACGATTCTGGCGATTTGACTACTTGGAACACAGATGGCACTCATCCTGGCCCCTGGATCGACCTTACGCATGGCAAAATCTTCAAAGAGGATGACACACTAACCGCAAACCCAACATGCGCTGTTGTGGTGGAGGTTAGCACAGATAGCGGCTCAACATGGACGGAGAAGACGGAGAACACGTTTGATGATACAGACGGCGATTACAGTGTCAATTATGACAACGGAACGGTGACGTTCAATAGCGCCCTTTCCTCAGGCGATCAAGTACGGGCCAGTTTCGCCAAGGCTCCCTCCACCATGACTTGGACCGTAGCACCCGCCTCGGGTAAGCGACTCAAACTCATGTACTGTGAAATTCAACTCACCACCGATGCCGAGTTCACATGTGACTTCGTGTACGAGACCTGGGCCTACAACCCAGCCGATCTGCCCAACAAGATGAAGATCAACGAGTTTAAGTACAAAAGCCTCTCGGATGTTCTATACGAAAGCACTGGCGTCTATCCTAAGATTCCGGCCCTCGGCGGCACGGGGCCAAGGGGACTGAACAAAGAGGTCGTGATCTTCCCGTTCAACTACAACACTTGCCGAGACATGAAAGCCAGCCAGGGTGTGGAGGTACGAGTCAAATGCGATTCGGCACACACAGGCACGATGGCCACAACAACATTCTATTGCCTGTGCGAAGATGAATGATGCATGACTAAATAGTACATGGCATCACAAAACACAGAAGGCGCAGGACACGGATCGGCAGAAGGACCCATCAGGCAACTGAGTCTCCTTCCCAAGGTCGATTTACATGAAGAATCACTTCCAGCCTTCGATATGGATGATGAGACCATCCAAAACTCTCTCGTGATCCCCAGCACGTCCACAGACAATCAATGGACAGGGAAGCAGTCCTTTGACGAGTACGTACTGGGACGATCTGCGAGTACCTGTGAATGCCACAATCAGGGGCGGTTCCAAAGACCCAACTTTCGCCAAATGGCTTGACAATGGTGCTGGAAGCCAGGGCGTATTCCTGTATTTTTTCAGTCCGACCATCGAGGAAGAGCTATACTTCGCAGCACAATTACCACATAGTTGGAAAGAGGGCACAGATATCCATGCCCACTTACATTGGATTCCGAAATCGAATGGAGCCGCAGGACAGAAGGTGTCGTGGGGTTTGGAATACACATGGTTCGATGTCGGAGCAGTAGCGTCCAATACCAGTATCGTCTATGGCGACACAACGCACATTGATGAGGATTTGATTGCCAACAAACAGTACATCACCTCGTTTGGAAGTCTTTCCGGCAGCGGCCTCTTACTTTCCAGTATGCTGGCTTGCCGAGTATTTAGGGATGCTACCGGGGCTGGTGGTACAGATAGCTATACCGCTGATGCGGGTCTGTTGGAGGTCGACTTCCACTACGAAATCAACACACCCGGCAGCCGACAGCCCTTCATCAAGTAATTCTCAACCTCCTCCTACTCCTTTGGAGTAGGAGGAGGTTTTCTTATGCAACTATCTGTCGTAATGATCGTCAAGAACGAGGAAGAGGTACTAGGAAAGTGCCTGGAAACCGTCAAAGACGCCGATGAAATCGTGATTCTCGATACTGGTTCTGAGGACAAAACAAAAGAGATCGCTCAGAGATACACCGCCAGATTCCTTGAGAATGTATACACTTGGTGCGACGACTTTGCCGGGGCCCGAAACGAAGCGAAGAAGTACGCCACCGGCAACTGGATTCTGAGCATCGACGCTGACGAAACCCTGGAGCCGGGCGGTATCGAGAAGCTCAAGAGGGACATCGAGGTAGCAGAGAAGACCGGATGCGATGCAGTCGACGTAGTCATGACGTGCATCAACAACTCCTACTACTACCCACGTTGCTTTAAGAACGATCCTGAAATCCTCTGGAAGGGTCCGATTCATGAAGTCCCCAATGCAAAGAAACGGGGGGTCGGCACGGTCAAGATCACATACGGCTATAGCCCGGCACATAAGAAGGACCCGAATCGATCACTAAGGATTCTGGAGAAGTACGTCAAGGACAACCCAGATTGCAAGCGTGAGGTCTATTATCTGGCCCGAGAATATACCTACAAGAAAGAATGGGAGAAGGCTGTCTATTGGTTCAACCAATATATTGAGCGGGCCGTCTGGATACCCGAGAAGACTGACGCCTTCTATCTCTTGGCAAAGTCCTACTGGAACCTCAGTCGGGGAGATGACGCCAGAGACGCCTGTCTGAAGGCGATTCTGCTCAACCCCAACTTCAAGGAAGCTATCCGCTTCATGAGTGATATCGTTTGGCCACGCCAGAAGAAGCGGTGGCTCGAAATGGCCGAAGGGGCAACCAACGAGGGTGTGCTCTTCACCAGAGATTCAGAGATCAAGAGAACGACCGAAACAAAAGCCCGGCTCGATTTCCTGATTGTTGGCCACCCCCGTTCTGGAACCCGATACATGTCTGAACTCTTCACGTCTTTCGGCCTACAAGTTGGCCACGAGAAGTACGGTAGGTACGGCACCTCTTCCTGGCTCCTCGCCGTTGAGTCTGAAGAGTACCCACAGTTCTACTGGCAAAGCAATGGCGAGCCGTCAAACAACCCAAAAGACCGCCGAAGCGACTTCGATTACCGCCACATCATTCACGTCGTGCGGGACCCCTTGAAAACAATCGCCTCTACCATGCATACGGAGGACTCCGTAGAGCCTTCGATACGCTTCCGTAAAAAGTACGCCACCATGTACGGTAATCCGTACATGGTGGCTACTTTAAGCTACCTGAATTGGAACCGGATTATACAGGCGCAGAATCCGTCTCTGGTAGTGAAAGTGGAAGAGTCGGCAGCCCAGGTATTCGAGTTCCTGGTCAAGACAGAGTACGTGAATGCCGCTGCCAACCTAGAGAAATTCCAGTTGCCGAGTAAGCAGAGCAATAGCCGTCCGCACGATGCGCTCGACAAAGCAACTCTTCGGGCAAACTTGCCCGAAGAGTTGTGGGATGAATTGGTGGCATTTTCGCATGAGTATGGTTACGATCTGTCTTAAACGTCGGAAGCGCCGTCGTAATCATCAAGCGTCTTGAGGTACTCGTAACTACGCTCGACATGATTCTGGTCGACTGTGTCAAGCACACTATTGGCGTAGTAAGTCGTATAATCTGATCCTGCGACTCTGTAAGATGCGGACCCAACAGGAGACTTATCAGCGGCTTTCGCTGCTGCGTCTTTGTAGATCGTTACATGGATCATCATCCTGTCGCTGACCCTATTATGACTCAAGCTAGTTATCTTATGATACGCAGACGAGTGAGTTACACCGGTCGGGGCTTCGTATGATAGTTGTAGTGACATTGGTTTCTCCTTTAGTCTATTTATTCATGTTAGAGGGTTTTCCAAAACAGAGATTCTCTTACATATGCATGAGCCGCCTGTCCCAAAATTTCTGGATGTTGCGGCGGTTGTGGTTCTACTTTTGACCGTATCTTATGTAACGGGACGCCAAAGCCATGTACACTATCGTCTTCGGTCGTTACTTGTTCCACATAGTCAAAATTGTGCTTAAAGGGCTCCAAACCCAAGAACTCATAAATACTTTCAAGAGTTTCGTCTGGCTCTCGGCACAAAATGTCGTAGTCCACGAAATGCATCCTATCCTTAAAACCACGGGCAACAGCATCTTTGATTCTATTAACCGCTAACCCAACAACCTCCGCTTCTTCACACCAGATCGCAAGACGATTCTCCAGCTTCTGGTATCGTATGTAGTTGTCCCGTTCAGTCGGAGTCTGCCGGGATTTTGATCCCGCTCTCCACAGCTTCTCGAAACTGGCAAGGACATCTCTCAAATCCCGTACCGGCACGATCACTTTGATTTCCCCGTCGAGTATCCATTCCAACATTTCGATATGAGCTAACCAACCACGAGATTTGTCGACCACGATAGGTTCTTCAATGCCCCAGTAGTAATTTTCGAGGATTCCCTTAAGCACATGCCGTTTGGCTTCCTCCAATGGGTGGGCCTTATGCTCAATAATGTCATCCCAACAATTCCGTAGCTTAAAAAGGACTTCCAAACAACCACTTGTATGGGTAGCATAAATTTCTGGGTTCTGCGCTAGAATGTTGCAAAGCAGTGTTGAGCCTGCCCTTGGCAAACCCCCTAAGAAATAGAACTTCCTCATAGCCTCCACCTCCACTTCTAGGTATAAACTAGTTTGCGGTATGCAAAAGGATTAGGATGCTGAGAAATCTACCAAAGTAATCGTTTTGGTGGTATAACCATCATTCACCTTCATCATTATGTCGCCATCATCCCCACTGCCCGAACCATTAGATTGCCACATTACAAAGCTATCAGATGGCGGATTATTTGGGTCATAACTGGTCGCAGCACTCAACAAGAAGCCATAGTTGGCCCTGACGCAAAACTGATCTGATTGGTTGGCGTAGAAGCTACTGTAGGCAGAATCGGCGAAGATAAATACGCCATCGTAATAGCTAGTCTTTGCGTTACGACCCATAGCGACCGAATAATTTCCATCAGCAGTACAATTTCGCCCACCTGGGACGGTAGCGTAGTCCCCACTTGCCGAATTATATCTTCCGCCCCCAATGGTAGATGATGTGCCCGATGCACTGTTGTAATAACCCCCACCGACAGTCGCATACGTCGATCCAGCATTGTTGTTGCTGCCGCCTCCGATAGTGGTATAGTTGTATGACGCACTGTTACCGCCGCCGCCACCGATGGTAGCCCCCGAATAGCTGGCAGAATTACTCTGTCCGCCACTAACTGTTGCATTCGACCCAGTGGCATAATTATAGTAACCGCCACCAACAGTCGCATACCCACTTGTGGCTTGATTGTTTTTCCCACCTCCAACAGTTGCATAGCTTGAGCTAGCGGTATTACTTCTACCGCCTCCAACAGTTGCGTAATAAGCACTCGCCGAATTACTTTGTCCGCCCCCAACAGTAGCACATGTGCCCGCCGCACTATTGTAGCGACCACCACCAACAGTATCGCCTTGATAGCTCGCAGAATTGCTGTAGCCTCCAGCAACCGTTGTATGTACTTCAGAAGCTTGATTGTACTGACCACCGCCCACCGTTGAATGGGCGAATCCCGAATAGGCTCCTGATGCCGTGTTATTCCTACCACCACCAACTGTACTGTAATGAGAGCTAGCGGTATTAGAGACCCCGCCACCAACAGTGCAAGCCAGTTGTGACGCCGTGTTAAACTGACCGCCCCCTATACAACCAACGTCGCCATAGGCGGTAACCTGATTTCCACCCCCTCCACTAATAGTGCCATATTGAGCACCTACACTATTAGTCTTGCCACCACCAACTGTAGCAAGAATGGCTGACGACGTATTGTCAGAACCTCCACCAATGACAGAGCGTGTGCCAGATGCGACCATGCTGGATGAGTAACGATCTGTTTGTAAGTCAACAGAATGTTCACCCCTAGCATTACCCGCTGTTGATCCAGTTGCGCTAGCTCCTTCATCAGCAGCACGTATGTTATAGCTGTTACCATCTGTGCCCTGAACCGTACCGCCACTACCACCGCCACCACCGGTTGGCCCGGTGGGACCCGTAGGCCCTGTGGCTCCTGCTGCCCCTTGAGCGCCTTGAGCGCCTGCCGCACCCTGAGGCCCAGTAGGACCGGTAGCCCCTGCGCCAGTTGGTCCTTGGGCACCCGTATCACCTTGATCGCCTGTCGCACCCTGAGGCCCAGTAGGACCGGTAGCCCCTGCGCCAGTTGGTCCTTGGGCACCCGTATCACCTTGATCGCCTGTCGCACCCTGAGGCCCAGTTGGACCGGTATCCCCAGCCCCGGTTGCGCCTTGAGCACCGGTATCTCCCTGCGCACCAGTATCGCCATCAGCCCCTTGGGCTCCCTGAGTCCCTTGCGTTCCCTGAGCCCCAGTATCACCTTGGGGTCCGGTAGGTCCGGTTACATTGTCAAAGTTACCGAAAGAGCCAGTTGCCCCGATTGATTCAATTTGATTTGTGGTATGATCAAACTTAAGTGTCAATGCCCCTCCCCGATTACAGTATCTATGCGGGGTAGTTCACTTCTATCGTCCGAACATGCGCAACCCACCTAACCGTATCACCGCCAGTGTCCGTATCCTGCACCTCTTCTATGCATAGGTCACTGACGATGCTCTAACTGTACAAACCCATCTAACTGTATCGCTCGATGCTCCACTGTCAGACACTTCGACCAAGAAATAGTTGGATGATCCCGACAATCTGGCATCAAAATTGGCATCATCTTCATGGAGGGTTGTTACGGTTCCTGTATTGATGATTACATTAGTCGCACCGTCATTTTCGGCTGAAAAATCAATCCTATATGACCAAGTTTTAGCCATTCCGCTTGTCGCACCAGAAAGCCAAACAGTCCCAGTCCAAAGAGTGTCAGTTGGAATAACAATGCGAAGACCACCCGGTGTGCCATCAGCCGTTAGGTAATACCAACTTGTGGTTGTATGGGCCACTTCCCTTCGCCCGGTCCAAAGAACGGTTTGAGCGTCACCAGTAGAGGCAAATCTACCAGATGCTCTTGCCTCTTCGCCATATCCCGCCGCTTTAGCATAATAGCCACTTGCCATCGAGAAACTTCCTGTTGTATTACAGGATTGTCCTCCGGGTATTGCACTACTTGTACCAGTGGCTACGTTAAGATAACCCCCGCCAATACTGATATAATCATTGGTAGTTATTTGATTTTGTCTACCCGCAACGATACAACTATAATCGGCAGAAGAACCTACTGAATTTGTGTTGCCTGCACCGATAAAATTATAATTATTCGCTACTGTGTTATCGTATCCTCCCGCTATTACTCCATGAGTACCAGTAACATTGTTAGAAAAACCACCACCAATAAATCCACTGCTGCCTGTAATGCTGTTGGTATTACCCCCACAAATAGTTCCATAGCTTACGGATACAGTGTTGCTTGTACCTCCACATACCACTGTGTGAGTGTGAAACCCAGTGCTAGAAGCGTTGCTTTGCCCGCCACCAATAAAGTTATATTGTGCAGACCCATTGTTGGTGTTACTTGCACCGCCGCAAATCACAGAGTTTGATGCATTACAATCGTTTGCATTGCCGCCACCAATAAACGAATATGCATTATCAATTTGGTTGTTATATCCAGCGACAATTCCACTGTAAAACGATGTGACCGCAGCCCCAACATCATTAAGTCTTCCACCACAAATCACTGCATAATCTGTATTTGAGCCTACACCTATAGCATTACTGGTGCCGCCACCGATAAAGCAACGATCTGCATTGGTGGGCAAAGAATTTTGTTCACCACCACAAAGGACGTTATAAGTACCGTTACCAATAGTGTTAAAATATCCACATAGTATCCCGCTATAACTGCCAGAACCGACAGCGTTCCGGCGACCTCCTGTAATGACCGCTCCTGTTCCAGCAGCTACTTCTGTTGCAAGTGATCGATAAGTTTGAAGATCAACCGAATACTCGCCCCTAGCGTTACCAGCTATCGTAGTTCCTACATTCCTTGATCGGATATTGTAGGTATTACCATCGGTTGGTTGAACAGTGCCCCAAAGAGGACTTGGATTTGGACCTGTAGGCCCTGTTGCGCCATCATTGCCTTGTGGCCCTGTTGGTCCTGTAGCTCCAGCATCGCCTTGAGCGCCTTGTGGTCCTGTTGGTCCTGTAGCCCCGGCATCGCCCTGGGCTCCTTGAGCGCCTTGTGGCCCTGTTGGTCCTGTAGCTCCAGCATCGCCTTGAGCGCCTTGAGCGCCTTGTGGTCCTGTTGGCCCTGTAGCTCCAGCATCGCCTTGGGCTCCTTGAGCGCCTTGTGGTCCTGTTGGCCCTGTTGGCCCTGTAGCTCCAGCATCGCCTTGAGCCCCTTGCGCTCCAGTTGGCCCTGTAGCCCCAGTTATTCCCGATGGAACGACACCGTCAATCGTTAACGCACCGCCATCCGCCGAGATGTCTTCTGCTACATTATCATAACTGATCGCCAACGGTCCCCCTTATTGTTCTCCCCAACTATCCTCCAATATCATTATGGTGGATACGACACCGATGTAACGGACACTCTTGAAACCCATTTAACGGTGTCGGTTGCCGATGTTGTTCTAACTTGGACGGCTGGATTAAATGACGCCAAAGCAACTAGTCGTACTTCGTAACTAGTATCCGATTCGTACAAAACCGTAACGGACTGCCCTGGAAGAACTATGCAATTTAACGCAGCCCATTTGAGAAAGCCGCCCCTAATGCGATACGCCCATCGCTTTGCCGCACCAGAGGTTAGACCCACAATCCACACGTCTACATTCCAGACGGTATATAGTGGATTCCACAAATTCGTGCTGGTCCCATCTTCCCAAAGTTCATACCATGTGTTGGCAACATGTGTAACTTCTCTTCTTAAAACATGTTCACTTAGTTGCGAGTCCCCAGCAGTAGCAAATTTCCCTGCCGAATGCCATAGACCTCCCGGTTGTTGGACAAAAGCTTCTTTGCCAATCGCCATCGAATGATCTTTATTGATTCCGATGTCATTGTCATAACCACCAGGAATACATGCGTAGTCGCTGGAAATGTTGTTGCTGAAACCGCCACCAATAAATGAATACTGGCCGATACCGGAACCACCAGTAATCGAATTGCTGCGGCCAGCCATAATAGCGGCGTTAGGAGTGTTTCCTATGGAGTTATCTTGCCCACCACCAATAACGGTTGTGATCCCAGCATTGGTGTTGTTGTTTCCGCCACCAATAGCATTAGCCGTGGCACTGCCCGACATTTGGTTTGAAAAGCCGCCTAGAATAGCTCCGTATACCGTATTCACAGTGACAAGCGTATTGTCCCTACCGCCACCTATCACACCGTAACCACCCGTACTTTGAGCAAGATTATTTTGACCTCCAAAAACAATACCATCGTTTTCACTTACTGTGTTTTCCGCACCACCACCAATTACCGATCTAGCACCACTAGCAACTTGCGTTGCGGCTGTTCGATAAGTTTGGAAATCGTTAGAATTTTCACCCCTGGCGTTTCCTGCCGTCGCACCTTCGTTAACAGGTTCTAAATCGTATGTGTTGTCTGTTCCCTGATTAACACCACCTGTAGCTCCCTGTGGCCCGGTAGGTCCAGTAGGACCTGTAGCTCCCTGGGGGCCAGTAACGCCTTGAGGTCCTTGTGCGCCTTGAGGGCCTGTAGGATCAGAGCCCGTCGCACCTTGTGCTCCCTGGTTTCCCTGAGTGCCCTGAGGCCCTGTTGGGCCGTTAGGCCCAACAGGGCCGTTACTTCCCTGCGAACCTTGTGCGCCTTGGTTTCCCTGAGCACCAGTTGGACCGGTTGGACTTGCGCCGGTAGCTCCCTGGGCCCCTTGGTTACCTTGAGGCCCAGTGGGGCCAGTTGGACTTGCGCCGGTAGAACCCTGAGCCCCCTGAGCCCCCGCATCTCCTTGAGGGCCAGTGGGACCAGTTGGACTTGCACCGGTAGAACCCTGAGCCCCCTGAGCCCCCGCATCTCCTTGAGGGCCAGTGGGACCAGTTGGACTTGCACCAGTGGCTCCTTGGGCACCTTGAGCGCCGGAAGGTCCGGTACTACCTTGGGCACCTGTGTCACCAGTAGGTCCAGTAGGTCCGGTTGGACCACCCGCTCCAGTGGCACCTGTGTCACCAGTAGGTCCAGTAGGTCCAGTTGGACCGACATCACCCTGTACACCTTGTGTACCAGCATTACCTTGGTTACCCTGTGAACCTGTAGGTCCAGTTGGACCCGTTCCAGCAGCACCCTGTGCTCCCGTTGGACCATCTGGCCCTGTGTCTCCCTGCGAACCCTGTGGCCCCGTAGGACCAGTAGCACCCGTACCCGGAATAATACCATTGATTGTTAGATCAGTCGTAGCATTACTGATATCACTGGAAACATTGTTGTATATGATGCCCATAGTTCCTCATGTGTTATTGTTCCACTATCGCCGCTTGTACCCTTGCAACCCAACGCACAGTATCGGTGGCCGATGTAGTTCTTACTTCAACGTCTATTCCGTCTGTTGCCCCACCCCACATATCCAGTTGTACTTCGTAACTGGTGTCGCTCTCGTACAACGTGGTGATAGATTGCGCCAGAATAGACGTAACGGCCCCATCATTCATTCCCAAGCCTTCTATATTGTATGCCCACCTTTTTGCAGCACCCGATGTTTGACCTACAATCTGAACATACAAAACCCACAAACTATCAATGGGCATCGCAAGTCGTGTACTGCTTCCATCCAGGTAAAGGGTATACCAAGTGTTTGCTACGTGCGTTATGCTTCGCCGCATTGTCCAAACACTGGTTTGTGCATCGCCCCTAGTAGCAAATTGACCAGATGCGTGAGTTAATCCACTACCAACACCATTCGCCTCTTTGCCGAATACCATTCCGTATAACAACTCCCGGTTATCATCTCCACCGACGATGCAAGAAGAGTTGCCACCAGCACCAGTAATGTTATCTTGACCACCACCAATAAAAGTATAAGCCCCATTATTTCTATTGGTGTGTCCTCCAATGATAGTACCATCACTACTGTTGTTATAATTGTCTGTACCACCACCAATGAACCCAAAACCAGAGGTGTTATACCAGTTGGTATTATTGTCTCCGCCGAGAATGGTTCCATACGGATTGCGTGTCAAGTTAGAGTTGCCACCGCCGACCACCTGCCAGTCGAAGTCGTACTCAATTTCGTTATCCAGACCACCACCGATAAAACTATAAAGTGCTTGGTTGGAGGCGTTTAGATAATCGATCATATTGTTCCTACCACCGCCAAGAACATTGTAGGCATTCCCAGTATTGTCGATTGTGTTTTCCCAACCACCAAGAATTGTGCTGTAGTTGCCTTTAGTAATTTCAGCAGCGGCAGCCCTCCTGGTTTGCAAATCAACAGAAAATGTACCTCTAACACTGCCAGCGGTAGCACCTTCATTGGCCGGTTGTAAATCGTAAGTGTGATCTACACCTTGCAAGACACCCGCACCTACTCCATCAGGTCCGGTAGGGCCGGTAGGGCCATCAGCACCCGTAGCGCCTTGGGGCCCGGCATTACCAGCGTCACCAGTAGGACCGGTGGGCCCAGTAGTTCCGGCAGGTCCAGTGTCGCCTTGATTACCTTGAGTTCCTTGAGGCCCGGCAGCGCCGCCAGCACCCGTCGCACCGGTAGCTCCCGTATCACCTTGGTTACCCTGCGTTCCTTGGGCACCGGTTGGACCAGTTGCCCCAGTGTCACCGGCTGGTCCAGTGGTCCCTTGAGTTCCTTGAGGACCAGTAGGTCCTGTTGCTCCAGTAGCACCTGCCACACCGGTATCGCCCTGTGCTCCCTGTGAGCCTTGAGGTCCTGTAGAACCAGTTATTCCGGTTGGCCCCGTTGCACCGGTATCACCTTGCGAACCTTGTGATCCTTGAGGTCCAGTAGGTCCAGTAGGTCCAGTTACACCAGTAACACCTGTATCACCCTGTGGACCTTGCGATCCCTGAGCACCAGTATCTCCAGTTGCGCCTGTTGGGCCCTGTGGGCCTTGTGGCCCTGGTCCGGTATCGCCCTGTGCTCCCTGCGGGCCAGTTGGGCCGGTTGGCCCGTCGCTACCCTGGTTACCTTGGGCACCTTGAGCGCCCTGTGTTCCTGTAGGGCCTGTGGGGCCTGTAGGACCTGTGCCATCATCTCCGGTTGGTCCCTGAGCACCCGTATCCCCCTGAACCCCAACATCGCCCGTGGACCCGGTAGGTCCGGTATCACCCTGCCCTGGAAGTATGCCGTTGATCGTTAGATTGCTTGTATCATTAGTGATGTCGCTAGCAACATTGTCATATAAGATGCCCATTGATCCCCGCTTATGTTAAACCTATTATCATGCGTACAATACAGCGGCTACTTGCATACGGCATGTCCACCTAATTGTGTACACAGTACTAGTTGTCCTTACCCTAACAGTTAAGCCATCTGTTGCGCCGCTCCAAACATTCAGTTCTACTTCATAATCTGTACTGCCCTCAAATAACGTCGTGATAGATTGTGCCAATAGTGATGTCGTCCCGCCATCGTTAACTACGACACCCTCGATGTTATAGCCAAAAGCATAACTACTGCTACTTGGACTCTGTCTCGAACCTACGATCTGGCAAAATACATTCCATGTACTATCCTCTGGAATAACTGGCAAGTCACTACTACCGTCTGTGTAAAGGTCATACCACGTATTAGCAACATGTGTAATTTGTCGTCGCATTACCCAAACATGAGTCTGGGCATCTCCACGAGTGGCAAACTGCCCACTGGCATGGCATAGCGTTCCATACCCTGGCGAAGCTGCTTCTTGACCAAAAGCCAGAGCGTAGTCATGTTCTACTCGGCAGTCGTCGCCGCATGGGATGGTTGCATAATCTGCCGCAATATAATTGTCCAAACCACCACCAATAACCGAATACTGAGAAGCACTTGTAATTTCGTTGTTAGAACCGCCACCAATGGCATTCCAAGGCCCAGCAATCGTGTTGTCCCGGCCACCACCTATAAAGCCACAACCACTTGCGTCGGCAGAAAGGGTATTGGTATCACCACCTACAATAACCCCATAAGGTTGGTCTACTGTGTTGTCGAAACCTCCACCAATAACTTGATAATCATAAGTATCAGAAATTAAATTACTGCTACCGCCCCCAATAAACGACCAGTCAGCCGCCGTTAGTATTTGATTGGCAAAACCACCAGCAACAGCACTGTAAGTAGATTCAACTTTGTTGTTGTGTCCACCAAAAACAGATGAAAAATTACCAGATGCAACTCGATCAGCAGCCGTCCGACTGGTTTGAAGATCAACGGTGTTTTCGCCACGAGCATTCCCCGCCGTGGGTCCTTCTAAAGCCGGTTGAATGTCGTAAGTATGATCTACGCCCTGTAAGAGTCCACCGCCTACTCCAGTTGGTCCGGTCGCTCCCGTATCCCCCGTGGGCCCTGTAGCTCCCTGTGCCCCAGTAGTACCTTGAGGTCCAGTAGCTCCAGTTGGTCCATCATCACCAACAGGTCCAACGTCACCCTGGTTACCTTGACTTCCTTGAGCCCCTGTTGGACCCGTTGGACCAGTTACGCCCTGTGGTCCAACATCGCCAGTATCACCCTGTACACCTTGTGGACCCGTTGGCCCAGTTGGCCCGGTTGCGCCTTGAACTCCAGCATTACCTTGAACGCCTTGAGCGCCAGTTGCACCCGTAGGTCCGGTCGCTCCTTGAGCACCGACATCTCCAGTATCACCTTGAGCACCTTGAGCGCCAGTTGCACCCGTAGGTCCGGTCGCTCCTTGAGCCCCAACGTCGCCCGTATCACCTTGGGCACCTTGCGATCCAGTTGCACCAGTAGCTCCGGTTGCCCCTTGGGGACCAACATCACCTTGGTTTCCTTGAGCCCCTGTTGGACCGGTGTCACCCTGTGGACCGGTATCACCCGTCGCTCCTGTTGGACCTGGACCTACATCTCCTGTTGGGCCCGTTGGACCGGATGGTCCAGTATTGCCGTCGTCACCCTGTGTACCTTGCGTACCCTGAACACCCTGTGCGCCTTGCGGACCTGTAGGGCCCGTTGGACCTGTACCGTCATAGCCGGTTGGCCCCTGTGAACCAGTAACGCCCTGAGCACCTGTTGCCCCTTGTGCCCCTGTTGGTCCGGTCGCCGCCGCACCTGGAAGAATGCCGTTGATTGTCAGATCACTAGTATCATTAGTGATGTCGTCTATGACATTGTCGTAGATGATGCCCATGTGTCCCCACTATGATTGATTAGATGTCACCGATTCGATTCAATTTCGTTGCTGCATTCGGTTCAATCTATTTATCCGTTCAATCTGGTAATTTTGGACATCGGATAAGCTTCATTGCTTGCGGCGTAATGTTGTAAAGTATTTAGCCATTCACTTCGGTTAATTCAATGCGGGCAACCCACCAGATTGTTTTACTGTTCTCGCCCGTAACCTCTATCTTCAAAGATTCGTTTGTATCATCTGCGCTAACCTCGGCGTCCCATCCGGAATCGTTTGCAATGATATTTTTCTGTCTTGTACCTATCAGCGCAGTTGTTGATCCATTGCGGTCTATCGCTCCGGTAAACTCCCACGCAGCCCCTTCGTTGTTAGCGTCTTGTCTTCGGGCAATGATATAGACTTTGAATAGCCAAGCATCTTGATCAACTAGAGTAAGCCTAGCTGATGAACCATCGAGGAACATTTCAGCCGGGGTATTATTGATCGTTTCAATTCTTGCCAACAGTTGTGATTTCTGCGCATCGCCAGCCGAAGAAAAGAAACCCGATGCGTGTGACGATTGGCCATAGTGATCGGCGACCGCACCATAGCCGCCTAAGACCGATGAGTAATCACCGGAGGCCGTGTTATCACGGCCTCCGGTGATTACGCTGTTCTCTCCAGAAGCGACCATTGTAGAAGAGGTTCGCTCGGTCTGTAGATCAACTGAGTTTTCTCCACGAGTACCACCCGCCGTTGCACCGTCATTCAGTGGTTGTAGGTCATATGTTTGGTCTACACCTTGAAGAACGCCGCCAGCCGTTCCGGTGGCTCCCTGCGGACCAGTTGGACCTGTAGCTCCCGTAGCTCCCTGCGGGCCAGTTGGACCTGTAGCTCCCGTAGCGCCCTGCGGGCCAGTTGGTCCCGTATCGCCCGTCGCACCTGTAGCTCCCTGCGGGCCAGTTGGACCCGTATCGCCGGTAGCTCCTTGTGAGCCGGTTGGTCCCGTATCACCCGTTGCACCCGTAGCCCCCGTAGCGCCCTGCGGGCCGGTTGGGCCCGTATCGCCGGTAGCTCCTTGTGAGCCGGTTGGTCCCGTATCGCCCGTCGCACCTGTAGCTCCCTGCGGGCCAGTTGGACCCGTATCGCCGGTAGCTCCTTGTGAGCCGGTTGGCCCCGTATCGCCCGTCGCACCTGTAGCTCCCTGCGGGCCAGTTGGACCCGTATCACCGGTAGCTCCTTGTGAGCCGGTTGGCCCCGTATCGCCCGTCGCCCCCGTAGCGCCCTGCGGGCCGGTTGGGCCCGTATCGCCAGTGGCTCCGGTCGGTCCCTGAGGGCCGCCACTAGAACCAGTAGGCCCAGTCGGGCCGGTGTCACCTGTTGGCCCAGGACCAACAGCTTCGACCACTCTGAAGTTCATGTTACGGATGGTAACACTGACAGTATTGCTTGATGTGCATCGAGCCCTTACATCCAGCACTTCACTGGCCGTGAGAGATAGGATACCACATGCGCCAACGTTATTCACATTCCCAGCGTAGGTATCAAAGTTTGCGTTCCCCGTATGAAGGTCACTCTGAATAACCCCATCAACAAAAACAGCAAATTCGTAGTCTTCACTAGCAGTCCCATTGTACGAAAGCTCGAAGTCGACGGCATACACACCGGTTCTTGATACGGTGATCGTATGGTTGGTTGTGTTGATTGTTGTCTCGTTAGAATCACCAGCGGTGTCTAGCGCATCAACCACCTCCCAAATGTTTTGTGTATCAAGAGTTTGGCCACTCGTGTTACCTTGTGTGTAAATCTCACCATAAGCCGCCGAGGTCGCCGTTGCGCCCGGACCTTGTGGGCCTGTAGGCCCCGAAGGTCCCGAAGGTCCACTCGGTCCTGTAGGTCCTGTAACACCAGTAGCACCACCAGCAAACGCCACCCACTGTGCGGCCCCTGGTGTTGAATCCGTACATAGCCATAGTTCACCCGAAGAGTTGTTGTGCCAGATAGAAAAGTCAAAGAACTCGACACCTATACCCGCCGTGTCGTCACTATCATTATCAGGACCGGGATCGGAAGTGGTCTGATAACTGGGTCCTCTACGATCCGCAAGTTCGATAAAGTTGTTCGTAATATCAAGACCAGCCTCTTCGGTTGGAGTGTCTACGCTGATCTTCAGCCCTTTATAATCAATCGAATCGGACATGCGGGAATCCCTCTCGGTTGTCGCTATAAGCTATATATGCGCCCGTTCCCACTTACACCAGAAGTGGCCAGATTCCGGCACACATAGTTGAGGTTGCAAGCGTTCTATCACATCTTCCTGCGTTTCAAACACTTGAAGGTGTGCAACGTATGGCATGTTGATCGGAACGGAGCCGATCATTACGCCACCCGCCGATAACTTAGATAGGGCAAGCCCAACCAGTTTTGATGGTTCTTCTAGGTGCTCTAAGACCTCAAAGCAAGCGATGGTATCGAATAAAGTCTCAGAATGGCTCATATAGGCCCACACGTCCTCACACACGAGCGCAACGTCCGGATAGGTAGTTTGAGCCATCTTGATCCTACCCTCGCTGTAATCGACGCCTGTGTACGTTACACGGTATTTTCTCAAATCCCCATACAAGCGAGCGTCCCCACAACCAAGGTCTAAGACTGAGCCCCCAGGTAGGATGCGGGTGCCCAACTTCTCCAAGATTTCTTCAAGTTTGATGTCGTCTAATGACGATGCATACGATAGGTGGCTATCGTAATGGCCAAGTAGATTTTTCTCTTTCTCATACATGTGCTAATAGAGCTATGACACGAAAATACCTCAACGACCGTTGGTGTGTTAGATGCAACCGTTTGGGTCCGACTCCTTACTTGAAAACACACTGGAAGAAGTTAGTCCCCGAAGACAAGGACAGTTGCATCGTTGATATCGGATGTGGAAACGGCAGAAATGCCACGTTCCTAAAAGGGCAGGGTTACAAGAACGTGAAAGCTTTCGATATGGCCAACGACTACGGGGTGAAATTGGTCCTCGGAGCAGAACCATTTCCGATTCCAGACAAGTCTGCTGATGTAATACTAGCGAACTACGTCTTCATGTTCCTCGACAAGAAGGAGAGATCACAGGCAATCAGGGAGATCAAGAGAGTTGCCAAGCCGGGTTGCACGATCATGGTCGAACTCTACCCAGCCAAAGACAGTCACGCAAAGAGCGAAGCGGCTACCGCCAAGTTGCAAAAGCAGCTTCTGAAGGCACTAGGGTGGGATGCGTTGCGCTTCAGCAAAAACCGCTTCATCGCTAAGCACAGTTGTGGTGACTGAAGTGACATCGCCGACTGTGCAGATAAGCAGCCAAGCCACAAGGCAGATGCTTTTTCAGCGGTTCAGGCTCGACCTCTGGTTTCGGCTGGCGAGCCCGATAGTCCTTGAAAAGTCGTTGCACGAGAGCGGGATTGTTCACCGCAAATGCGATTTGCATGATCTGGCGTTTTGAAAGCATGCGGTATGTATCCCGCATGCCTATGGATTCTTCGGCGCAAAGCCTGAACCAGAGGGTGAAGCTGGTGGCACGCCATGGCAGGTACAACCTTGCAATGCGGTGACTTGCAATGCGGTGATGAGTGCGGCGTTCCTACCATCACGACAATCCTCGCATTCGTCGTTGCCGCAGTTGCAACCTTCGTATTTCTTCTTCTGCCACATCTTGTAACCCTGTTCGGTAAGCTGCCTGCCATGGACGTAATACAAGTCTTTCTGGCTCTTGTCGAGATGGACAACTGCTGGGCCGTCCTCCCGGTGAAATACCCCGTATAGGAACCACGCCTCGTAAGCTTTCGTGATAACGGCGGGCCCCTTTTCATTATGTCGCTTCCCCTCAAACCAGAACTCCTGGTCGCCATTCTTCTTCAAGATTGCGGGCCCATCTGCCCGGTGTATCTGCCCACGCATACACCATCGTAGATAATCCCCGCCTCTTCTGGAAGGCTTATCACCATCACGGTGTTCCTGCCCGTTAACACACCAAACTTGCACACCGTCGTACCGTATGATAGCCGGGCCATCAAGCCTATGCAGTCTGCCATGTTGATAGTACCGCTTGGCCGGGAGCATGTAAGAAAACCTTTTACGGTCTCGATCTTCCCAAATAGCGAGGTATCGTGGCCTCCCGTTAGTAAAGGCCCTGATGGCTTCGTAGCCCTTGATATCAAGGGCGGGTCCACCGTCTCGGTGTAAGCGACCATCAATATACCACCCTTCGCTACCCTCCTCCCAAATAAGCGCAGGCCCGTCTGTTCGATGCAGCCAACCTTCGGCGTTCCAGTGGGAGGTTCTATGCGGCCTGCCATGGTAGAAATAGCGGACGACCCAACCGTCCCCATTACGCTGCTGAGTGTAAGTGAAACCTTCCCCACATTTCACTTCGGGCGGCTTCCGATGGCAGGACTGGCGGGCGTTGTAATCTTTCATCATCCGGGCCGTGAGAGCCGGATTCTTAAGCGACATTCCAATCTGCATGATCTGAGCTTTGGTGGGCATGATAGGACTCCTGGGGTTCGGAACCCATTTTATCATAAAATATCCCAGGTCAAAAGTTCACTTCAAAAGGACTCCGCTTCGTTGTCACTAGGATATCCAAACCCATCATCAAAGGGGGTGGAAGTTCATCCCAAGAGAACCAGTCCCAGCACTCGCACTTCTTGGGCTCTTTCACCTCTGCCTCACCGGAAATCCAGTCCGATACCATGAACAAGACAACATAATGCTTCTCTTCATCGTAGAAACGTGTATTTACCGCCGTCCAGAATTTAGGACTGGTGACAGTCATCTCTTTGCCAGCTTCTTCGTACATCTCACGTAGAGCACATATTTCCCAAGTCTCCCACTTCTCAAGATGACCGCCTGGAAAAGCCCACGTACCGGGCGAATGATTACCTTTTCGTTTATGAAGCAATACTTTGCCATTTCGTCTAATACAGAGCGCCACACCAACCTGCGGATAATCGAACCTAGACATAACTCACCTCAAATTAGACCTTCAATAAGTAGTTTGATACACTCCCTCCAACCTTGAGGGACAATGTAAATTGCATTCCACTCAACGGACTGTTGATAAACTCGCCAGCGATCTTGTAAGACGCCTAAGAAACAACCCGTCACATCATCTTCAATGTAACCCCCTTCATCACGAATGAAAATATCAGTCTTGTCAAGCAAGACAAACATCTCCTCAGAAATGATAAGGTAGCAACCTCCCTCAAAGCCCCGCCATTGTAAATCATGAGACATATCCGTTATCGCCCTGTGTAGCGACAGAATGTTGTCAGTGACATCCTCAGTCTCAGACCAATGAAAACCCGCAACCATGAGAGGTTCTAACAACTCACAATCTAAGGGTTGGTAGCAAGGGTCAAAGTCGTACTCAACTGTCACCCGCACCCGCTTTGGCGGCGAATCGAGCCATCTGAGCACAAGCTCACCCTTAAGAGTGTCGCATCGACACTTCTCACAAACGAAATATTCATGGGGTTCATGACCTCCCGAACCCTGAAGATAGAATTTCCCCCAACGGTCGACATCGAAGTAGGCGATCTCTTCGTCATCAACCGAGACCTCTCCCCAGAAAGTTACTGGATCAACCATTGGATGATCCAGCAAGATCGTGGACTCTGTGGACGCTCGCTTGGCGGCGACCCTTTTTGTTTCCTTGACTAGCATCGTTAGCGAATGAAGTTACAGACCGTTAACTTTGCGCACTGACCCTTGTCAGGCCCGGTGCAATAATATCCAGATTCGCCGAACAGGGTGACCCTTGGTGAATGCTGTATTCGTCGTCCAATGGGAATTGTTGGTTTTTCATTCTATCTCCTTTGCTCTTGTATAAGAGTTAGATCGACAGAAAGAGCCACAAACTTGAGATGAATCGACTAGATTAAGATAACTCTTAACTAGGAGGTTCAATGGACCATATCGACAACACCTACCTCGAAGGCATTATCAGCCGATTCGACAAAACCAATGATGAAGAAGACGGACAAAAAGTAGCCGCTTGCTTCCAAACCATCGCAGAGAAGATAGTTCAAGTTGCGGCATTCCCGCCTGTCACTCTAGGCGCAAAAGATGATAAGGAGGTTGCGAAATGGCTTGTCTTGATCTCCTTTCACCGACTTCACCACTACAACTCAGAAAAGGGGAAGGCGTTCAACTACTTCGCTACGGTGATGCTGAACTATCTCCGCAAAGAGCACCAACGGTGGCAGAAGCGCACAAAGCTAGAGCAGATGTACGGTCGATATGTTGATGGTAATACGATGGAAGAGTGACTACTCGTCCTCGTTGTCTAGCAGCCACATGTGATAGACTTTATCGACATGTTCGCTAAGATATTTATCAATAGCACCAGCGTTAAAACGCTTGATTTTCTCTAGTAGATGCTCAATCTCTGCCTTGGTGTAAGTCTTTTCTGACTCGCCCCAAATCATATCCCAAAATCCCATGGTACCTCCTTGTAAGTATTTAGGGGATGTCGTGGAAATACTCTGGGTAGTTGTCCTTGTTGTTCATGAACGGAAGATGTGCGACCTGATAAGGGTTGCGGCACTTCTTCTTGTATTCCTCTGCTTCTGCTTGATCGAGGAAGTCTCTGGTGAAAACGTAAGGTCCAATTTGGCGTCCGAAGATATCTTCGTAGATTACCCATGCTTTAGTTGGTGAAGTCATGCTTTCCTCTCTTTCTTTGCCTAATAGAGGGTCATTCTTGGTTTTTCAGTTGCTCTTTGAGATCGGCGATGAGTTGATCCTTTTCCTTTTCCCTGATCTCCTTATCGATCACGAACTTGTTTACGACGCACCCCTTTCGCCAGTATTGTTCCGAAAGCCTACCAGCGGAGATAATTGCTGGGCCATCGAGCCGATGTAACTCACCCTTCACAAACCACGATTCTGCTCCGTGAGGATCAGTGATGGCTGGTGCGCCTTCACGGTGAAGCTTACCATCCTTATACCAATGCTTCTCGCCGTCCTCGTAGATGATAGCTGGTTCATCGCCATCACGATGTATCACGCCGTGTCTAAACCAAGTTTCGGTTCCATCGATAAGAAACCTTGCCGGGCCATCCTCTCGGTGAGGCTTACCATCTTTATCACGGTATTCGAGTCCAATTACGCCATCTACATGACAGAACACAGCACCGGGCGGACGGTCTTCAGATGCGATGAGAAGAGAGCGAAGGTCTTCATCAATATGGGTAGCGGCAAGCAGCCTTTTGGTCAGTCGAAATGTTTTCTTCCCGGCCATTAACGTGTTCTCTTTGAGAGCCGGAAGTATGTACGTTGGGATGTAGTTATTTCACTTTTTTGATTGGTACTTTTCATTAGCTTCTTTACGGCGACATTTTTTGCATCTGGACGCCAAACCATCTGCCCTCGACTTATCTTTACCAAATTGGTCGAACTCCAAGATTTGGTTACATCTGGCACACATTTTCTTACCGTCTTTGGCATGCGGGTTGCCTTTGTTTGGACTTGGATTCTTACCGGCGATATGCCCTCCCTCTCGACCGCATATGTAACGACCATTTCGGGTAACATTCTTTTCGTAGGTTTTGCGTAATGGTGTGTGTGTAGTGCCACAGTACTCACAGACTACCTCTACCTTATCGACAGCAATACGATTTTGATAGTGGCGTTTGGCACGCTTCCTGTTGTTTTCTTTTTGTTTTTCGAGCCATTGTACATCACCATTTGTTTCTGCGATGTACTTTTTAGCCCATTGGATGATCTCTTTCTCACCAGCCAAGGACGAATCTCGTTCAGTCCAAACCTTGAAGTTGAAACCATTTTCTTTTGAGTAGTGCTTTGTCTCGGTGATCTGCTTGGTCACTTCCGGTTCCCGCAAACGTTTCATAGGCTTCACTTCGATAATTTCAACAGACCCATCTTGGTAAGTAGCTTGAATATCAGGATTCCGCCATTTTCCATCTCGATCTTTGAAAGTACCAGCCCTACAGAATGACTTCGCCGTCCGTTCCAACAAGTATAAGCAGCGCAATTCGTAGGAAGAACCGTAATAGACTTCTGATTGGTTTATGTCAGACCAGAAATATCCACGAATATGTGAGTGTTTGAAGGTGCCAGTTGCATGTTGCTTAGCGCACCTGTAGGATAATGCTTCCCGCCACGACATCTCCTGGTGTAAACAATAGACCCACCTCTTTTTACCACGATCCCACACCCTTTCCAGACCTCTCACTTTCGCCCAGTCATATTCTGTCATCCCTTTAGGACATTTGGCCGAGGACTTCTTCTGACTTTGCTTGCTCAGTCTAACCAGCGGATCATTCGTATCCACGTAAGAATAATCTGGTTTGTACTCCTTCTCCAAAGTAAAGCCCAACACCGAATAGACACCACCTTGGGTCCAACGATTATCACTGAAACTGATAATTTCATCATAGTGATGGGTTTTTGCCCACTCAACGCATGCCTTAAATAGCTTGCTAGCGCCACCCCGCACGCAGATATCAGTGCCGAAGCATAGGCGATCTAACACAATTCGATTCTTTGAAATTTGCCTACTATGGCGACCTAACGAAACAACACCTACTAACTCGTCGTCATGGAGCAACCCAAAGTAAACAACAGCAAGACGGTTCGGACCTTGAATGTGGTTTATATCGATAAACTCTCTGGCACTAGACTGATCCAGTACTCTGACGAGGCACTTTCGGGCATGGAGCTTTCTTCGAGATTCCCCCCTGGCGGCAATGATGAGGTTATTACATTGCATACGACGAGCGTGCCACTCATCCGAGAAGAATAAAATGCCATTATCTGGCCAATCTCGACGATTGTAATTGGCGGGATCAAACAAATCGACAATGTGAACTGTAATGGCCAACTGAATATTTGTACCCTATCATTGACACCCCATCGGGGGGAAAGTAAGTTTATGCCCTCTTTATGTGTTATCGGCACCCTTCACATTGAATCTTGATGTTAACCTGGGTAACTGAGGCATTATGCCAAAGAAAAACGCCCGGCATAAACCGGGCGTTTTTTTGTCTAACCCTACTAGGGGGTAACGTTAGATTACAAAGTTGGCAATCGTCATACGTGCGTAGAACTTAGCCCCCTCACGGAGGAGTTTCTTGCCGTACCTAGTGAGTATACCCTTCCGGGGGCAGAAGCTCTCCGGATCGAGTACCACTGGGGTCTGGGTCAAGGGCACGTATGGGCAGTAGAAGTAGCCGCTATCCATGTAAGAATCACCCTTGTACCCGAGCAAAATCTGGTTGGTCGGGAAGAGGGGGTCCTTGTATAGACGCCAACGAGCAGCGACGGTGCCTACGTATTGGATACCAATACTGGAGGTGAACGTCTCACTCGGTTGGGGGGCAAAACCTGCGGTGGCGGTCTCGAAGATCGAGGCAACTTCCGGAGAAGTTACAATCCAGTTAGCCCCACCACGGAGGGTCTTCCTATGCACCACATTGGAGACCTCTACGATCTTGACGTAGAGACTCTCATACTTCTCCTTGATTGTGTCGCCCAACGCCGTGTTGAAGTCCCAGGCGGCTACTGTACCGGCGTTCAGTCGCAGGTCAGTAAGAACCTCTCGGTCGATCTCCAAATTGACCTCTTGGGCCAATACAGCGGTCAGTTCGGCTTCAGCATCAAGGTTGTGCTGCGAGCGGAGGTCCTGCTGGGCCTCATAGCTCCAAGCTGCCTTCAACTTACGAGTCTTCGCAACGATCTCTTCGTTCTCGACTACGAGGTTCACCTCTGGGAGGTCCTGTTGGCACTCAAGGTTGTATTCGTAGTTAACGGTGATCGAGTTGCTACCTGGGTCAGCGTTCCAGGTAAGGGTCATCACACCCGTTACCAGATCAATAGCACCGGCAGTTACGAGAGTAGCTGGGGCACCAATGCTGGTGAATGTGAAAGCTCCGTTTTCGTCAACGACAAACGTCTGGATGTCCGTTGCCCCGTCAGTGATCGTACCAGTGATGGTACCAGCCAGAACAGGAGTCTTCTCCAACGTGTAAGTGAGGCTCGTGCCACCACCAGCGTTAGATTGGGTCTCGTTCTGAACAAACTGATGAGTGAACCAGATGTCCAGGTTTGCGTCACCGGAAGCAAGCTGTTGCAAGCTAAGTGCGTCGTCGCCGGGGAATCCAGGCTGAGTTGCACCACGAGTTGCACCCTTGTTACTTGCATAACGGAATCGCAGGTAGTACACCAAACCTGCGGGACCGAGTAGCGGTTGTACGCTAACGATCTTATTTGCGATAAGCTGAGGATAAATCCTTCTTACCAACGGAATCGAAATTCGCTTGAATTGTGCAATGTCGCTTGTGTCAGTGGCAACCTCGTTCATTAGACGCTGGTTTTCCAGCAGAACGGCGGTTGTAGCACGGGTAAAACGATCTTTGATACCATCAAGCAACTTTGTCTCAGCCCAGAGTGATTCAAGCTCTTTGGCTTCATTGAGCAATCTTGCATTAAAGTTCATGTTACTCCTTAGTCATTTTCCTTAAGACCGGCCAATACCTGCCATTGCTCGGTAATGGTCTTCTCTTCATCATTGACGGGCTCTTGACCGTCAGTTGCGGTGCTACCAACAGTTTCACCAAGCAGTACTTCACGTTCCGGCTCGGATACCGTTTGTCCACGACCCTCTACATTGCTTGCTCTTTCAAGTCTTTCGTTCTGTTCGTTAAGAACATTCTTCTCAATCAATTCTTTAGTCTCTTTCAGATAATCGTGCATCTTGTTATTCTCAGTCATAAGACGCATATTCTTGCTTTCAAGCTGACGCTTCGTCACTTGAACACTTTCGAGTTGACGCTCTAAGTCCTCAACACGAGTGTTAGTGTTCAGCATGATGTCCTCGTCAGACAGGTAATCCTTGGCCACATCGAGCACTCGCTCGAATGCTAGGCGATGATCAAGCAGACATGGGTCGTTAAGAACCTCACGTCGTGCCATCTCGTAGTACTCGTCTCCCTGCTGTGCCAGGAACTGGTCAAGCTGCTCGACCATGTATTCTTTCATAGTCTTAAGCTTCTTGTCGAACTCCTCATACAGCATGTCATGCAGACTCTCATTCTTCTGCCGTTCAGCTAGAATCATTTGATAAGCACTTTCGTACTCCTCTTCGAGTGTCTGCTGGAACTCCTCGTCCTGGCGTGCAAGGCGGGCCCTAAGATCAGCGATTACGTCATACGCTTGGCGGTAGCCTTCTTCAGCCGTCTGCCAATCTTTCTCTCGCTCGGCGGTGATGGTCTTATAGCCTTCTTCCAACTTTTCGTTGTACTCGGCTTCCATCTCTGACCTTAGATCGGTGACCGCTTCGTCCAGAAGAGAAGTTACAACGGCTGCTACTTTGTCCCTCGCCTCTTCGGGTATTAGACCCGCTAGGGCTTCTAGGATTGTGTTCTGTTTAGTATTTGCCATCAGTATCCTCTCTCGCTTTAGAATCTCTTATGGTTTTTGATCTCTTCGGCGTGTTGCCGAATAATGTGTCCCAAATAAGCTACGTAGGCATCGGGATTGTTAACCTTATTTATCCTTGTAGCTTCATTTTTGTCCGTCGAAGTACACCCTTCGGCGGAAGCGCCCGTCAAAATAGGCTCCCCGGCGATGTTCTCATGTCGAGAATCACCGGTTACCACCTTCTGATAGGCAGCGAAGGTGGATGGGTCGGCAACGGCGTCAAACGTGATGAGTTTGTAGCTCTCGCCAATAACTAACACGCCTTCGCTGTTAACCTGTCCGTTTCCAACACCCCTGCTACTAATACCCACTCGGACGCCTGCTTTGATAAGCGCATCGAGAATCATGCCGTGAGGCGTGGGAAGAATCTCGCCTTCGCCCATCAGAACGTCGCCATCCCACCAAAGGTCGGTGATAACATGGCTACATTTGTCGAAGTGGATAATAGAGTCGGTAGGGTGATCCAACTCTCCTACAAGACCCCTGGACTGGATCGTCTCCATGAGACGAACTTTATTTTGCTCAAGGATGTCGTAACTGTAGAGTCGTTTGTTCTTATTCTGCTTGTTGGCCTCTTGGAACTTGCCTCGAAACTTAGTTGGGCCTGACGTGGCTTCCTCTGCGAGGAACAGTTCCGCACTACCGACCGAATCAAGGAAGAGCATCTCTCTTCCCTGATTCGGTACAATGAGTTGTGAGACCGCTTCGTGAAAATCACGCTGGTCCATCAAACCTCCTATCGGGTGCTAATTCTCTGATCCAGGTCTGAGGTTTGGCTCAGCCCAACTCTGCTTTCTACATCGTCGACCCTATTAGGATCGCTGACGTATTTCTTCACGGATTGCGGCACGTATGGGTTGCTCAAATTTGGCCAAGTGTCGCCACTTCCCCACTGACCGGTTGAATCACCAGTCGTCTTGTCAATTCCCTTTTCGCCCTTCATAGTCCAATCACCGGACTTCAGAACGTAAGGATTGCCAAGAGTTGGGTAAGTTTCCTTGCCACCTTCGTTACCCCAAGATCGGTTCCTCATTTCGTCTTCGCCGCCACCGAGGTAGTTCTTACCATCGCTTACGGGCAGCTTACCCCAAGCATCTACAGCTAAGTCACGAGACGGAGCGTACTGATGCGCAGCCTTTTTGGCCATATCAGGATGTTCTCCAACGGTTGTACGATAAGGTTTCTTGGCAACCTGCCATGGGCGGGTCTCAAGATTCGTTTCAACCAAATCGGCCAAGTATAGGCCAGCTTCCTCAGCAAGACTGAGATTCGGGCGAACAGAACCGTTCAGAACCTCTTCGATCTGTGCCAAGTAGTTTGATGCCTGCTTACGGACGAGGTCATCATTGATCTCAAGGGCTTCAGCACGGACATCTGCAAACGTGTCGTAGAGGTCCTCAAACACCCTCATTTCAATAGCGATTTGCTCGTCAACATGCGGGAAGAAATAAGCCATAGTGTCTTGGAAGACGATGTACGGGTCTTCTCCCTCATGAATTGGCGGGGCACCTGCTAGCGAAGCCAAACGGCTTACTCGCTCGGGATATGAATCAAATGCTACTCGCAGAATACCTTCGGCGATAAAGGTGCAAACCTCATCGTCGTAGTTAGTAGCACCGTTGTTAGCGAGGGATTCAGCAACTACCTTCGCCAACTCACCCTGTGTTAAGTACAGAACACTGGGGAACGCACTCACAAGGCTGTTTAGTGTTTCTTCAAGCTGATCGTTGTCAGCAAGGTTGTTCAATCTCTTGATGCTCGATACGAGCCTCTGGAAGGATTCGTCAACGGAAAGTCGCATAGCCTGCTCTCGCAGAACCTTAACGTCCGTCTTCAGAGTGTCCCACTTGAGGGCAAGCAACTTACCTTCGTTGCGGACTCTTGTTGTCGGAACACGGGCACCGATGACGTTATCCAAGTCATCTCGCTCAATGGCTACTTCAGCCAAAGATGGACCTGACATAACGTGGTCGATGTACTCAAGAACGTTAGCGCCAACGACGGCCCAGTCCTCGATTCGTTCCGGCTTCAGTCGCTCGCCCGGCTTTGCAATCCCAGCCTTCTTACGTCGCTTGATCTCCTCAGCGGCTCTTCGGCGAAGGGGGTCTTTCTTAGCCAATTCCTCTTGTGGCTTGTGCCTTCTACGAGTCTCAACGGCCTTTTTGCGGCTGAATGGTGCGGCCCGCTTTGCCGCCAAGGATCGTCTGAGATTCTTTCCCTTTGGCTTCTCGATTAGACTCTCGAATGCCTCTTTCACCAAGTTGGTCTTATCGTTTGACTTTCGTTTGCCGATAACACTTTTTTCGTTGCACTCACTCTTAGAGTACTTCATTTTGGGAGTAGTCATCTCCAAGTACTGCTTGTAGAGTTCGCCTGCTTTTTCCTCATTCTTGTCAACTACCGCTTCCAGCATATCCGCAATAATGGCACGACGTGCCTTATTGTGGGTCCTTTCGTCAATAACGATCTCTTCGATGTTATCAAAGCGGATGTCCCTCTCATTCAACACGTAGTTTGCACGGACGAAGTTGCCATCTCCCTTCTGGTAGTAGACGTTGCCCTCGTCGAAACAAAACATTTCGACGGCTTCGGTCTCCAGAACATCACGGAGAATGGGTTCGGCTTCGATTAGCTCATGTGCGGCGTTGGACAAAGACCCCTTCTTGATCTCAGCAAAGTGATCATAGCTAATAAGCTGTCTTTTCATTTGTCACTCCAATTATGTGATTGTTTTGATTTGTTGTGTGCCCATTTACAAGAGCGGCTCACCTCATTTTCTCAAACGGTGAGGGTATATACCTTAGCCAGTAGTTGGCGTTACGCTGAGTGTATGAGGCTAACAACTGTTCTATTTATGCACCAAAGGGCTAAAAGGGGAGTGAAATTGAGAAGTTTCAAGCAGTACAGAGAGGACAGGGATGCACAGGATGTCGGCCCAGAACCTATGGGACCCGGTATGGAGCAGAGCGATCCCGATAAACCCGACAAGTCGAATGACCTTATTAGCGCCTTAGAAGATATCGTATCAATCGCTAATAGGGCCTTGAGTTTAAGAAACAAAGGTCTGGGTGATCTCAGCGGTAACGGCAAACCTAACGAAGAAGAGTCAGACGACGCCAGCTTAAACAAGACGATTGCACGTCCGAAGTCAGATAATGCCGAAGGTATGTTTGGTGGTGAATAACACCTTATTACTCGTCGCCCTCTGATTCGCCGACATCAATTTCTTCCTCGTCAACCTCTTGACCAGCATCTTCGATCTCCAGGTCGTACTTCTTGATGTCTTCCTCTTCAGGCTTAGGCAATCTTCCAGCACCCGTCGTTTCTGGACTTGGCGCAGCAGCCGGTCCTCCTGCTGGCGATCCAGGTGTCGCCTCCGGTGCTGGCGAACCTTCGGCTCCTGCTCCTGCGGGCGGTGCGCCCTCGGGACCTCCAAGTGCTCCCTCGGGACCTCCTGGCGCTCCTTCAGGCCCAGGTAATGCCCCAGCAGGCCCACCTTCGGGCGGACCTAACATAGGCGATGGCCCACCAGCACCAGCACCAATTTCCGTTCCTTGCTGTGCCATAGGTGTCAAACCAAGCATTTCGGGATTCTGCCCCATGGCTTGCAATCGCAAGTCGTCCACCTGCTGGGCTTTAACTCTGGCGACCATTTCACGGGCCTCATCTTCTTCATAACCCAAAATCTGGACCAAAGCGTCGTATTTGGACATGAGTTGTGAACCGAGGACGGTCGCAGCACGCCCATAAAGAACTTCGGTTACTTCATTGCGATTGATTTGTCGCCAATCAGAAGGTGGGGTCAATCGAATTTCAAGATCATCATACGTATCAGGCGGAAAGCCTCGAAGCATGAGGTGCCTCTTCGCTATCTCAAGGTAGGCCCTAGCCAATGGCTTTTGAAGCCTTTCTACCAATCGTGCGAAGCGAACATCCTGTTGGGAAAGTGTAAGTCGAGTCGCCTGCGGGTCCTCGTTGGTGAGGTAGTTCTTTGGGAACTGAAGTGCCGTGAAGAGTCGTTGTCTGAAATACAAAGCATCATCGATCTCCCCCAAATTTTCGGCTCCTGGTAGGGTCTCGATTCGAGTTTGACTATTTGGTCGAACTGGAATGAAGTAATCCTCATCCGGGCCCATCGGGTTCCATCGTTCTTCTACGGCTGAAGCGCCTTGGGGACCACCACTTCGCTTACGACTGTAGACCTTCTTCTTCCGGAACTGGTCCTTAACCCTGTCAACAAACGCCTCGGCACGGGGTGGTGCGATTGTTCCGACATCGACGTAGAACACACGTCGTTCTGGGGCTCTAGTCAGTCTGTAAACCAACATTGCGTCCTCCATTAGTCGTAACTGATGGGCTGGACCACGGGCGGCTTCGATTACAGAGATGCCGTATGGGTAGAATGTTTTACGATCATCGCCGATCCTTGCATGTACGATTTGTTCTGGATGGAATCTCAAAGCTGTCGCCTGCATCAACTCGGCTTGCGATGCTCTAGTGATCTCCGTTCTTGCTAATGCATTGTAGTCGGGACCTTCTTGGGATTGCTGGAACTCATAGAGGCGACCCTTGATCGTTTCAATGCGATACATGCTATCTGCTGGGAGCGACTGAACTTTGATAACGCCACGTTTCGGGTCCTCCGGGTCAATAACAAGCTCGAAGAAGTGATCGCCCAACTTACAGAGGCTTCTTTGGATGCCCCACGATCTATCATCTAGCTCAAGAAGCCTGTGCATCAAGAACTCGATCTCTTCTTTCACGTCGTGATTCTCTGTCCTGACCTTGAAAACTCTACCATCATCATCTGTCTGGCAGTTGTGAACAATCGTTGCGTCAGTAGCAAAGTTAGCATGGTCCTCCACAGATAGGTCGTAGACCTTTCGTCTCCTATTTTTCGAGACACCCACAACAGTACGCTCTTCAGGGTATCGTTTACACAGAGTTTGAATTTCGCCAAAAGTGAACCCGTGCCTCTCCAAATGGGCTATGATCATCTGGCGGTAGTGGCCAATAGCCTTTTCGACCTGCCTTACACCTAAGCCCTTTTGGATGAATCGACCGATCTTGTTTAATCGCTTGTATTCGTCAATATCCTTGTCTAGCTTCCACTCGTCGATGAACTGCCGCTCGTGAACCCAACCCTTGTTGTAGGTGAAAATCCTTGGGAACTGAAGTGTCTTCAACTTCTTCTGATTCTCATCAGCCTGAATACGGTAAAATGGTTTGAGTTTATCACCATGTTTCAGGTCACCCGCTTCTCGCCATGTCCCATCCATCATTAGGAATCGGTGGTCGGGAGTAACCAGATGTCGCATCCCGTTGTCGAATTTAACTTCTACAGTCTTCGCTTCCCTCACGAAACGAGGGTTGTAAGCCCAACCCAAAGTGAAGTCGTTCTTCTCGAAATCCCAACAATACACCAGGAAACGTTCTTCGGGGTCCTTCTCTTCAGCCAACTCTTGAATTGTGAAGAATCCCATGGGTGTAGCAATCTTTGTGCTACCAGATAGACATGCTTCATCAGCAAAGGTATTCAGCGCAGTGTGGATTTCCGGAATGTTCTCCAGACGCTCATACTCCTTGTAGCGACTTTTTCTGTTGGTAACCGTACTGAGGTCAATAAAGTCATTACTATCACTGGTTTGTATCCTCATCGGCGACTGAGCGCCACCCCACATGTTACTTCGGATGTCCCACCGTGCGTCAGGCGACGTAACACCGACACCTTCAATATGCTCATCCTCTTGATTTGCTTCTATCGGGCCCGGTTTCGTGGCGTAATAGAACAACTTGTATATGTCTGAAAAGAACGGTACAGCCATTTTCCACCAAATCCTTTGCCTATAATCTAGTAATATGTATCTATCATTTAATGACCAAAGTCGTACTCTACTATTGTGTCACCTTAGGAGATGAACATGCATCACGATTACGTTTTCCTTATCACCCACCTTGGCGCAGATACCAATCCGCTTGTCGGGTCAATGAATACACATCCTGAAATCTCGGTCACAATGAACCAACTCGTGTATGCCACACCTCCCGACCTGCTTTATCTACGAGCGGCATGCGAACAAGTTAAGCCAGCTAGGATTTACGTTGCAACTATTCTGCAAAATCATACCTTTAGGTGTCCATCGTTGTATTACCAGTGTAAGTTCATCTACTTTCTCGATGAACCAAATAGTACAATATCAGCGATCTTAGAGACGCAGTATAAGCCTGAAACTATCTTGAGCTACTATGCCTTTCGGTTACAACGAATTGCACAAATGGCAAAAGAGACGACGAATGCCATGCTGATAACGTGGAAGGATATCAACCCGGAATGTGGAGAGAAACTGACCGAGTTCTTGCACCTGAAGAAACCACTATCCGTATTCTGCGGTGCCGAAAAGGAAATACCCGAAATGACGACTCTAGGTGAACAATCCCACTCAATCTTTAACAAGTACTTCTCTAAGATTGAGGCGGTTTTTGCTCCCGAACATTCTCCTCAACTTTCCGAAGAGCAGCAGCCTTCTTAGCGTCTTCGGCGATTTGCTTTAGCCACTTCTCGCTCTTCTGTTTGGCTTCTTTTTGGAATCGCTCTACGAACTCGTTACGCTTAGTCCGTTTCTTACCAACGGTCCCAAGCGAGGTGAGTGCCTTGTTCAACAAGGCACTCACCTCGGCCAAGGCATAATCCTGGCCACATATCTTAATAGCTGCTCGAATGAGTGATTCTGCTTTTAGGTGCGTCTTTTTCAAAAGCCAAACTCCTTCAGGAGACTGTCATTGGGCCGGTCGATTGGCAGCACGATACCGGGAAGAACCTCGTCCTGTTCCCATGGCTCCTTCTCTGTTAGTTCTTTTCTGAAGATATCGTCAGGACTACTTTCCTCAATCTCTTTCCTGATTTGTTCGTAGCGGAACGACCCTTGTGCATCCGCTAGATTCGGTGGAACCTCCAAACCCATTGGGACTTCACGCATGTGCTTATCTCGTGCGTACAGAGCGATTGCGAAAGCCATCACGAGATCATCGTGCTCACCCTTTTTCGCCTCGGCCCTTTTCTTTGATCGGTCGAAAATGAATGTTTCGAGTTCACGCACCAATCGGGTACTACAAATTCTCACCACATGGTTTTGCATATAGTCTTGCATCGTCTCTAAGAGAACCGGGCGGGTCGTGCGGTTTGAAACAATCCCAGCCTTCTCCGTCGTTCTCGTTCGCTGATAGTAGAGGTTCTCGTAATATAGACTGTGTTGCAACTTGTCAATAATCGCCAGACCTGGACCTGCATTCTCAACAGCAACCAGGGCGGTGTTGTAATAGAGGCCAATCTGGTTGAGGATCATGGCGAAGACGTTTGGCGGACACGTATTGCTACAGAACTCGGCAACCTGATCCATCGTGGTCATGTCGAAAATTTGAAAGGCGCTATTGTCTCCGTCGTCACCGACACCCTCTGCGGCATCGACACCGACTACGTACTCGTGCCCATCCAACGGCTCCTGCCAAATCCACAGAGCACCCTTTTCCCAGGTGTGGAGGTCCGGATCGTCGCTGGGGTGAAGCTCAAATAGCCGCTGATCGCTGTCCCATTCGGAAAAGAGCCTTTTCAATACTCTCTTGTCCCTCGTTTCTTGATCCGCCCAACTCAGAACGTCGGCCTTTAAGTAACTGTCGCCCGAATCAAGGAAACTGCCTTCAAACTCCTGTGCCCATTTACGAGGACCTAGGTTGGCTTTCATTGAACGCTGCCACTTTTCGTCCCGATAATCAGGGTGTTCCTGATATTGAATGTTGACAACGTTGAAGTCATTTCGTGCCGCTTCGGCATCCCGATACATACGCTCGTACCAGTTACCAACACCATTAACCGTGGAAATTACGATTACGTTTCCACCGGTTGCAACCGTTGGGTACATACCGGCCCACGCATCTTCCATGTTTTGGATGAACGCCGCTTCGTCAATGATAACATAATGAAGAGCCTGACCACGAGCACGGGCTGAACTTCCAAATTCCACCTCACTCTTGGTATCCAGAAACGTTGTAACATGCTTACTCTCTGTACCCATTCTCGGATAAAGGAATGGGTAGTCCTCACGGATAACATCCAAAGCTCGCTTAACGATCTTACCCGCCTTAATCGCTTCCATGTCTGTCTTCGAGATCACTAGAATTTGCTTGTTCGTCCTGAACATACACATCCAGAGACTCCAAAGGGTGGCGAGCGTAGTCAAACCACCTTGTCGAAACTTTCGCAAAATGTTGAATCTATGAGTCTCAAATTCTCGCAACACACGTTGCTGAAACTCATATAGCTTAAACTTAACAGCCCCGTGTTTCAAACTACGAATTTCAATGTAGTTCGCAGCAAAATACTCGAAACTACGAGCACACTTCATCCACTCTTCCTCGTGCCATGGCTCGGTAAAGTTCATTTGTCCTCCTAACTTATGTACAAGCTAAAAGAGTAAAAGCTGCCCTAGATAGCTTAACTGGAGAATGAACATGTTCAAAACATTCAAGGAATACGTGCAATATCGTGAGGCGGTAACGCCTGTTGGGCGAAAAGGGCCACGTATATATAAGGGCGCAGAAATCCTCGGTAAGGGGCCCGAAGCAGAAGCGGCGTATCGCTCAGGCAGAACCGCTCATGAAAGGCAAACAGGTATGCCCGCACCACAAAAGGGAAGAGTCCTTGTCTCTGGTGATCCACAACTTGCGAAGAGGGCTTATGAAATCGGTAGTCCGACACCAGCACCAAAACACCCTACTACAGGTGGCCCACCCATGAAAGCAACTTGGGAGTTTCCGCAACAACAACTCGGCGACCCTCGTTTAGCGAGACCCGGCGAACTACCCAAACCTAGCCCATGGGCCGATAAACCTCACGATCTCGATCCTTTTGGTGATGATGACGATTCTTCTTCTTGGATCGATCTTGGCCCACCACTTAGCGATTTGCCAAAAGAACCAACCGCCGAAAAAGGTGCAGATGCCTGGACCCAAACAGTTAATCAGGTTGGAGATCAACTCCTTCGGCAATATGGATCATCGGCTCTAGCTAGCGTACCTTTAACTACCATAGCAAAACTGCTGCCCAAAGGATGGACACCAGACCAATATGCCGATGCCGCAGATCAAATCGGGAAGTGGGCCCGGCAGCTAAGACAGGCCCAACAAGGAAGCCAACCCGCTTAATCTGAAATTCACTCAAGTTCTCCGTATTAGATGCCGATAACAATGAAAAGCACCTAATACGGAGATTCTCATGTCACCAGATTTTGTTGATAAACTGAATGACATCATTGCGGATTTGTACGGAGGTTGGCATTTCTACACGCATGCAGCCATCGTTGTCGAGGGGCATGAACGACTATCGCTTCAACAAGGTTTCCGGAATTTTGCCGCAGCAAACACCCTGCACATCGCACAACTAGGCGACCTGTTGCTCTTTGTTGGCGGATTCCCCACAACCAAAGTTAATGGATGGCGATCCGACGTTACCGACCTACGACAAATCGTGGAACACGCCTCGACCAAAGAACAGGCTCTTCAGATCAAAATTGGAGAGGTGATAGCAACACCCTACCACATGAGGTTTCACGCCTTATCTGACTGCTTGATCTCTCGAATTGTGCATTTGCACCGGCTGATTGGGAGATCGTGAAAATGCCGATAGAAAATGAGCTAAAGTTTGTGCTCAAAAATGCCGATAGTATTCAATATGAGGCAATGGAAGCTTCATACGAGTGCCTAAAAATCGACCAAGGATATGTCGAGGCGGGGACTGACCTGACCGTCAGGGTTCGCAAGGTACTCAACAGGGAAGGAATTATTCGCCACTTCTTGCAGGTTAAAACGGATAGTAACCGTGGACGAATAGAGGTATCGACTTTGATCTCTGAAAAGGATTTCACTGTTTTTTGGAAAAAGGCTAAAGGAAAGCTCTTCAAAATCCGATACCTGATAAAGAGCAAGACACACGACTATCATGAGGACCATGATGGTCATCTATGGACGGAAATCTGGGAGATGGACTTCTTGAAGACAGGAGATAATGTGACATACTTCTCGGTCTCAGAAGTTGAACTGCCAGAAGGAGTGAAGGAACCACTCTTTGAGGTTCCTGATGTGATCAGGAATAATACCGTGTTTAGAGTCCCACCGGGGGACTCTCGGTTCTCAAACAGTCGCTTGGTAGACGTAGGATACGCTACCGAGTTGTACAAGTCACTGTTCGCCACGTAAGTAGTGAGGTAAGAACATGCAAGTACCAGAAACGGTTTACCCCGTCATTCGCAACAAGCCCGTTGCGAAGTTCCGTTACAAGGGTTCGCACACTAAGCCAGTGCGTCGAACCGTCCTTTTGACGGAAATCAAGCAAGCAACCCTAACGGGTTACGAGCTTCGTGCGGGAAACGACACCCGTGATCCTGAGGATGAAGTTATCCGGTCGTATAGCCGAGACGACATCCTCGATCTGGAACGCTTCTCGTGGGCTGATTGCGACAACGTCTGACGACAGTAAGGAACATTGCCCACCGTCCCGGCTTCGCCGGGACGGTGGGCTGACCTACTGTCCCAAAGCGTTCTGATCTTGATAGGTCAGGACAACGAAACGAAAATGAAACGAAAGCATCTTAATGGAGTTTAACATGAAATGTTGCCATGAACACAATGACCAAAACTGTGACCTCACTGAGCCAGTACAGGGTCTGCGAGTGAAAGAGCGAGTCGTCAAGGATGTACTCGATGACGGCTCCAAGCAGTGTATGCACGAAACCTACGAGGAAGTCGTGCCAATGAGACTCAGCAAACGAGTCATAAGAAAAGTTGCGGATGTGCCCATCGAAGAAAAGGTTGAAGTGTTCGGTGAGGATGGATCAATCGATACAACCGTCAGAACTCTTTCACCTGACCAACTTGATCTCGATCACCAACCTACAACTTTGGAGAGTATCGAGTCCGAACTGCATGCCCTTCGCAACGATATGCAAGGTGCTCGTACCTGCAAATCGAAGCCTGCGAAGAAGCACATGTTCATGAAGAAGGCACAAACTCGTTATGGTGGGGCTCCTGCTGAGCAGGAAATCCAGGTTTCAACTGGCTCAAAGGGCGAGTTGCTGATCACCGCCATTTCGTGGGCCGTCTTCGCCATCGCAGCCGGTCTCCTTACTTACATGGTGATCACCTAACCCGATCACCATTGTCGATGCAGCCGTTTCACTGCCGTCGTGGTCGTTCCATGCCCGGTTCAAAGCCTCGGTCCATATGGACCGAGGCTTTGTCACTCTCTACATGGCTGGAATGATACCTGCTTGCGAACCTTGTCCCAATCCTTATTGGGATGTTCTTTTGAGAAATATCGCCTCGCCAATTTGTCAGCTTCCGCTGCTAGTTCTTCTCTCCATTCTTCATGTTCACAAGCGCTTTCGATATAACCGAGTGAATCCGTCTGTGGGCCCGAACCGAAGTCCAACATGATCGTTGCTTCAAAACGATGTAACGGCGCTGAAGACTCTTCGACCACCTCTTCCTCGTCGGCATACGACCAACCGATATACGCTTCGATGAAGTTCAAAGCAGCCTCTTCACTCTCGAAGCCAAGGGTGGTCGCCTCCCCATCAAGGTAGAGTCGCTCGTCCGCAGCAGTTGCGACCTTCTTCACATGATGGGTATGTTCGGTGCCAGCGGGGGCCGGATAAACCAGAACACCATGTTCGGACAATTCCTTGTAGAACGCTGCTCGTTCCTGACTATTCATCAGAATCTCCATTCATATAAGCGGCCACTTACTGACAAGAGCTATGAATCCGCACACCAAACACTCGATTACCCGGCGTTCTCCAGCTTCGTGCTTGGAGTTCCAAAGATTGACATAGACGCAATATTCGCCTTGGCATGCTTTCATTTCGTCGCCTGCCTCTTTGAGCTTGGATTTGCACTCTGGGCACGTCATAATGGCTGCCATGAGACACCTCCAGTTTCATTGATAAATCACACGCCCCAGTTTTTGCGGAGATATTCAAACAACCGCTTCATACGGCCCTGACCTTCCTTGTCTTCTTCCGACTTTTTTTCCTTCTCCTGTTCCCGGTTGCGCTTCTGGGCGAGGCGATAGAATGATTCGATATGTGGTTCCCATTGTTCTGAGGGTAGATAACAGGTCACCTGTCCTCTTATTTCCCGATATACTAGGATACCATCAAACGTCACTTTGATCAACTCCTCATTTTCTCGGTAAAAAATCTGAAGGTTGAGCCCACTGCTCAGGGCGTCAAAATACCTTATTCCAGTCCCCGTTCCCGCATCCAAATCCGCAACAGGCAGACCTTCCACTGTATCGTCACTCAAATCCCACTCCCAACCCTCCGAAAGTTGTGGGCTAGTGCTATGGGCGTAACCGCCTTCAAATGCTGACCCGCTTCCACCCTCTGATCGCACAGCGAATCCGAGTGCCTGAATGATAAGTTTGAATTTACGGGAGAGGTTTTTTCTCGAAGCTTCAGCCTGCCGCTCCTCAACGATCTTCTGGATATTCTCTTGCATCCGACCTCCTAAAGGACACGCACGATACTGTCGCCGTTGTGAAGAATGATGCCAAAGATGTAATCCCTGATGGGGACCATATCATTATACTGCCAGCGTGTTGGCAATAAGGTGTTCGCTACCCTTTTCCAGAACGGTAACTTACGTTGAACATTGCTGTTATCCACGATCTCCAATATCTGTTCATGCGTTCGCACCGGCATGTCATACCACGCTCTGGCGGCGAGTTGAAAACGGTTGTAGCGACGAAGAATAATGATAGGAGCGATGATGCGAACAGCGGGTTCCTTAGGTCCTGTCGCCAAAGCATAAATCCGTGGCCAAGAGGCATTCGATTCAGAGTAATCAAATTTGAAGAAGAACTCATTACCCCGATGACCGATTCGTTTGGGGAAGTTGTAAATCACTTTACTCCCTGCGAGTCCCCACATTCTGTACGCCTCTAACCGCAGTTGTCTTATATTTGTACACATAGCAGGGGTATATATCCTTAGGAGGTGGTAATGGGCTTTATGAACCTTTTCAAGCTGTGGGGGACCTACATCAGTGACCCCACTAAGAAAGTAACATCAACGAGAGATGTGAAAGTGAAACGCACGAAAAAGCAACAAGTCATGCGATATCTGCTGAATGATCCTGCTACGCCCAACTTGGTATTGGACCGTAAGTCTAATCGTCTTCCAACGGTCTACCCACCTTTTAGTGTACGTGGCTATGTGGGTAACCGAATCCAAATGTGGACGCCCGAGTGGCGTGCTGCGCAGATACACCATGCCTTTGTCGATACATTGCATACTATGCAACCGGCTTTCAAAAAAGCCCCTCGACGTTGGCCGGGGACACGCCAACTAAAACTGATTCCGAATGCCGGTCGTGACTTCAACGCTTACTATGATAGGCACCACCTGTGCTTCTTCCATGATCTTGATCCGGTAAAGAAGAAGATGGTTTACAGCGGCGAATCGGTAGACATCGTTGCCCACGAAGCTGGGCACGCTTTACTCGATGCTATTCGCCCGAGATTCTGGAATATGCAAGCGTTAGAGATATGGGCGTTCCACGAAGCGTGGTCAGACATCGTTGCCCTTCTTACAGTTATGAAGCATGACAAAGTGCTAAAGCATGTACTGAATCAAACCCAAGGCGATTTGACAAAGCCAAACATAGTAGCGATGCTTGGTGAAGAGATGGGCACCGGAATCTACCACGTCGCCCTTGAGGGATATGGCTACAAGCCAGGGCGGCTGCGAGATGCCAACAACAAATTCGTCTACAAAGCTCCAGAAAAGCTTCCTAAGGACGCTCCCGACGACAAGTTAGCTCGTGAGTGCCATAGCTTTGGCCGGGTTTTCTTAGGAGCTTTCTATGAAATCATGACGAAGGTCTTTCGCTACGAAGTTAACGATGGCCACGATTCTATGGAGGCCCTACGTCGAACTCGACATGTATGTGCCAAATTGATTGCTAGGTCTGCGCAAGCTGCACCAGCTACACCTCGTTTCTACGACGCAGTGGCCAGAACCATGCTGGGTGTCGACAAAGGTCTCGGTGGAAAATTCGGCCATATCTTACGACAGGTTTTCAACTCCAGAAAAATTCTGAGTCGGCGAAGTATCAAAGCACAAGCTGCCGTGAAGCTCAACGAAGTCGAGATTAAAGAAGGCGATAACGTAGATGAATACAACGAGTTCACCACTATCACCAAACAGTCGGTCAAAACTGTAAAACTGGCTGATCACTTTGGTGTACGAGCGCAAGGTGATAACCCACTCTACGAGTGCGAAATTGAAGTGCCAAATAGCACATACATGGAGTTCGATGCCGAAGGCAACATGGTGAATAGTGTCGCTACTTCGCCACGCATTGCAATCAATTCGGCTCGTGACTGCATCAATTTCTTGCACGATAAGAATATGGTGGGCGAATCATCGGTCGTGCCGGATGTGGCAGGCCCGCAATTTTCAGTTGTCGATGGAAAATTAGTCAGGAATTTCTTCATCTAAAGGGTCCGAAAAGCCGATAAAGGTAAAAAGGACTCTTATGGAGAAATCAAGATGTTGGAATTGACCAAAGCAAATTTCAAAGAAGAAGTACTGGACTCCGATAAGCCCGTTCTGGTGGATTTCTGGGCCCAATGGTGTGGCCCGTGCCGTCAACTGGCTCCCACTATGGAGGAGATCGATGCCGAATTAGGCGATAACGTCAAGATCGGTAAAGTCGACATCCAGAAACAAATCGAACTAGCCCAAGAGTGGAAGGTTTCCGCCATACCAACCGTGATCATCTTCCAAGATGGCAAAGTAGTAGATAGCGTGATTGGGCTTCAACCAAAAGCGGCTTATGTCGAACACGTTCAATCGCTTCTATAGCGATTTAAGCGATCCGGCATTTCCCGATAGTCAATAATGTCCAGTTGGTCTTGTAACTCAGTGAAGATCAGATCGGCGTATGGTTTATCTCCCATGAAGTTGACTCGTATACTGACTTTTGAAATGAAGGGCTCGATCTTCACCACATTGATCTTAAACCGGTCATTTTCGCCGACTTCAACATAGTAATCGCCGTCACCCTTATCCTCGTCGGCGTGAACGGGATACTCAAACTTAGCCACTGTTCGCTTGACAGCCTTGTATGCGGTTCTACTATCCGTGGCGAAATAGGCGTGTCCCTCCCCAGCCCTCCAAGCTACGTAAGCATTAACCGCAGGGCCGAATATCGGTATTATCTCACAACCGGCAAAGGCTAGAGGAAGCATCATCATCATACAAACCAACGCTTTCTTCATTTCTTATCCTACTGCTACTAGATAGTGGTAACCACAAGTTAAGAGAGTAAGATTATGAGACGATTTGATGAGTGGTACGACGAATATCTCTTACAAGAGGCCGATCCGACTGTTCTTAGCCCCCCACCGGGCCCACCCGGTGGGCCACCAAAAGCAAAAGCACCATCGTCTTTCGGCCAATGGGCAGCACAACGACAAACGGTACCGCAAAAAATAGCCCAAACTGGGCTATCCATGATTGGTAAGGGGGGCGACCCGAAAACTACCTTGCGACAAGGGGAAGAAGCCCAACGTCTAGCAGCCCTAGGATACCAGTATGAAGACTTTGGCGACTATGTCGCCCGAGATGTTCAAGATAGAAAATCAAAGGAACTTGCTCAAGCCCTTTTCGATACCTTCAAGCGAAAAGCGCCATCTGCAAGCGCAACCACCGAAGCAGCGATGGCTGAAGCAGCTAAACAAACAGCAGAGCTTATCACTAAAGGTGGCGAACTCGGGGCAGAATCATTTACCGATATGCTTACAACGGTTCATAGGGATACAGCCATTGACGATCAAACTAAGTCGCAAGCATGGCCAGACCATTTGACTGTCTTTACGCAAATGGTAAGCCCAACTTTCCTCGCAAGACCAGATTTGTGGTATAGACCCTATATTAACGATCCCAAACAACGACTACACACCGCAGCCTCTGTCAACAACGGTAGCTTTTCCGCTTACGACGAAAAGTGGGAGAAGGATGAAAGAAATGTGGCAGCGAAAGTCGCTCAGGCAGGTGAGGAGATCGACGTTATTAACACTGTGGCATCTTCCGTTCCTGCGGGTACCGTCCCTTATGATCTGCTGAAATTATTTGCCGACCGTACCTACCAACAAATCGAGAAACAGGGAGGGAAGCCAAAATATGACCGATATGATGCCGATAGTCGCTTATGGGCGCTCTCTATGGAATACGCCCAAGGGCAACCTAGACCACCGACACCACCCCCTGTATCGCCACCACCGGTAACACCACCACCACCACCACCGGTAACACCGGCACCACCAGGGGTACCGGGAGGACCGGGAGTTCCGGCGCAACCACCGGGAGTGCCGGTTACGGGAACTAGAGGTTCAAGACTTCCCTAACGTTTCTTCATACGTTTCTTCATACCACGAGATGGTAGTTCAACTACAGGAAGAGCTTGCGGTCGACCACGCTTGGCGTCATCACGATGTAAAGCAGCTACTCGGCCCACGGAAGGGGTCGGTTCTCTCAAGCCTTCGTTTTGTAATAGCCAGTCTTTGAATCGCATGATCTTACTCTATATATGGCAGTGATCCCAAACATGAGAGAATCGGATGAACAAGAAACCACAGCTTTTGACCCTTTTGGAAGTCAAGCACTATCGTGACGGCAAATGCATCTGGGAAGAACACAATATCCCCAACACATGGCACAACGAAGGTCAGGAGTTCGTTTTAGCGAACAGTTTCGATACCGACTTCGGCACCTCAATACCGGATTACTACTACCTTGCCCTCGATAATCGCACCACGCTTTCAGCTACTGACACTATGGCTAGCATTACAGGTGAGCCCACTAGTAATGGTTATGAACGTGTGGCCATTAGTTCGTCCGCAGGATTCGTAATTGGTGCTGAGTCTGGGGTAGTAGAGGCCACAAGTGCTATCGTCACTTTCGTCGCAACCATCGGTTCCTGGGGCCCGGTACGGAACGCTTTCTTAACAACACGGGATGACAATGGTGGTTACCTAATTGCTAGCGCTGCCCTCAGTAGCATACGCACCGTGAATCCTGGTGATTCCATCACCATCAGAATCAACCTATCATTAGCTGGTTGTTCCTAAACCAACGTCTTGAGTAAGACTTCCGAATCACTGATGTTGACGAAGTTCAAGACAGGGTAGATAGTTTCTTCGATCTCCCACTTACCCTTGTATACGAAATTCACGGAAGCTGCGCCAAGGTCTTTCGGATCAAGCAACTTGCCACGAACATTCTTACTTATCAAGCTTAAGTAAAAGCCAACCTCTTCGGGCTCGATAACTGCGCTTCTCTTCTTGTTGGTCACTCTATAACGACAGATGATCTCACTAGCAGGCTCATCAGTAGTGGAATTTCGGCGATTTTTCTTGGGCAATCCGCTGCTCCAAACGGGAACATACCAACCGGTTGTCGTGATCAAAGTGCCGTCAGAATTGTACAAAGCATACCGCTCACCTCTATCGAGGAAAATGTAGTGCGAAATCACAAGACAAATCGATTTGGAAGCCATTCAAACATCTCCTATATACATTAGATCGTCAATTCGGAGATTCGGCATGAATGATTTTGGGCGTTTACGCTTCGCTATCACCCTCTTTGCTATTTTTGCACTTAGCTTCGCCCTTACTCTGGACCTCAAAAAGTCGCCGATAATGCCCCCAACAATCATTGAACTGGGTCCTAAACTTGGCATGCCGGTCATAAAAGTCAACCTCCCAGAACTGAACGGGCGTGAACCAATCGCTAAGCGGTCCACACGGTTTGAAACTTACTTACAATGCTCTGTCAAGATTCATGTCAAACAAGGAATTGGCTCTGGGACCATTTGCTACTATGACGAAGCAACCAACGAAGCATACATCATATCGTGCGGACATCTTTTCAAAGGTACGAAGAAACCCAACCAGCGAACTTCCGACTATGCCAAGATCAACGTCTTCTACAAGAATGACTATAAACTGGACACTCCACAACAGTTTGATGCAAAAGTTCTCTGTTATGACCAAACTACCGACTTGTCGCTATTGATGTTCAAACCCGACTGGCCGATCCAGAGCTACTTCCCCATCGCACCACTCGATTACCCAATTATCTGGGGAGAGGACCTCGAATCCACCGGTTGTGACGGGGACACACCCCCAGCAGCATACACCGTGTCCATGGTCGAGGAGGATGAGGGCAACTTGATCTCAAAAGACAATAGCCCCCGACCCGGTCGATCCGGAGGCGGTTTGTTTAGCCCAGATGGTTACCTGATTGGTGTTGTTTGGGCTACATCTGACGTATCGGGAACGGGCTATGGTTTCTATATTCCATTATCTCGTATCCACGCATACCTATCGCAGTTTGATGAGGTGGCGTGGCTTTTGGAAGGTGGGGAACAATGGAGCATTATCAATACGCTGCCGCTTCAAAAGCCGGATGGCCGCACCGGCAACTTGCCGCCAAGGTACCTCCCATTACCTCAGAGTCGCTCAACGATCTTTCGGGAACATTCAGGGTCGGCGATGCGTAGGAATTGAAGGCATTTCATCGAAGTGTCGAAATCACCACAGCACTCGTAAATCTTGTCCGCCTTGTCAACATATTCTTCAACAATGTCAGATACCACCGTAGGTCCGAAGAGGACTTCGTATCGTTCTTCCGCATCGAAGTAAGACAAGAACAAAGAGGCGGCAATGCGACGTAAGGCTTCTTCCCGTCTTGTTCGGGGCGTGTCCTTTGTCTTCCGCACGGCGAATAGCTTCTCTACCGCATCTCGCTCAGCCTGTAGCTCCACATCAGTTTGAGTAAGGTGTGTCATACTAACTCCTTTTAGACTAAGAGAGTTAGATATAGCGATTTATCAATAACCAGCAGCAACCAGGGCATTGCTAAGATAGGCATCTATAACTTCCCAAAGGCCAATCCTCTTTTCATCATAGGGGTCATTTTTGAGAATGACTTCATTTAACCTACGGGCTTGTGACAGGTCGATTGGTTGGTTACTGAAGTATTTCATATTTAGGAAGGCATCTTCGTGGTGAGTTGCCAACTCACCATCTACACTCACCAAGGGCTCTTTCTCAGCCATGTGAGACCCTTTACCATCATAGAACTCCCTCCACACACGGGTAGCCTCGGGATTCATCTGAGTTCTTACACGGTTGGGGCAAAGGCCGTTGGGCGACAACTGCATACCGATAAGGTAGATGATTGGTCCGAAACCGTGTTCCGCAGCCACCCCCTCTGTCTCTTGGCAGTCATATCTTGCATTGTAACGAGTCTGAAGTGCCGCAACGACACCCTCATCGCTAAACTCGGTTCGCCGCAAGAGCATATTCCGTACCGACTCAGGACGATAGAGTCCGATCAGGCCGTCTGCCTGGAATAAAGCCAGACCATGGATATTCGGTAAGTTGGCTTCGGCATAGAAGTATTGGGCAAATCTCATGCCCTATTTACTGAATCTGTTGCACAAAAATGGACAGATTTCGTTGTATTCACACCTCTCACATTGTCTACCGACCCAGGCATGAACATTATCAGCATTGGCGAGTTCGATTTCTTTATAGGTCACTAGAAGTTGTTTCTTAGTTTGTTCCAAAACCTCTTCTGTGAATGGCGTGCCTACGAAGTGATTGTAATCGACGTACATGAGACCAGCAACGATGTCCTTCACATCTACACCCAACTTCTCGTGAACCACCATCGTATAGCATTGCAACTGAAGGTCTTCGTCTACATCCTTCTGGGTCTTACACCAACGGCTCTTTTTGGTAGTCTTGTAATCGATAATCCAATGCTTTCCTTTCGACTCCACAATCCGGTCGATGAAACCATAGACGCATCGATTGTTGGGTGGGTCGAGATCGTACTCAAACCCCCATTCGCATATGCCGCCGAAGCCGAACTTCTTTGTAAGAAGCAACACAGACCTCAAGTGCTTCGTGAGCTTGCTGGTATACGACTTTGGAAGCAACTCTATTGGCGGTTTGGGTGGTTTTTCGCCCTCAGCCAAGTCCTCCAATAGGATAACACCATCGAGACATTGACGGCGAATCTCATTGATGTCTTTCTCGCCCTCACCTTTGACATACTCTTCGGCGATTTTGTGTACAAGCTTACCATACAGAAAGTATGGTGGGTCTGGTCGTGGTGGTGGCACCTTCAGGTGATATCGAAATTTGTACTTTTGTCTACACTCTTCCCACAACCGATGGCGGGATACGGACATATGATCAATATTCATATTAGTGTTATCGACATATCGGCCTGATATCTTAAGGCAAAATACTCCTTTAGGCTTTAAGGAGGGTGAAATGAAGATTTTTCTACGAGACCGGAACCCAGGAATGATCAGCGCCTGGAAGAAGCACTTCTCAGAGTGTAATGATGTTGATATCTCATTGGGAGATATCTTTGAAGGCTTCAACCACAAGGTAGACGCCATCGTCAGCCCGGCCAACAGTTTTGGCTTCATGGATGGGGGAATCGATTACGTCTATAGCATGAAGTTTGGTTGGGAGATGTCTGAGCGGTTGCGTAAAGAGATTCTCGCTATCTACGGCGGCGAGCTTCTTGTGGGCTCGGCCCACGTCATCGAAACGGGCAGCGAGGACATTCCTTGGTTGATCTGCGCCCCCACGATGCGGGTTCCCATGGATGTTTCTGACACTGTAAATGCCTTCCTTGCTTTCAGAGCCGCCCTCTACGCTGTAAACCTCCATAATTGGCGAGCCGAAAACAAGGACAAAGAACTCCAAAAAATCGAATCTATCCTTTGCCCCGGTCTCGGAACTGCCGTAGGTGAAATGCCTTATACGATTTGCGCACAACAGATGCATATTGCATACCGACATTGTATCCAGAAAAATATCCCAGTCTATGAGAACTTGGGAGATGCATATCGGGTGCATTACATGATGGTGGGAGCGATGGGCCAAACGCCTCAAACCGCAATCAAATTGGCCATTCCAAAGACCGATGACGAAGCTTAACCGGCAAACATCTCATCGAAGCCATGATCTACAGCCCATTTAGCTAACTCGTAGACTGCCTTTGCGGCTCTTACGATACGCCCTGCGTCAAGTCCGCCCTGGTAAATCCGAGGGCCTTCACTCTCGGGGTCAGGACCCTGAGGCTCTTTGGTATACATCGTGGCCCAGTTGTAGATATCGCCTCCCATGCGATCATAAGCTCGAATGTAGTCCGAGGCTTTGAAGTTGTAACCCCGCCACTCCCCCTCCTCTTCAGGAGGCTCTTCACCGGCCAACTGTGAAACCACACCTTGCACTGGGTCAGGACCAGCCGAAGGTAAGTCAAACAAGTCTTCAAATAGCGCTTTCGCCGTTGGGAATCCCATGTTGACATCGGGCGGCATATCTGCTTTCTCGATTGCCTGTGGATCGAGCTTAATAGGAATACGAATGACACGGGTTTTGTCTAGTTGACCACCGCTCGCCCCAAGGTACTCTCTCTTGATATCCTCGTCCGACTCGGGCCATTTTCGCAAATCTCTTGTTAGAGCATCCGCATAACTTTCTTCTCTCGGCTCACCCATTGTACCACCCACCTTTTCCACGTATTCCTTAATCTTCGTAAGGATCGGTCGAATCATATCGGGTGGGATTTCAGAATTGGGTCTATTCATATAGAGATTGACAATGCCCTCAAGGTTGAAGTGGTCGTCGCCATCTGGAGAGATTTGTTCGTATCCCATTGGTACTATTGGATGAACTGCTCGCATCAACTCATTCGTTAGACTCAGTAAATCTTCAGGAACCCGCCTAGCATGTAACTCTCTCCATTGGTCTTGGGTCATCGAAACACCCACATCCACACTCTCATTCAGTTTTACCCATTCTCTAAATCGCATTGTACCTCCGCAGAATTACTATATTGTATTCAAGTTTGGCGTCATTTCTGCCGATACTAGAAATATGCGAGTAGATCACGATAGATTCATCGAATGGGCCGAAAGGCACTTTGACGGGGTCACTGAAAAAGGATACCAAGTCTGGGTGAATGATCCATGGTGGGAGAATGAATACGGTCTACCCGATAGAGATCGCAAATGTGGCATCAACACAGATAAGGGCTGCTTCAACACCTTCAAAAGCGAGCGACACGGGAACATCGTTGAATTTGTGATGTTCATCGAAGGTTGCGATTGGGAAACCGCTCTGGAGATTCTCGGTGACGAGAATCTCCAGAGCTTCAATGCCAAGGTCGCTGAATTTATCCAAGGGGAGGAAAAAAGGGAACAGGAGGAGAAGCCTCCGGTCACCCTTCCTGAAGGTAGCTACCTAATCGAATCATTAAGTCTCAACAACCAACGACGCACCTGGGCTGAAAACTATCTGAAAAAGCGGAAGATTAAGCCCACGGGTTTGATGATAGCACTTAAGAGCAAATATAGGGATCGTATCGTTATTCCTTACTATGATAAAGAAGGAAAGCTCATCTACTTCAACACCAGATCACTCTCTGGGAAGGATAAGCTCAGGTACTGGGGACCGAAGAAAGAAGAGTTCGGTGTCGGAAAGACCGATGTGCTATGGATGGGTAAATGGCCACTACAAGGAGAGACCGTCTACTTGACCGAGGGCGAGTTTGACGCCATGAGCCTTATCCAATGCGGTTTCAACGCTGCTGCCTGTGGTGGAAAGATTCTCTCCGACACTCAAACAGAAATGCTTGCACCCTATCGAATCGCCTTGGCCTTCGATGCTGACAAAGCGGGTGAGGACATCTACGAAATCTGGCAGAAGTTGAACAATACAGAGTACAAGAAGTTAGACAAGCGACGTAGGGTTACTATTATTCGCCCGCCCGAAGAATACAAAGATTGGAACAACTTTCTCGTCAAACACAAACCGGGACTCATCCAGTGTTACATCGAAAGGTTTGAGGTTCCATGCAACGAAGATACGTTCACGACGAGAATGTACAAGACAAAGAAAATCTAGGAGTCACATGTTATCAGAAGAGCTTACTGAAGAGCTACAATACTTTGTTGGAAAGGTTTGTACCGTCCTTACCGGACCAATGGCAATGCCGGTGGACGACAAGAGTCTTAGCACTTGGTTTACGATGCAAATCGATGGAGTTGACGGCGAGGCTATTGTCGGCACCGACATTCGACGTGGAACAAAACAAGTGTTCTTCCACCCAGTAATAGGCATCGTCGAAGAAGAGGTCCTCACAGAGAGTGATCCACGCTATGAAAAACTACAGGAGCAAGCGAAATCTGCTGTACTACAAAAACAGGCGCTACAGGCGGCGTCAGCAGAAGCCAAAACGGTACAAATAGATCAACTACAAGAACAAGCTGCGGCCATGAAAAGTAAGTGGTCGACAGCCCCAACAGAAAGAGAAAAGAAATGAACGACAAGAACATCATCGAAACCACTCTCATCCCGTTTAAGGTGAGTGACGATCTAAACGAAACCCTTTGTAGCATGCGTGCCGGAATCGAACAAGTCGTCCGTGAAGATGAAGTGCTTCACTACGACTACCTAACCATCAAAGGTCGCCAGTTGTTTGAATTACTCTTAGTCAACTGGGCCATTAGCGCCACGGCAGCGGATCAGTTAGAGATCAACAATCGTGAAACTCTGGCCGAATGTGAGGAGCTTCTCGACGACGCAAACGAGATATTCTGCGAGCAGCTAAAACAACAAGAGAAAGATGTCTATGCAAAGGCCCGTAATGACACGATCCGTTTCCTCGCACAAAATAACCGCTCACGATAGTGAAATATCATGGATAGAGATACTTGCACCTTTTGCCTTGAAGGCCAGAAAGTCTACAAGGACCCGTACTCCTGGTCATGTGATGTCTGCGGAATGAACGGTAACGACGAGTTTCCGGTACTTGGTATTGAAGAGATTGCCACAACCGAAGAGTTGGAACTACCAAATTTCGCAGCACTACCCCCGCAAGGTATACCAGGGTCTTATGGCATCTTCGGATCGAGCAGTAAGCCAAAGAAGAAGAAGCTGAAAGCTAAATGGACACGGGAAGCTATGGAAGATATCCAACAGTTCCACAAGATCGATATGTCGAATGGGATGGATGGGTTCGTTTCGGGAGAATTTCCCAAAGAGGATACTAATTCGTTAGACCAAATGGCATCGGAAGATTTACCCACTATCACCCAGATACTATACCCAGGACCTCCACACGGAAACAGCGGCCACCGGTATACCATGTACCAAACGAGCCACCGGATTAAACGAGGTACGCTTGCTGGTATAATCGCAAGGCGTGGCCACCCACTTGTGATGCTTGGCCAGTTCATAGATGACCCCAAAGACCCGCTCGAATCGCTCTCGTTCACAAGTGATTGTGCAATGAGTGGGCGCATTTGGCATAGCTCTGGATTTATTGAAATCAACTGGGGGCACCGCCTGCCACCAATGCATTGTATCTCGGTCGACTATGCACGAGCGCAAGGTAAGAAAGCGTTTCACCCGCCCTATAAATGGAAAGTCGAAACGACCGCTGGGTCATCGTGGGTCTTCTATACGACCAGCAGCGCTAAAGGCGATGCAATTATACACTTGATTCGAGCATTCAAGTTATCGTCAGATAAGATCAAGAAGCTTCAGCGAGTAGTGTAGCCCCGCCAGCCACCACCCGCCGCAGTGCGGCGGGTGGTGGCACTTTGATCTGCCTGCACTACCCTACACACCTTCACGCCGACTTTATGTAGTGCGGCAGTTTCTTGAGCGCCATAATGTGGGAATCAAATTCATGGTATGGGCTGTTCGGGTACTCAAAGACAGCTTCGTTGAAAGCTTCTTCGTCTTTGTCGAGTACGTCGAAATAGAATATCTTACCTTTACGTCCAACGACTGTAAAGCCATGCATTCGCAGATAGGCTGCTACCCCAAGGTCTTCAATGCTTTTTCGTACTGTATTTTCACTCATTCAGTTTTCTCCTTCTTGGATCGTTTCTTCTTCTCGTTGGCCAATCGCTCACTCTCCAACGATATCGCTTTTTGGTAGACTTTGTAGAACTCATAATCCATAGTAGAACGTGTCTCCCACAGTTTCTCTAGCTCCTTAGCTTCTGCTAACAACTTTTCATTGAAGTTCATATATCTCTACCTCTAGGCGGTATGTAGTTATCATCAGCTAGTTTCACCAAGTGCGCCCTGACATACGGAATCTGCATGTCCCGAAAATAGTCACCAGGGAAGTGGTTCACAAGTCTGTTACATTGGAACTTAACCGGCGTTCCAATGAATCGGGCGTAGTTCCTATTGGTATAGTACCAGAAGCTGTTACTGTTCCAGAACGAATTTCCGCTCCACAAGACCCGCCCATTACGTCGGGTCATTACCACATGGTGTTCTGGCACTGTGATACAATATACTTTACCTTTGTAATCCACCACCTCTTTCTTACGAGGCAAGTAACTTTCTTTTGATTTCGACACGCAGACTAAGTATATGTCATGCTTAGCCCGATAATCGGGATTACAAGATACGGACTTCCCCATTCTATCTTCTTTACCAACTGTGGCACGATAACCGCACTTAACTGCCACCTCCTGCACATCTTTTGCCAACTGGGAGGATGTAGTTGCGTATGTAGATGACTTTGCACCATTCTTAGTGCCATCACCTAATATCAACGTGGTCAAAAGCCGTTCCAATAAACTAGGATGAAGCTGTTTGATTGAAACAGGGATATACTTCTCCCATGACTTACCCAATTTGGATAACCACAAGGCCAGGAACTTGTCGTTGAAATACCACCCATTCTCTGTGCGGCATGGTTTATATCCCATCTCCCTCAATGTCCGCCCAATAAGATCAAACTTCTCCTTGTTAGCCTTTTCAGATTGATGGACTTGAATGCGATAGAAGTTATATCGGCCACCTTCTTCGATACTACTATTGATAGAAACGCAACCTTCCGAAATGTACCACCCTAAGAAGTCTACAAATGACCCTATAGGTAACCTCACGGTGTCATTTGCAAAACCGCCCTGCGGATTAGAATGCAAAGTGAGCCGGGACCCTGGTATTTCAAAGTACTCGGGATAATCGCCATCAAATTGAGCATTTGATGGAATCCGCAAAGGACTGGCATACGTCAACGTTTCTGAAGCATCCATTCTCCGGAATCGTGTTGTTTCATCCGAACTTCCAACGATCATCCCGTGATTAGGGGTTACCAAGGCATCAATATGACGCCCTTTGTAGTGAATCATATCGCCATCATAGTCGTAAGAGTGTACATGTTCGGCGGGAAGCTCAACCACCCGATCAGTTTCCGGGTCGAGCACATGGAATAATTCCGTGCCATCTAGGTCTTGAAAGCGAACAAAACCTTTAGTTGTAAAGACTTCTGTTTGCTCATCATGACAACAATGCGTCGGGTCCTGAAAAGCACCACGACCATCTGTACTAGGCACATCAATCAAGAACCAACCATTGGGTGCGAGGCATCGCCACGCCTCCTTCATCGTATGGATTGGGTTCTTGAGATGCTCAACAGCATCTTTCGCACGGAAGACGCCCACACTATTGTTCTCGAATGGCCAAGCGTAATCGAGATCGGCCTTGATTGTCGCCCCGGCACAATATTTGTCTACACCGATATATCCCGGTGGGGCACTCTCGCCACAACACAAGTCCACCTTCTTAAGACCTTCATCGTCACACCACTTAGCCACCATGGGTTCGATATACTGATCGTGTAATTCACGGGTAACGTGCTGAATCTTCTTATTCTTATCACCGTAGCAAGTGTTATCACCTACATTGTAGTTGTATAGCGGAACTGGTACCCGCACGCACTTCCCATGAATGTATGTGCGACAAAGAAGTTCGTGGTCATCCGCTACGTCATAATTGGAATTATGACCGCCGATCCTGTCATAGAAACTCTTACGCCACGCACGAACATGATTTGGCGCAAACCAGATGTAGGAGAAAGCTAAGGGGTCAGGATCAAATGCACGAGTCACAACTTGACCGCCCTGCATGTTGTACTTCCATCCGAATTTCTCGGAGAAAGGTCGAACTGTCTTGCCATCCCTCCATTCAAACCAATCTGAATAAGCGAAGTCTACACTTGGGTCTTCAAAGGCTTGCGATAACGCTTCTAGGCAGTTCGATTGGAGCCAATCATCATGATCAAGTTCAACCAGGACATCACCCGTAGCGTAACCACAGGCGACCTTCTTAAGTTCGCCAATAGAGTCTGTGTCTTTGTCAAGGACATGCACCTTGATCTTTCCGGTACCTTCAACATTCTCAGACTTACCTTTACCATTTACCAATACAACCCATTCCCAATCCAAATAGGTTTGAGCCAACATACTCTCACGAGCCTTAGCTAATTTCCAAGGCTCGTGAGTCGGTGTGATAACAGAAAACTTCATTCATTTACTCCGAAGATGGCATCGCTGCCACCATTTCTTTGGTTTCTTCTTTTCTTCTTCTAGCTGCTTTGCCAGTTCATCACTGGTCATAAAGCCGCACAGGACTTGGGAATCTGGTGTAACCCACTTGGCTACCGACTTCCTCCATCGCTGCCTTTCCTCTTCTCTGAGTTGTTCTGGCGTTTTCTCCTTCTCTTGAAAGAGTTTCTTGAACCAAGACCGCCACCTTTTCCATAGCTTTTTCTTGGGTTTTTGCTTTTCGGGCTTAGGTGGTGGTGGCCCAACACTCTTCAAGCCAGCCGTCCCGTACCTCTTGTACTGACTGTCAGCAAAGTGGTGTAGCTTGCTCTTCCGCTCCCGCTCGTAAGTCATAATGCCCTCTCGGACGGGCCTTACGTGAAGCTTTCCACCATCGTCTTCCAAATCGTGCATGATTCTCGAAAGCAGTGGGTCCTTCATTGGTTTTTGTACTGGCAAACTTACCTGCACGTCCTTAATCTTGCGGGTCTTGCTGACGCTGATATCCAACCGAGGTTCAATATTTGGTACGCCATGCGTCCGCATCAGGTACCGTCGCATACGATTCTTCATGTGGGCCACGAGGGGAGTCGTAGCGATTTGGTCCTTGTACATCTTTGCAATTCGATTCAATCCGTTAATCATGTTAGAGTTCATCTCTATCTCCTTATGGGGCTTCCGGGCCCTCAGCCGCTTCGGCTGCCACTAAGCAGCCTCTCACTACGGCGTAGAGATGATCACTTGGCCGTTTGATATCGCCAATCTCACACGGAAAGCCAATCTCTTTGACCGTCTTCCGAACAAGCTTGTCGAAACCGGGTGGCGATGCGCAACCGCCTGCAAGGATTATGTCGATAGGATCATCAGTAGGAATCTTATCAGAGGTCTTTTCCAAACCCTGCTTGATACCTTTCATGGTCTTGCGGATCATGATCTGGTATTGTGTGATGATTGCTCGCTCGATCTCGTTCTTGGGTTGGGCAAGGAGGTCGATCTTCATCTTCTCCTTGTTAATCCGTGTCTCCGAAACAGCAGCAGCTTTTGCCGCTTGGCGATCAATCCAGTCACCGCTGTTTACCAGGGAGAACTGAAAGACTGGGACTGCGTGATTAGCGAAGCAGAGATTGACCATCCCGGCACCAAAGCTAATCCCAATTCCGGTGAGGTCCTTGTGTTCGAGTTCCGCATAGACAAGTGCGAGACCCTCATTGATTGGATATGGGACGACTTTCTTGTTGTTGTATTCGTACTTCTCGAATATCTGCCTGAGAACCTCTCGGTGGTAATCGATGTCTGTCTCTTCGTTCAGAGCGTTTGCCGGAACGCTGTAACAGAGCACCTCCTCGTCACGCTCGATCTCACCGATAAGGCTGTGGATCATCGTAGCGAGGATATCGTAACCTTTCTTTTCTCTGGCATTTACACAACCCTCTTTCATGGGTCGTCGTAACTCTTTGTTACCCATTGTTTGGGCAATGCTCACAGCATTCTTTCCCACGGCATAAGCAACCCTATCACGCTCAATCAAAGCGACTTTCGCCCTCTTCATCATGTTGAATGTAAAGCGATCTTCCAGAGGTATCTCGAAAAATGCATTCACTTCACCCACGATTTCAGGCTTATCATCTTTGCCCTTCTTAGCGCAAAACAAGTTGTATGTTCCGCAATCAAAACCTAATGGCATCAGTCCTCCACTTTCTTTCCAAACTGTATTATCCCGTCAGGGTTAATGTCGGGAACGATGAGATCAACATCGTCATCGTCATCCTTAGTTAAGTACTCTTTCATGAGTTTCTTACTATGGGCGGGGCCAGCCTCTGTTGAAACTGATAGGCCCTCGCCATCCAACTTAATCGTCAGTATCAGATTGACAGTGATTTCGCCCCCAGTTTGAACAACATGGGTTACTGTCTTCTCTGTTCCACTTCTACCCGACATGAGTACCCTCACACGGCCAAATTCTCATCATTCTTTCTACCGCCTCAATAACTTCTTGAGGGGTTATTTCCGTAATGCACGGCTTTCTAGGGCCGTCAATCTTCCTAGGACACTTGTGCCACAAGTAACACGGTCCACAGTCCCAATCTCCATCGTCACGGTGCCGTTGTATGAGAATGAACTTCTCAAACCAGCGACCGTAAACCTTGCCGTCAGCCCACGAGAAAATCGCTACCATCGGCTTCTTGAGACCGCCTGCCGCATGAAATGTGGCGGTGTCAACCGTCACTATATAGTCTGCTGCGTTAATAAATCCGAGGAAGTCAATAACACTCTCCGCAGAAATTGTGGGAGCATCCACACCTTTCAACTCAGACTTATGTAAACATGCCACCGAACATCCTATCTTCCGCAACCCGGCAATGATCTCATTCGACTGCTTTTCATCCAGGTCTTTGCTAGGAATCGCCGATACGGGCGACAGTAGAACAATAGGTCCGCCCCCCAACGTCTCAAGATAGGCCCTACAAGCTCCCGTGACGCCCTCTGGGACGCTCAAATGCATATCATGGTATTCCAGGTCTATTCCACACCGATGAGCCCAGATGTCGCTCCTATGCTTATCTGCTAATGGTGCTACACGCCTCTCATGCTTCCCGCACGCCGTGCTCACGTTGTAACTAAGCATAAACTCGGACAATTCCACATATCTGGCGTCAATCACCTCATCAATGTAAGGGTGATCTCTCACGGCATCGTGGTACTGAAGCGGACAAGCTAACACGATATAAGCGTCAGGCATGATCCGTTTGAAGTCCTCAAACATCATCCGGAGCATGAGAATGTCGCCCAAACCACCAGTATCTCTAATCACCAGCACCCTATTTCGCTTGGCGTAGAACTCCTTTAGAGAGATATCTCTCGGTTTTAGGACCTCTGCAACCTTCAAACTCTGGATTCCCGACATGCTTAATTCGCCAATCTCTCATTTCTATTAAAGTTTCCACCTCTCCGATTCCGATACAAGGAATAGGGGACAACAGAGAAAAAGGAGCAGTTTATGGCAAAAGCAGAGATTGTATTCGTTGCCTCGCCATTGCGAGCCGATATACCCGACGTTTCAGAAGAGGTGATGGCCGAGAATCAGGCTTTCGCACGAGACTTTTGCAGAAAACTATGGAAGAAGACTGGCGAGATACCAATCGCTCCACACCTCTATTTCCCGCAATTTTATGACGACAGAATTGACGATGAGCGTGAGGCCGGAATTATCGGTGGCCAAGCGATGCTTACTCACATTTGCAAGAAGTTATACGTAGTTGGACCTCTTATCTCGGAGGGCATGCAATATGAGATTGACCTTGCCCAGAAACTAGAAATCCCGATAATCTATGTGGAGAGCCCCGATGAGTTTTTTACAGAAAAAAACGGGGTCGGTTCTGAATGAGGTGTACTTCCTGATATGCTTCCTCATAATCTTTGGAGTCGCCGCTCGTGACGTTTACTGGTCGGTTGCACTGCAAGAACACCTGTATAACAATGAACTGAATCCGGTTGGCCGATGGCTGATTCAAATGGACAACGGCAGCGTGGCCCTTTTCATGTCGCTAAAAGCGTTTGGGATGTCATGCGCAGCATCGCTGTTGACATATTTGCACCTATCGACTTGGCGTCTTACGAACATCGTCCTGACCATCATTGCAATAATTCAAATCTGTCTGCTCTGCTTCCTCGAACTGGGGTAGAGCGAAAATACTGTCCTGGTTGTTACCGATTCAAAGATATCGGTGACTTCTTTTCTCCGCTAACCACGGCAGAATGGAGCCATTGTATAGCTTGTCGTAACCGGGGAAAAGGCGGTGAACTTACTTTTGATAAGACAAAGCTCCCCTCAGCCGACAAGAAAATCATCGTGGTACGGAAGACTAGAAAGAAAAAAGGACCTTCCTTCTCCGAAGTTGACATCGAAGATGATTTGCGAGTTGACCCGAAAGCCACACACGAAGACCCGTTACTAGATGGCGAAAAGATTGTGACATGGGAACGCCTCAGCCGCACAAAGAGAACCACCAAAACACTGAAAAACGTCCGTAAGAAAAGGCGTCGTCGACGCAAAAACAAGAACCCGCCCTGGCGCTATAGCCGTGATCCAGCATCTCGTTACGAAGAACTATTAAGGCTGGAATATGAAAACCTCTGGCGTCAAGGGCGAGACGAGTGCATCCCCCTCCCCCTCGTAGATCAACGAAGCTGGATGGCCTTCTGGGTAACACATAGCCAAACAGATGTTGCTAAGAAAAACTTGGCTAAAGAAAGAGAACGCCGGGCCAGCCGCTAAACAACACCACCCCCGGCGTGCGCACGCCGGGGGTGACATTCAACCTTAGAAAAGGAGGAAAGGTGTTTAGTCCTCGGACTGAATCTGGATCGCAAACAGAACCTGAATAGTCGCATCAACCGCACCACTTTCGTTGTTGCAGAACGCAAGTGATGTGATCGGAAGATCGCTATTGTCAAAGGTCTGTGAACCTGCGGCTATGTCGAGGTCAGCTTGGCTGTCGCCATTGAGTCGAACCTTGACATCCTGGTCAGTTACGATTTGCGTGAACAATGCCACTCCACCGTAGTCACCAAGAACGTCAATCTGGTTGGCTTCAACAGCCCAACATGTGCCAGCGGCAACGACGAGGTCAACAACTCGTGGAAACTTGTTGACTGCCGGATTCGTGTCACTCCACGGTGAGCCGTCATCACTCACAATGTGAATGAAGGCAGTCTCATCATCGGCCCAACTTCCACCCTCAGAAACTGGTGCATAGCGCTTCCAATAGTTGGTGCTATCGAACTCTTCGCCATCATACAGCTTACGGAAAGTGAGATTCGGACCCGTGACCCACATTGTCTTCTGGATAGACTCACCACTTACGGTTGCCGTATCCTCAACAATGCCAGCGCCTCGGTTACTGGGGACCAGTCGTACTTGAAATGTACTCATTGGTATCTCCTGTTAATCTTATTTGAACGTGTGATGTCCCTAAGTCTTCATCCTTATTTATCCCGCAAGGACTGTTTTTGCTATATTCTCAGGATTTCACCCTTGGGAAAGAGGCCCTCATACAGCTTGGTCCCGACACCAGTCGGGACCAAGCTGGTGCGTTTCCCCTGCACCGCAGCCTCAAACAAAGAGATGTTCTCGACCCCTATCACCCACCCAGCTTGCTTTGTTGTATTGTGATCCGTGGTAACTCGCACATGGTATCCTTGAAACTGGGCCATTTCTGTGCATGCCTCGATCTGCTGGGCTGTCATTCGCTTAGTAGGAAGCGAGCCCTCGGGATTGATGTAACATAAGCGGCAATCGGTTGTAACATGATTACATAAGGTGGGAATTGGTAAGTCGGATTCCGTGAAGAGTTCATAGATGGGATGTGGGCCCTTCATCTTCCCCCGAATCTCTCGAATGTATCCAAACTCAGCATGTCGTTTCTTTAACACCGATCTCGAAAGAGTTTTGCGATCTCCATCGAGTAAATACATGAAGTCATCTCGACAGGCGAGATGAATATCTAAGTCTGGAAACTGTTGCGTAAGAACAGGCCGCACGAGCTTCAAGAGGAAGACATACTCTTCACAATGGCCCGCATACATAATGCAATAGCGATCCTTAATCTTGGCGTAATAGGGAAGTGAAATACTCATATAGTAAGGTAGTATGACATGAAGCTATCACAGCAAAAGGAAACTGAAGAGGTCCACGCAGCATTCAAAGTTTTCTTAGATCAGCTAGGACCAAATAGTGTCTACAAAGAGGCGCTTCTTGACGTGCTATTGGAGATAATCTATGAAAAAGAACCAGGAGACAATCTTCATTTATCTGGTGAAGAGGAACAAAAAGGGGCTAAGACTCCTCTGCAAGGCGGGACGAGGGAAGTGTCTCCCAACAAGACTTGAGGATGTTGACAGGCTTCAAATAAGTTACGATATCACAGCTAAGCTCAAAAGTTCCATCCATAACAATCGCATCGATTGGGAACCTTGGATCGAGAGTGCTAACTCATTCGCAGAATTAGCGAGTAAGCTGAAAAAGCGGGGTTACACACGTTTGCCTATGGCCGATAAATGCGAAATATCATCGCCTAAGCAACCGGTTTCAGAAGCCGCAATTCGATTGCTACCCAATCAAACCACTATGGTTAGAAGGCGAAGCCGACAATCAAGATGATGGCTTCGTGTAAATCTTAGGAAGAGCAAAAGTCGCCCCCGACCTTAACTCAATAATCAGAGCAAGGTCTGCCACATCTTTCACTAGGCCACCACGCTCTTTGAAGACACGAGCACGTTTCTCGACTATGTCTGGGGTCAACTCGGGATTGTGAGATGTGATTTGGCTTTGCAGTCGTACTAAACCTAGTCGAGACTCGACCATGTTACCAATAAGGTCAGACAGGACGTTGCTTTTCTTCGCATCGTCAAATGAACAGCTAAATTCGGGTTGTTTGGCCAACCAAGATTTGAACTCGAAAATCGAAAAACTAGGGTCCTTGCTAGGTCTGTTCATCAAAAAACTCCAAAAGACTATCCGCTTCTATATAGGGTGCGTTGTCATAATTCGGGCCACTTGAGTGATCGGCAATTTTGATATCCAGGTCTTCTTGATCCTTCAACCAGTGGAATAAGCCACCAATCACCTCGTGCGTAACAGCATGTTGCGGATACATCCAGAGATTATTTGGTAAGCTAACCGCTGCTGGACGCTCGTCTCGAAATGCATCATCGCAGCAAAATAGCGCCAGTCGCCTGACTTTACACCTTCGAGCCAAGCAAATAGCTCCGCATATTGGATTTCGATAATCGTCAAGTAGATGTGATATACCCATTTTCGTCCCAAATGCTTTATTCCCCGTGGGAACATAGTAAAAGCATGTGCCCTTGTACCGTTTGATGAACTTGGGATAAGTTCTTACGGAGCAAACACATCGGGGCCTATAAGTGTGTAAGGGGAGATAAGACATGCATTGCTGATAGGGGTTGTTGACGAAGTAGAAATCCATCCGGCGCTTTACTATACCTTCACTATCGACGTGCCACTTTGCCAAACTTCGGTTCGTACCAATAATGCACACATCTGCTGGTAGCTTGTGCAACAAGTCTCTCTCTTCATTGAACCGATAACCGTCTGAGACAATCAAAACTTTGGACAACGTAGGCAGAAACTCTGAACCAATTTCTGGAATGTGCTGACTACGGATGTCAATCTCATTCTCCATCAGAAACTTATATTCAGACCGATCTATGAATCGATTTAGATCAACCGGCGAACACTTCTGGTTGAAATCACGTACCCATAAACCGCTCTTCGTGAGAAGGTAGTTGTTACGATTACGATGTCTCTTAATGAGAAGCTTTGACATGATCTAACTTAGTAACCAAGAGGTAATTAGGGTTTGCAGGGCACCAAAGCGAAGCAGTATTGGCCATCTTCCCCTTCACTCATTAGTTTACTGGTATCCAACTGTATTTTGACTTCAGCAGGCTCGACAACGAAGGTGAGGTCTTCCGGGTTCTCTACCCGAAGTGGGATATGGTCAGGTATACCCTCAACACTAATTGTGCTCACCATTCCTTCCACCTCAATGACGGATGGAATGTCATGCTCAACTTGGATCACGGTCGGCACATTTGCCGCATCGATACTAAGAATACGAGGAGCATCGCCCCATTCCACTGGCAGATTATTGGGTAGCGAACTGGCGTCAACCTGTATCATTGGCCATTCGGATGGCACCTGGACTTGGATTTCAGACGGCATCCTTTCGACGCCCCGCACGTCAATGATACTCGGAATGGTGGGGCTGTCCAAAGTGATCTTTGTAGGCAAATCATGTTCAAGCTGTACAGGCGAGATTTTGGGGACCTCAAGTTGAATCCTTGACGGAATACCTGTTATATCGTAATCGACTCCGACACCCGGCTGGGCTAGGGCAATGTCTTCGTCAAAGTCATAATAACCATCTTCCACAAGCTTACGCATAAAGGGCTGCATCGCTGCGCCGCCGCCACCTGTTGCACTGGAGCACTGGCATGTCACCTCGCAACTGATGATCGGGGGGCTACCCCATTCTATCGAAATAGCCGATGGGAAATCGCAACACCCCTCTATACTGATTACAGACGGTAGATCACAACCCACCAAACTGATGACATCAGGTAAATTATCTTGCACGATAATCGGATTGGGAATGTTGTCATTAACACTAAGTGTGTAAGACAACCCATCTTTTACACTGATTGTGTAGCTCAAGCCACTATAGACACTGATCGTCCCCTTCCCCGAGACCAGCCCCGAAACCTGGACCACACTGGGTATTCCATCCAAGACGGAAATTGTGTAAGACAAGCCATCTTTCACAGAGATGGTCGTTGGGATATCATGACTGACGCTAACAGTAACGTCAACGTCAACGCTTACACTAACTTCAGCCGAGATGGTGGATGGAATACTGTCAACGACACTGATCACTGATGGCAAGTTGTCAACCACCCTGATTTCGGAGGGGATATTTACGCTCCCAAAGGCGATCTCCGAGGGGATATCCACAGGCCCAAAACTGATTACAGACGGTATATCAACGGGGCCAAAACTGATAATGGACGGTATGTCAACGGGCCCAAAACTGATTACAGACGGTATATCGAGCGATGGTACGAAACTGATCACAGAGGGAATATCCAGAGGCGGCACTATGCTGATTACACTGGGGATGTCGCCTATGAGCGAAATCGTAGTTGGTATCTCAGGTGTAATGCTGATAACCGATGGAATCGGCGGAATAATACTGATGACGCTAGGTACGTTAATGTCAATGTTGAAGCTCGGTATTGACACTCCAAAACCGCCTTCGATTTCAATCGGAGGCAAAACAATGGGCGGAAGTGGTGGTGGCTCCGGAATGCTTACCGGTGGTAAATCAAATGGAGGAATGTCGATAGATGGAATCGGAATAATGACATTCTCGTCCGGTGGTGGTACTTCGGGTTCTAACTCTTCCGTCCGCTGCGCAGCACTCTGAACGATTTCACATGTCGGCGTCTTGACCGTTATAATAGGATCAACACTATTGAATGTCTCGCCCGTAGGGTACAACTTCTGCCCGTCAGCGGCAGTTGATGTTGTGGTCCCGTCTCCAAAGTCAATGCGAAATTCCGAGAACTCACCATCAACATTCACTTGATACTCAATGAGGACGCCTTCGCAGGTGTCTACCGATACTACTTGGTAGGCAAACTGAATCTCGGGGCAACCACCATCATCAGGGCAGTCATCAACATCCAACTCATCCAAACAACAAATCAGGTTGTCTTCTTCATCACAAACACCACCAAGATATTCCTCCACCTGGATGATCCCCAACGCCAGTTGGTTGTGATGCTCAGCAATTACATAACTTCGGATATCCGTGTTCTCTATGTTGAATATGGTTTCGTCACCACCAAGATTCCTAACGCAATCCTTGAGAGTGATAACCTTCCCATATGCATTCTTCTCAACAGAGTCGTAATACAGAAGTTCGCCAGAAATGTTCGCAAAGCCATTGTCTCCCCAAATATCCTCCTGGTCAGAGCGTACCGGACGTATTGAAATCTCACCAGCCCACGGCTGGTTATCAGCAGTGATTACCGTCTCCGTCGTGTTGTACACGAGGAAGAGCGTGTAGTCGCTGTCGAGTGCGTCCGGATAAACAGGGACTGGAGGGAAATTAACTGGCATTTTGCTCCTACTATCTCAACCCGTATGTATGCTAAAACACAGTCATAATAAACTGTTCGTTGCTCGTTGGCCTGCTCCCTAATGAACTAAAGGTCAAGTCAATTTCGTTGAACTTAATGAAGGCATTTGCGCTGTAGTCGTAAGACAAGTACGCTCGACGGTCTCCATCCGAAGCGGCCCGTAGTGTTTGCGAAGTATCAGCATAGCCATCAATGTTCGCATCCTGTAGTGAACGGAATGAAGCCGCTCCGACACCCGGCCCCCCTGATGTCCAAACATTCGTGTTGGGGTCATACGCCGAAACCTCACCCGAATTGTTGAATACATACACACCGCCCGAGAGAGGCACCATCTCCATCTCTGTTCGTGCCGTCCCAGCGATATCGAGTAACTTGCGAACATCCGTGGCCACGTCAGATAGCGTACCTTCTGTCCTGTAGAAGTTCCTAATTCTGAAGAAGCCGCCAGGACCAGCATCGTTACGAGCGAAGAAACCATTTTCGCCTTGGAAACAACCACGGTACGTCGCAGGTGCCGAATCGGCATACGTCAATAATTCGTCTGCCCCGTTTATGAAGTTCGAGGCATCATAAGTTGACGTAGTCGTTGTCAGGGTGCTGAGGTTGTGTCGGAATCGCTCCAAGCTAATGTCCGTTGGCGAACCCGTAATCGTATCGTGCCCGAAGATAATGTAGATGGCGTCCGGACTACTGAAAGTAAACCAGTTCCAGAACTTCGTCTGCGTCTCCCCGATAGCCAACCCAGCGGATGACCACGTTTCGTTGAATGGCTCGAACTGTTTGTAGCGTATAGTTGAGGAGTCTTCAGCCCAGGATAGAATTGCTTGGCCCCTATCTCCCGAGGCCGTCAAACCCTTCGGAGCCAACCCAGCATTGCGTAAGAAGATATCCCGTTGGTACGTTTGGTTGGGGTAACCCGACATGAACGAGTAGTCCCTTGTGACGCTAAGCTCTGGCATCACCTCAGATTTGAACGTTTCGCTCGTCAACCCGAACTCGTAAGTCCGAAGGTTCTTCGTGATCGACAATGTTCCCTTCGGTGAATCAAAAGCTAGGAGCCACAAATTTGTCTGCTCGACTACGTTTACGGCATCCTCCAGCGTAGTAATTCGGTAGGCACCTAACTCCGTATCCACCCTCAAAACAACATCATAGATACCCCCGACAGAATATAAGGCGGTCGTGAGTGGTGCGCTTTGGTGGGTTAGGTCATCGTTCAATATCCAGGTGTATTCCACAACTGGGTCTTCCGTTTGTTCGCCATTATCGGTAGCTTCGATGTTAACCACAGTGTCCGTGCGAACCTTCGTCGGAGCTACGAGGAAACTGGCTTCATCAGGCGCAGGCGCTCTAGCTGTAAAGAACTCGGGGAGTGTCACCGTATCTCGACCGAATGGGTTTCCAACGGTCAATGTCACGTCATACTTACCCGGTGTGAAATAGGTGTGCGTGGCCCGTCGATCATCCTCTGATGGGTCTTGAAGTGTGGCACAAGGCACAGCGCCGACAGCAATCGGCGTTAAAGTGGGTGTCGGCGATGTAGATACCGATATTCCCGATATTGAAGGACCAGAGATCACACCACCGCCGTCCCCAAAGTCCCACACCCAGGATGTTGGGTAGCGAAAGCTTACATCTGTGAAGTTGACGGTCGCTGGCACAATACCGATTGTCTTATCGGCTGTGAACCACGCCCGTGGTGTTAACACTAACCGCCTAAGGAAGTTCAACCGCCCGGTAAGAGTGTCGCCGTATGGCAATACATCAATTTGGCCCTTCACGCCAACAAACTCTTCAATAGCAATGAGGGCGTCTTTGATGGAATTGTGGTGGTCTGCGTAGACATTCATCGTCACATTTGTGAAACCTTTGAGCTTCGTCACGTCCTCAAAATTTGGCATGATTTCAAGGCTGTCGAAAGTGGTATCCGTATGTGAGCCGTAATAGAAGGACGTTCCCCTTACCTCCGGTTCGTTACACTGTTCGGTTAGGGTAATGATGCCGGTAGGCGGGAATCTATCCATAACGCCCGGATCAGCGGAAACGGTAATAGATGTGTCACCAGGGTTGTAGTCCTCTATGAGAACTGCTCGTAGAGAATCATGAACGACAAACAGATTGTCGTCAGTATCGAGTACTTCGGGATATGTCGTACCTGAGGGAATCATTAAGTCACCACAATTTCATAGTCCACCGTTACCAACTGAATACTCTGATCGGCAAAAACCACAAGCACGCTGGGTTTGTAGGCACCTGCGGCAGAATACGTGTGTGTCGTTGAGTGGATGTTTGGATTCTCGAAAGTCTCTTGATTGCCATCGCCAAAGTTCCAGTGACGCACGATAATGTCTCCATCCGTTTGGTCGACAAAATTGAATACTGTTGAAGTAGTGCCCATTTCGGGCGTTACGTAGAAAAAGCCAGGGGTCTTCGTGTTATCGATTTGGATATAGTCCAATTTGTTGGTAACGCACTGTCCGCCTAATGAAGTTACAATGCGAAGCTGAACGCTAAAGTTCCCTTCGGAATTGTATGTATGTGTCGGGTTCCTTTCCGTCGACGTGCCGCCATCACCAAAGTCCCAAAGGTAACGAATCGCATCGGTGGTCGAAAAGTTCTGAAAGCGGACCTTCATCGGACTCGACCCCCGTCGAGGCCAAGCTCGGAAAAGGGCTCGGGGAGAAAGGAATTTTGCCTCCAAAGTGGTCAGCCGATGGTTATATGAACCCTCAGCAGGGTCGTCACTTGTTCCCAAGTAGTTCTCAATGTTCAGAATGGCATCCTTGATAGCGTTATGATGCTCAGCCATCACGGCGTTACCAACAGACGTACCAATGGACCAACTGTTCTGTCTGGACCCCGCAAAGCCTCGCTTCAAGTCTTTGAAGACCCCAGTAGTCTTCTCTCCATAGTACATAAGCTCGTCACCCACCCGTAACAAACCCTTGTCAGGAAACTTACTCGTGTCACCAACTACCAAGTAACTCCCATTGTACGTTAAGCTTTGCGTCAGTTCGGTCTCAGCATTATTACGAACCGCATATAACTCATCGGTGCTGTCGATTGCTTCTGGAAAGACGGATAAATCGCCCGTTACATACCCATCATCCAAGCTGCTCAGTCTGTCGGCCATCTTCAATTTCTCCCTGTGTATCTACGTCCGCCTCGGTGTTTTCCCGATTACCAAGTGCTTCTTGGCGGTGTTTGATCAGTTGTCGGATGGTGTCTTTGACCGGGAGCCCCTCTGGCATGGCATAGATACTCTTGAGGACCTCTGGTTCTGGCGGATTACCTAACAGAAGGCGGGTCTCGATCTCCTGCGTCAGTCGGGCATTCCAATACTCACCCTGCACTTCCAAAGAATCCCAGTCTTTCGGCTCCTCGATCTCACATAGTTTCTCAAAGAGGCCGATAAGGAAGTTCGCCTCCTCCTCTTTCCCACGAAGCTTCTGTTTGAAGTCCTCGATCTGGTAGTCGATAACCTTCATCTTGCGTCGAGCATTCCGAATATTGATCTGCTCGACCTCATTCAACTGATCTGGATGCCGGTTCTGCTTGATCTCCTCGATCCGCAACTCTTCGATACGGTAGTTGTCGTAAGATTCTTCAATCATCGTTAGAAACGATTCAATCTCATCTTTCCTTACAATCAACTCATTCTTACAAGCCTGCATTTTCGACTGCACGGTTGGTTCTTTTCCAATCACGAAGTATTGAAGTTGAAAGAAGCTATGACGCTGACGACGACCCTCCGGGGCTAGCTCGTCGATTTTCTTGGACAATTCATTCATGTTTACTCCTTGTTATGCCGATATACCTATTAGAGGAACTAGTGACAAAATGGCATATAAAAAGAAACCAATCCCTACAGGGGTGAAATACCATAAACTCACGGTTATCAGTGAAGTCGAGAATACACGAGGTGACAAGAAACGATATGTCGCTGTGGAATGTGAATGCGGATCAACCAAAGTAGTTAGATGGGATATGCTCAAATCTGGCGGAACAAAATCATGCGGCTGCCTTGTTTCCAAGAACGCTAAACGACAAGCAAGAGGGATGGCTTTAGCTAGCGCCCAAAAACGACAATCGCACAATATTGCCTCCTGCCTAGGTAAGAAGTATCACAAGCTCACCATTATTGCCCCTTACAAACATCCGAAACAAAAGTGTAGTTGGGGTGTTGTGCAATGCGACTGTGGAACGATTTTCAAAGCTAACCTTGCCAGAGTTAAGCATGGCCGACTCAAATCGTGCGGTTGTTTGGCATATGATAACGCCATCGATTACGTTAGTGAGGTGGATGGAGAACAACTCAAATGCTTCGGCGGTCGTGGCGGCTACCAACGAATCTCATCCGGAAAAAACAATGGTCGCTCTCTCATCCACAGACACGAAGCAGACAAGGTATACGAGCGGATTTACGGCACTAATTTACCCAACAAGGCATGCGTTCATCATATCGACTCCGTGACAAGTAACAATCGCCTCGATAACTTATGCGTGTTTGAGGGTAATGGTGAACATAAAAGGTATCACAGAGCATTTGATAAGGCCGCTTACCAATTCCTGAGAGACAATGAGCTTTTGGATGATTTCTACAACCGTTTTCCCGATTTGCAACCCCGTACTTTGAGAGACATGTTAAATGACAGTAAACAAAAATGATAAGGTAAACGAAACGGGGGCATTGAAAGGTGCGAAAATGTACCTATCACTGCCCATTGAGCACACTAACGAGGGTGATAACGATTGGCGACCAGAAGTCAAACACCACTTGACAGAAAGTTTTGGGATTGATGTCTTTGATCCTCTGGCCGACGAAAAGCAGAAGCGAGCTACGGTGCTTAGGGCGGCGATGGAAAAGGAAGATTTCGATCAGGTAGAAGAAATTGCAACCGCTTTTGTTAAAAAGGACCTAGGAAAGATTGATAGAAGCGACTTCTTAATTGCCTACAACCCAAAGGGTGTGCCTACGACTGGCGTACCCTGTGAGGTTCACCACGCCGTTCAACTGAAAAAACCAGTCATGATTGTTTGCCCAGACGGCAAGCGGGCGGCGTCACTTTGGTACTGGGGTTATATTCGACACGAGTACATCTTTGGATCGTGGGCAGATTTGTACGAATATTTGGAAGAAGTTGATCAGTTTAAGCATCGTGACAATCACCGGTGGTGGTTCGTTTACAGAATGGTGTAGGATAATCACACCATGAAACTACCCAAGAAACCACCACGACCCTACACCCAATGCAAACTCTGCAAAGGGAATGCACAGGAAATGGTCTACATCCCTAAGAAGTTCGCCAAGAAAGACAACGTCCTCAAGATCAAGAGGAACGGTGTCTGGGATGACCACTGGGTTGTCACTGAGGTCCACGGAGAAGTCGACGAAACCGTCTTAGATGGTATTCGTCGACTTTGGAAGAAACACCGGCAGCATACAGATGTTGTCAAAGGCACATTTAAGAAGCCAGAAGGAGAAGAAGAATGATGTTCAAAAATATCATGTACTTCGTAGTGACACTTGCCGCAGCTATTTGCTTGATGATATACGTGCTTAAAGCCTTTGACGGCACCACAACCATCCAACTTCCAGGTGAGATTCCTCAGTACTGGCATAGGCAAGACGAGCGAACCATCATTATCATCGGCCACGACCCCGAGATGCATAATTCTCTCACCGGATGTATCGCCCCAGGTCGCAAACACGGTCATTGGAGAATCTATACATTCCGAGATCAAGAGGCGTATGAGAGGGTTGCTGATCACGCTAAGACGGCGGTCCACAAAGCCTTCCCCTCAGAATAGCCATATCTCTACTTTACTAAGGTATGAAATGGGTTAATGAGCTATATGAGGGCGACTGCGTTGAACTGATGATCCGGATGCCAAAAGATCATGTCGATCTGGCAATCACATCGCCGCCATATGACGATCTTCGTTCTTATCATAACAATCTTCACGTACCCACCGTCGCCTTCTGTCTCCATCGAGTTCTAAAGCCGGGCGGTATCGTTGTATGGGTTACCGGAGACAAGACACACAAGGGAAGTGAAACGCTCTCTTCCTTCAAGCATGCCATTGCTTTCAAAGAAGCTGGTTTCAATGTTCATGACACCATGATCTATGCGAAAGAAAATCCAATCCCCATGAATCATAATCGCTACGAACAGGTCTTCGAGTACATGTTCGTCTTCGCAAAAGGGAAACCCAAGACTTTCAATCCTATCCGCACCCCAATCACATCTCCCCGCCCGGAGCAGCAGGATGTACACCATACTAAGAATTACCAACGTGGAAACAAGAAGAGGGGTCACAATACCACCAAGATTAAGGGTAACATCTGGAGTTACAAAGTAGGGCTGCATTGCTCCACAAAGGACGTTGAAGCCTTCCAACACCCCGCAATTTTCCCAGACCAACTGGCCGAAGATCACATTTTGTCATGGACAGAGCCGGGCGACCTCGTGCTTGATCCCATGTGCGGCAGCGGCACTTCCTGCAAAATGGCCGTAAAACACGGGCGAAAGTACCTCGGATTCGATATTGAGTCTCGCTTTGTCGAGTTGGCAAGGCAGCGAATTTTATCCGTAAAGTGATTTGCGCCGAAATTGCTATTGTGGCAAATTTGATTTTTGGATACAACAGAGCATAGTAACTTTTTATCCAACGGAGCCACAATGGGCTCTTCCACTCTTTTAGGAGGACCGTTGCATGTCCAAAACAGCACGTTCAGCAGGTCGAAGTACGAGGAGCAAACAGAAGTCACACATTTTGAAGATCGCTCAAAAGCGGGCCAAAGTTAGAGTCGTATCACCACAGCCAATGGATTTAGCAGACATTTCGTCGGCGGACCTCAAATCCTTGGACGCTACAAGCAAAGTCTTGGAGTTCTTGGGAGGCGAACCCGTTGAGAGCAAAACGGTACAAGTTCCTGTCGACAAATTGGTCGTCAAAACGGATAACCCACGAACCATTTGTCTGTGTGCCGACGACAAGCCCGCAACGGAAGCGGAAATCAAAAATCTTCTGCTCAATCACGATGTTGCAAACCTTATACTACAACTGGCCCACAATGGTGGACTTCCCGAACCGATTGTCGGTGTTGCCGAGAAGAAAGGCAAAGTCTCTGTTCTGGACGGTAACCGGCGAGCAGTTGCCTCCAAAGTCCTTCTTGGTCAAATTCCCATCCCAAATGAGTGGCCAAAAGGGATTCGAGAAGAAATTGAGGAAGCAAAAAAGAATGGCTTTCCTCCGAAGGTTCCGGTGAAGGTTTTCACAAAAATTACCCGATTTCAACAACAAGCCTTCTTGGCAATCAAGCATTGTTCGGGTGACCGCAAGTGGCCATCTATCGCAAAGGGGGGATTTGCTTACAACATCCTTTGCGAGAGGAGCAAGATGAAGCTCACTTGTAACAAGATCGCCGATCTACGCACAATCTGGTCGGAACTTAAGAAAACAAGCCAAGAACAGCTAAAAGCCATTGCTTTGATCTGCGGTACACAAGTCAGTTGCTTGCGGAACTATATCATGGCCTATGTCGCCAATAGCCTGTACTGTGGAATGTTCAAGGTGGACGACCAACGGGAGCGATTCACCTATTTCGCCAAATTCTACGGCTGGAAATGGGCCCGAGATATGGCCGAGGGTAAGCAACCCACTATGCGAGACAACGGAGAAACCGTGGACATCCTCGCACCCGACCCAGAAATCGAAGCGAAATTCATGGATTGGATCGCTCGAAAGATTATCACGGATTGCTGCCAAGTCGACATTCTGGATACAATTCTCGGCGACGAGCGACTGGTGAAGGAGATGGAAGAAAACGGCATGGCCAAAGCTTGGGACCTCTACAAACGTGTTCGGGAACCAGCCGTCATCTATGATGATGCCATTGCGTGTATTGAAAATCTCACACCAACAGCTATCAAGGCAAAGGACGCAAAGGATATGCGTACCAGCCTGAAATTGCTCAAAGAAACGATCAGAGCTTTTGAGAAAAAGCTTGGGAAGCCACTTTAACCTACGAGAGGGGCTACTCAATACCCCCTCAGAACCCCTGAGAGCCACTGTAGCGCAAAACAACCGCCCACAGGACTCTTGAGTCCTGTGGGCGGTTGTGGCTCTATACGGGCCTCTCAGGGTCTCACATGACCTTTACTCCATGAATGGCTTTGAACTTATAACCTCTCTCCACAGCTTCATAAGCCCACTTGAGTTTGACCTTCTCTAGGTCTTCGCTCACCTCGTCCATCTTACCGATTTCCTTGATCGCTTTCTTGTGCAGCAGGATGCCGTTCATCGAGCCTTCATAAAACGTCACCCTACCGTCTACGATGGGGAAGAGGATGTCCTTTTCGTTATCCACAAAGACCACATATCGGCGGTAGAACAGCGGGCGTATGAAGGAACCGGCGAAGATGACAAAATTCCAATCACATCCGGTCTTTTCCAATCCTTTATTGATGAGGGAGGTGTAGGTGCTGCCACCCCGGATGGTCTTGCAGACCTCTTTCATCTCATCGAGTTCTGCCTTCTTCGTCTCTTTGGGAACGACGCATAAGCAAGGAACGTCGTGGTACTTGCCAATAGACCTAATGGTGCCACGAAGACCATTGATATTTCGCTCCGGACAGAGGATTACGAACCCAAAGTCCAGCTTCTTGACTTCATACATATCTTTACTCGTTCTAAGCGGGTGCTTAGGTTGTTGGTCGGTCGAAATCGATTCTGAGAGTGTCACTGGACGCTTTCGCCTTATTGAGTGTGAAAACACCAGTGTCCGGATCGGTTTCTGTGTAGTAAAACCCAGCAATCATAGTTGGGCCTTTGGTTAGTCTTAGGCCACCCATGTACACCCTTAGGCTACCTGCTGTGTACGGTGTATTAGAGGATGATGTCTTGAAAATCATATCCCCCGACACATGCACGGGCGTAACATCGTAGCTTTTTACGGTTATCAGGGATTTCGAGAAGGTCGTATCAGCTTGAACCTCCCCAGTTCCTAGTTCTACCCGCCATGCCACCGTGTCTGAATCAACAAGACTGACGGTATTTGCAAAATCGGGCCATGTCAGGGTGGCCGAAACGGTTGCGATTTCCACTGACAGGTTCGTAGCGGCGCTGTCTACAAGGCTGAGCTTAGATCGCTCGGCATCTGTCATTCTAATGTAGCCACCCTCGTCCAAATGCTCCGCAATACTGTGGAGCGCCTCATCGACGGCGATGGTCTTTAATGATCCATTTGCCTCCAAAGACTGGTTCAGTCTATTCGACAGGCTCCCCGCCGTCCCAACGGATTCCTCAATATCGTTCTGGTTGATGTCTACTTGGGCATTAACCAGGAACATCTGCGTATTGATCCCCTCAATAGGCAGATTGTCATAGTAGTAATGATAGGGTTGCAACGCCTCGTAGCGTGGAATTGGCACAGAGTCCAGATTTGGCATTGTCTACTCCTTGTATCGGCTTCTAGCCCTTCAATCTTGAGTTTTTCTTCTTAAAGAAGTCGTCTTCTTCACCGAAAGCGATGTTTGGAGCAAACTGACGGCGTGTAGACGGGATCGTCATTCGCTTGAAAAGGGCCACGTCGGCTGTGGTTGTCCCCACTTCATTGACCATATCTGGGTCTCGCTCTTTGAGCCATTCTTCAAAATGTGTATGTTCCTTTTTCACTGGTAACCCCTTCTCTTTTGTCTTGGCGAATTTCCTGAGGTCTTTCTTCCCCATGCTTTGGTACATCTCTTTGGCCGAACCCCTCAGTTCAGAGGGATCAAACTCGCCTTTCTTGGCAGCATATGCCATACCTGCTGCTTTTCGTTGTTTCTTTGATACTGCTGGCATGTTAGATAATCTTCTTTGGGTTAATAATCTTCTGCTTACTCTCTTTAAGTTTCTTTTGAGCGACTTGTTTCAGCTTATTCAGTTCTGCGTTGATATTCGCCATATCGTATATATCCTATGATTAGAGAAACGTCACTCGCCAGTTGATGGTCAGTTGCATGGATGCCGTCTTGTTCAAGTCTGGGAAGGTTACCATGCTGTAGAGGTCACCACTCTTCATCACCAATGCCATTTCGTTGATTGGATGGCCAACCGCTTCATCAAAACCTACAACCGAAGTGAGGATAGCTGTCGTCGGCCCGGAAGGATCAATGGAAGAGATAACGTTCTTCGTGAGGAGCGTCGTCCCAAACAAACCATTTCTCGTTTCCTCAACGAACTTAGCCGTACCGCCCGTAGCACCACCAGAACCAAAGATCATCGATTCTATGTAGAAGTCGTAAGGATCAGCTACCTCATTGGCCAGACTACTTGCTAACGCTATCTTTCCGTTGCGCAGGATCGTGTTCGGCGTCTTGTGGACCTCTGTCGAGCCATCCGTGTACTCCACGATGACCTCTACGTCGCCACGACCCTTTACCTTGGTGCTCGGACTCGTTATATTGCTCACCTTCTCTTGGACCATGTTGCGTAGCGTCTGCTTTGCGTCATCTCGTTCCAAAACTAGGCTCAATTCTTCGTCCGAAATGTCCTCAGGAGTGAGCATCTCTCTCCATGTCTCAAAATTGCTATGCATGCTAATCTTTCCAATCTATCTCTATAGTTACACCTTCGCCTTGCGATTGTATGTCCATATTTCCCTCATCTGAATTGAGTAAGTTCGCAAGCATTGACATCGGTGTCATCGTTTCAATTTCAATATCCACTACGTCATTGTTCCGCCTGTCGACAAATGAAAGCGTATCACCGTGGATAGTTACAGGCACTTTCGTGAACTGGTGAATCTCAAAACTTACAGCAGTTCCACTGAGACCCCACATTTTCTTCGGAGTTGAAAGCGTAATCGTAGTACCGTCGATCTCCAGAATCTCGTGATACTTGCCACCAATCAAAACTAGGAAATTCTCCTTGAACTGACTGTTCTCAAGAAGTGGCCCCAACCAGTTAGCACCATTGGATATGGATAGGCCAGTTTCGTAGTTGGTCGGACTGGTATCTAACGTCAGTCCACGCACGTCTAGGTAACCTACAGCCTCGTCGATCAGCCGCCTGAAGACCTCTGCGCTCGTCACGCCCATTGATCCGAAAGTCCAACCGGTAATCAGGAAGTTCTCGTCGTCAATGAACTCACGAATCTCGTATTGGACGCCACCAATGCGAATATAGTCTCCAACGTTCACTTGGTATTTCGTTCTGAAGTCCGTACCACCATCAATCCGGCCTCGTCGACCTACCGCTATGCGACCAGTTGTGCTGGGGTCGCCAACAGATACATCCAAATCTGTCTTCAACTGGTAAGTGATGTTCGACCTATCCTTCAAGTCGCCCCAACTAGCCAGAATCAAAGAATCGTTAGGCAACGTCTCGTCAATAAGATAAGTGCCCGCCACCACCGAAGGTGCCGTAACCTCAATCTTCCAGCCAGGAGCCACGTTGTTGTGACGGAAATCTACGTCCTCGTCAGTGAAGGTGAAAAGATTGTCCTCAGTGATGCTCGTCACCGTCCCATCAAAAAGCTCATTCGATAACCTGAAAGGGAACGCAGCAGTATTGAGAGGCCAACCAATCGTGTCGGGAACACCCTGCACAATGTCCACAATCATATTTTGAGGATTCGTCACCTTGTACTCGCCCCCATCTGGACCCGATAGGATTTCCAAAAGATTGTCCGTTGTATCCAAACCAGAAACGGTGACATCAAACGTCACGCCAGGGGAGTAAAGTACAATAGCGTCATTCAAGCCACTACCGCTGCCTGTGGCAGCGGTAGTGGCGGTGGCGGTGGCGTTGCGGCGTACTGCGACTGAATCTTCGAGTCCATGCTTGATAACCCTTGTAAAGATGTCCTGACCGTTGGTCAGAACATCTTCTGGTGTTAGTTGCATGAGTATTTCCACTTCTTCTTGTTGCGGGGTTACATTCTCATTAACTCCTGCTTGATAGGTGAGCGAGTTCACGAACATGTGGAAGGGTTTGTATTCTTCGATTACATTCTCAATTTCCTCAACACGGGCATCTGTGATATTTTCGATTTCTACATCGATATTCACCATGCTACTGATACAACAAGAACATTCATCTAAGAAAGCCTTATCCATATCACAAGGATCGGTCGAATCCCTTAATGAACCGTTATATTCCTCCATATTATAGATGTTTTCGCTGAATGGAAACTCGGTACGGACACGTCCCCAAACGACGAGAGGTTGTGTTGGGTGACGTGTGGGGCAAATCACATCGAACATCGTATCCGTCTCTTCGATCAATCTTACATTCCAGTTCTTTGGAGGGTAAGTTACATCGGCTTCATCTCGCTGATCCGCCAGTGGAAGCGAGCGGATATATGCTTCTATAGTGGGATCGATGATGGGCCCAATCTTATAGACGATTCGCACGATATCACCATCCACCAATGCAATAGGTGTAGGTGCCGTCTCACCTGTCCAGGTTAAGACGTAAACGGCATCGTCTGCATCGTAGGTGATTTCGCCATAGTCACTGGCCGTTAATGTCGTGTAAGTAGATGAGCCATTAGGTCGGAGGTAAAGCTCAAAATCAGAGGTATCGTAAACACTCTTTGCTAGTTCAAATTCGGTTTGATCATCAGTGACGGTGAAGGCTTCCTGCCATGTAGCCGACGAGGTAACTTGCCAGAATTGGGTAAGATTATTCAATGTGGCCGCTGATTGGGCTAACGCTTCCCTCAACCCCGCCAAGGTACCTTTTCTTTTGAAGAGCGGAATTGCTCGTTTGATTTGCCGCCGCCATAGTGTGACATCATCGGATCGCAAGCTCAGATTGAATAGGTTCGACAGATACAATATCATTCGCTCGTGAATGGCGTTTGCGTCCTGTAAGTCGACCATTTGATTTGCAAGGTCTTCGAGAACAACAAAACCATTAGCCAGTGCTGTGTTGAATCTATCCAGAATATCCGGCGTGAGGTCACCAGGAGCTATCTTTAGTTTCAAGTATTCCGGAAGATACCGTTCAAGCAGAGTGGGATACTTATCGGGATCGGTGATATGAGTGGGAACTGCCGTATTCGAGGCTGTGTCTGACGCCAACTCAAACGTGACGGACTGTCGCATCAAGTCCCCGGCGATAATTGGCGTCCACGACCAACAGAGGATATAGTCACCCTCTCTTGCAAACTCCGGTACCCAGGTAATCTCGAAAGTACCTGTTGAAACCTTCGTAGCTATCGCCATATCCGTATCGGTGGATAGCCAAGCGGGGTCAATATCCGTTCCAAATGTCTTTGCGACAGTCGCTTGGTTGAAGTAACTTGACAGAACCAAGTCGTCGCCCTCATCAACCTCAATGGTCTTGTCGAGTCGAAGTGTCTTATCTGTAGTGAACTCTCTTGCGAGGAAATAGACGGTAACCTGATCTAACTTGTATGGATCAATCAGATTTCCATCAGCATCTGTTGTCGTAACTTCCAACAGAATTGTGTCACTGGTTTTCGGCGATTCGTCTATTCTTACTGGTTCTGTTGGCATGACTATTCATACGAAAAGGTGATTGTTATGTTGTCGGGCCGAATAATTTCGTAGTACTGGGCCGTTACGATGGAACCAGAATTGTCCGGATCGGCAGTTACGAATGTGATATCACTTCGTTTGATTTCCGAGATGTCCGACAAAGCCTTCACAATATCAGCATCCTTAAGGTCATCACCGTAATCCCAACGATTCAAATCGAAGAACGCAGCAGTGCGTGTCTCTGCCCTTACCTGTACTTCCTCTTGGAACTTCTTGAAGAACTTGTCCATCGTCAATTCGGCAATTACGTCAACCTCAATCACTTCGCCGTCCTTAATACAAACGTGATCCGTGATCATCTTCTTCTCATCCAACTCTTCGGAAAGGGCAACCTTTAATCCATCGCTGGCCTGTTCTAAGCCACCTTCGTCATTTCTGGCGAGCACGAAGAGGTCGATAACGTTCCCCGAACATCCATGGTTTCTCAAGACCGCTGTCGACTTTCCAATTTGACCTTGGTAAGATGTCACAAACTGGTCTGCCAGCGTCTTGTAATCGTCGCCCGTGACCGCCCGATCCTGTGTCCTTAGGTATGGCGGAAGCTTCAGGCGGATGTCGGTAATCGTGTCACCGTTGTAACCGCCCGTAGCTCGTGTGTAGTTTGTTATTTCCACGGGTACGGAAATGGCGAAGCCTGTCACTTCAAACGGAAGACTCTGGAGAACCGCATTCGTCACAATGTTTCCAATGACACCACCACCTTGACGATACGTAACCTCAATAGATGAGCCGCTCGGCGGAATCGCCCCTGCCCGGTTATTGCCGAAGATGATGAATGCCTGCCATGTGGAATCAAACTCAACACGATACTCTCGCCTGGGCTCCGAGTCTGTGAAGTACTCCACCTGTTCCCATCGCACCCCGTCTACATCTACACGAACACTATCGTACAAGACAGGAATTTCAGTGAGTGTATAACTCTGATTTTGCGACCCGTCGCTCGTAAAGGTGATAACCCTCGTGTTACCCTCCACGCCAACAATAGACGTGTTAGAGAAGTTACCCGCAGGAATGATGATATCCTCATCGAAGATCGGTTCGTTGTCCTCGTCGGCGGGGAACAACTCAAATGTCATTGGTGTATCATTCGCTACAACATTGATGGACACCGGCGTCGGCATAATCAGGTCCGTGTCAAGTAGACTTCCAAGGGTCGCAGAGAAGTTCGCCTTTGCCGCTATCGGTGGTGTGGGGGTGAAGCCAACCAACTTTGATAAACGAAAGGCATTCTCGATCTCCCCAACAGTGTCGATGAAAATCTCATTGGCAATCTGGTCCATCTTGTAGGACAGCATGTCAGCGATAAACGCCCAGTTCTCGATCAACAAAATCGCTAAAGATGACTCGACGAAATCATTGAAATCATCCGGAAAACTCTCTTCGATGAATTGAATCAAACGAGTTTTCATAGACCAGAAGTCTTGATTCGTGTAGTTCAAATTGAATTGCGCAGGCGTCCGAATGTCTTGTGACTCCGAAATAGGCACCGACTCTAAGTTGCAGTTTATTGTCATTCTAATCTCCGAACTTCTTCACGAACTCTTCATACGTCATGCTTTCGAGAAATTGGTAAACCAGCACGTCGTCATCGTGATCGTAACTTGATGCTTCACCTTCGAGGACATAAACACCTATGCGACTATGCCTCGCCGGTCGTTGCTTAAAGATATGACTTCCCAAAGGTCTCTTCCGAGGTAGTTTTCCGACCTCCAAATAAGACATTCTAGGAGGAATATCCGTATTCAGCGTTACGACACAACTCTCTAAACCATCTGCCGGGCCACCGATGTATTTGGCTTCAAACTCGTAACCAAACCCTTCAAACTCCATGTAATTATCCCCCTGCTAATGGAACTTCTAAGAGAAGCTCCTTAATTTCCTTTATGTTCTCCGGGTCGAGGAAGGAAATGCGTATCAACAATATCGATTCCCGCTGCGTGAGGTCGTCGGCGACATCGAGGTCATCTTCATTAGGGGTTAGCTGAATTTGAATGTCCTGAATCACCACCCTCGGCTCCCAAGCAGTCAGTTGCTGTGCTATTCTGGTTCTCACCGACTCAACGGTGAAACTATCGGCAGGCTCAAAAAGGAAATCATTGAGACCCGTGCCGAATCCCGGCAACATCACCCTCTCACCCGGATGTGTTAGTAATAGAGCAAGCATATCGGACTTTATCTGGGCCGTTCCTTGCTGAACATGGAAATAACCTCGTGCGTGAGGTTGAATCGGATAAGGCATACCAGCAAATCTCATTTTGTCTCATTCTCCTATAGGGTTGCCACTGTTCCCGCACCCGCACTAGCGGCACCCACACCTGCGGCACCCGCACCTGCGGCACCCAACCCAGTACAAGTTGGGAACCAACCCATTATGGGCACAACCGACGTAGCTTCATCTGATGCTGAAACGAAAACTCTATCACTTATAGTTAGTCCACAAGGACCCCAACAGGCTACCGGCATAAAGCATGGCACCGTGTTTGGCCCCAACTCCACCGAGTCACAATCGAGACCAGCGCCCAGAGCAATAATGTCGTCTGCGAAGTGAACCTCTACCCCACTCTTATAGAAATACACCTCATTAGCCATGTGGAAATCACTCTCGGTTACAAAGGTTATTTTCGACGCCGGGTAACCAGGAAAGTCCTTAATTCCCACCTGTTCTACCCAAATATCAGTACTAACACCTATGTAGTAACCACCAGATTTGAGAAGAATGAAACCGGGATCACTTGGTGGTGATTCTTGCATTCTGAATAGGTGTGGGCCATGCTCATTCTTCTTCTGCGGAGACATCAACTCAATGAACTGACCTTCCGCATCGCCATCTTGGTTATTGTCATCTCGCATCAAAAGCTGCAAGCCATAACCCGTTTTCAAAGCGACATAGGCTTTATCAGCGTTAGCTGTTGGCTCACCCCCCTCTTTACGGTCGGGCGGCTTGTTATCGACACCCTCGTCAACCATCATCAAGCTGTGCTTCGATGTACTCTCAATCTTGATGTGACGAAATTCGCCACCCTTTTTGCTCGATAAGGTGTGATCATTCAACTCGACTCGATGCCCAGCAGCGGTAACAATCTGAATGCCATTCGGTTCAAATTCCGGGTCTGACTGGTGGATGAAATCGCCTGATCGAATGTTCGGCTCATCCTCGGCATCACCCAATTTGATCATGTGACCCGTTGCACTCTTCATGTACATCTTGCCGTAGAACTTATTTTCACAGCCGAATGGGAAAGGTGCTGTTCCCCGCTCCCAGTTCGGTATTCCCTCTGGCTCACTCACTTCATCGTCCATGACAAAAACGTGACCACTGATTGAGGAAAGAAAAACCCCCGTTTGCTTCAAGATGCATTTATTGTTTTGAGGTGTACACGGACCCCTAAAGGCTCTTACTTCACTCTCGTGCTTGAATAGTTGATTCTCACATTCAATTTCCGCATAATCACCACACATTGGTGGCTGCCTTACCTTACGGCAGTCTTCATCGTCACCAATAAACGGGTCAGAACACGCTATCCCACTCCCAGGCCCACCACTAGCATTAGGACCGCACTCGCAAGCCTTTGGATTGACATGCTGTGCCGCTGCATGCATGTGGTCGTCCCACATGAGAAACGTGTGGCCACCACTAGAACCCAATTCCAAGTGTGTGAAACGCTGATTACAATAGTAATTGCCATCATCGAACTTCAGACGATGTTTCCCCGGCGTCTTGATCTCATAGATATGAGAAGGCGTCACCTTGAGAAGAGCTTCCGTGTCCTGCTCAAAAGACTTGAGGTCATCGAAATCCTTAATGTTGTAGTTCTCCGTATTAGACGGAGGTAGTACTTGCGACTCATCATTCTTTCCAACGAAGTAACCGTTACGATGACCTTGGTGGATGCATTCATACTCGGGAACGCCGACATTCCAACTATGTGGTGGTTCCCCACGGTTTCTCGTCCAAGTGGTCCCCACGTAGTAAGGCAAATGGCGGTCACCATTCTCGAAAATAATGCAAACCGTGGAACCTGCGGGAGGGACCCATAAGGCCCCAGAGTCATCAAAGCCACTCAGTGTGGAGATTGGCCATGCCCACGGAAGAGAATCAACTGGTGTTTCTTTTGGCGAAATGGCTGGGTGATAGAAACGAATACGACCCTGAGCCCATGGGTCCTTCGTATCAATACAAAGAGCTAAATGTAAACCATAAAGAGCTTCACTCTGAGTGTCCAAAACCCAGTTCTTTTTCAAAGCAGATTGAACTGCTTGAAGGGTGTTGTACGCAAACTCACTAAACGTATCCTCTACGCTTGTAAGTCGTTCATCAATTTCAAAGACCCTTTTGAGAGTGTCATTAACCCATTTCATGCTCCTCCTATTGCATTCGTGCGCCGCTCGCATTACCTCCCAGCAACTTATCCCAGTCAATCGTTGAGCCGGGTGCCGGTAGGGTCAGTTTTAGAGTAGTAGTATACGACCCAGGTTTGATATCATGATGTATACCGAAGACATACCACTTGAAGTTACTGAAACTCTCGTTGCAAGTCGAGTTAGCTAAAGACCCGGTGGTACCAGAAGGCACCCACTCCGGGCAACCACCAGGAGCCGCAGGGCCAATTTCGGTGCTAATTAAACCACTTGATGTCCGACGAGTTTGAACAGTACCTGCCTGTAAGAAGAATGGGTTGATCACGATAAGCGATACATGAGCCTGCTTCATCACAAAAGGATGATCTAAAGTGGGGTCTCCTTGTATTCTCAATTCAGCAGTGATTGGTTCATAATTTCGGTTCGCTCGGGTATGCTTACTATCCGCCTCCATAACAGCATTTCCAGCATTATCGGTCCCGTGTATTCTCACGGAGCCGTCATCCGCAGCTACAATACTAAGAAGGCCACCTCGGCTTTCTTCTTGACAAGCATCGTTTAGCTTTGCATCGTTATGATCCTTTTGTTTCAAACCCCTAGCGGTAGTTCTATCATGGTGACCACCCGTGTTCGCCGCCCACATGAAACTCCACTTAACCTGCGGGTTAAACTCAATTACCGGACTGCAATAACCACCATTGACAATGTACGTACCAAGATGATTATTACCAACCTTACCCGTAGCACGACTTACTGTTTCGCTGGGTTTTGGTGACCCGTCTTCCCAAATTGCAATCGTTGGGTCTGGGTCTGTATCATGCCACTCAAATCGTACACCCTTGTCATTCTTGGTCACGGCCCCAGCCATAGAAATCCAATGCTTCGCAGCTTTGTATGCCGCCAAACCTTTGGAATCATAGGGTCTCTTGTAATCCTGCTTCCAAAACTCCTTGGCAGTTTTTTGTTCGTGCTTGCCGGTACTTGCATTTCGCCAGTGATATTGAACCTTAGCTGGTGGACAACCCGCAGCGAACAACTGATCTAAAGCATCTCCTAAGGCAACCGGTTCCTTATCAGTACCAACGATCACGTTAGTGGTACCTTCGAGCCCGATCTTCATCTGGTCAACAGCTTGCAAAACAAATGTGTAACCCTTGTCGAACTTCACGTCCACCTTAATGAGAAGAAAATGATGAAGGCTGCTCCTACTTTGCTTTTTGGGCGACCCCCCATTACAGGTGCTAAACTGCCAGCCAAACTGCACGATCACCTGATACTTCTGGCCAGCCTCCGACATATTACTCATCATCTTGGTGAAAAATTTGTGGAAAGCACCACCCTCTTCGTCCATAATTGAGATGACGACACCCGAACCGTTATCTTGACCGTATTGAAACGATTTGATTACAGCCTTGTTCTGAAACCGTCTCGATGATTGATTTGAAACGGATATGGTATCATTCGTTCCCGCTACCCGTACTTCAACCCATGGAGCGAGTACCTCTGCATCAAGGGGCTTCTTTACCGAACCCTCCTTTCCGTTGGCACTAAATCTCTGGCCGCATGAATAGGATAGGCATGAAAAACTCCCCGATTCCGAACCAAAGGTAAGCGCACCGGCACCACCACCAGCCCAATTTGGTGGTCGGTCACCATGATTTACTCCCCATTTATCCGGACCTACGCCACCAGCACCTACCTTACCCCCATTGCCTCTTGCTGCTGCGCCTCGATTCACGCCATCAACCATAATCCTCCTTAAAACCCTGTTAATGCCGGAATGCGTATCGTAAGACCAGCTTTGTAATGAAAGACATCACTGAAACTATTTGCTTCCATTATCTGCCACCAATAATCCGGTGTGTTGTAAGCGTACAACGAAGTGATGTCGGGCCGGTATTCTTCACCGGGTGTAATGATTGAAACCAAATCATCAATAGTAGTCTCTTTTAGCTGCCTCTTGTAAATCTCAAACGTGATAATGCGATCATCGCCCCGCAATAGTACATCGGAACTCATATACCGACTTGTCGTTGGTACAAAGTCACTTTGTTGTGCATTTGGTATAACTTCTACAGGAACTGCCATTTACTGTCCTTGTTTTAAGATTCTATCTTGGTTTGGAAGCGAATTAGTTTGTGACCCAGGCGTAGAAGTGTACACAACGTGCCACGAAGTATTCACTTGGAAGTAGACTGGGTACATGTTTCGGGTATCGATGGGAACCCACGCCACATTTGTGGGGTAGCTGACACTGTAATTCTCAAGAACGGCACACACAGTTCCATCTGTACCTGTCGGTGTTCCACCACCAACAGGCCCTCCTAGCAATGACCCAAATCGCAACTTACAAACAGGAGGGGGTTTATACGGAGTGCCTTCTCTGGGATAAACCGCACTTTGTATCGCCCATAAGTTTGATCGATTTTCCTCTAAATCGGTCCACTTAATAGATAAGAAATGTAACCGCACGGTGACAATCCGATTATCGCTATGCGAATACGTTTTAATCGGATTTGAACGACCAATGATCGAAGTATCCGCATAACTCGCCTTTTTCGTGTCTGTTACTTCGGGGAGAATCTTCAATTCAATAACAACTGGCCCGCCACCGTTACTAGGAACACTGATTGTAAAATCCTTGCCTAGTGGTCTTAGATCACCACCAAGTCGCTCCGTGGCTAACGGCAACTGGGTCGACATAACCATAAGTGCCTCATATTTCAAAAGGAAGGTTTCAGTATATAGGAGCGCCACCGTTCTATTTACCGGGACTAGCCGGGTCGTGGTGGCACGGGTCCGTGGGAGGGCAATGCCGTCCACGCACCGTCAGGTTGGCCAAAGCCGTACAGGCTTCCTCTAGGTACTTTTCTAGGCCGGGGGTCCCCCGGCTCGATTTGTGAGTCGTACATATTTGGCGGCGTCTTGTCGATGAACTCAATGAACCGTCGCAGATCGTCAGCCAACTGCTTCAACCACTTCACCGACTCATCGGTGTTCTTTCGCATACCTTTCAATTCTCGCTTGGTCGCTTCTGTCTCAGGTTTGGAATCTGCAACTCGCCTCTCTCGCAGCTTGCCGCCCATGGTCTTTGTTGCACCATCTTCACCAGGAACTCTGGGGGAAATCATAGTTCCCACTGGTAAACCCGCAGCGCTACCTGTCAATGGAATCACCGACTTGGCACGTTTATCTTCACGGCGTCCCATCTCAGCCCCAACAGCCGCACCGATAACGGCCCCCACGGGCCCACCAAGAAGCATACCAGCTACAGCCCCTGCCGCACCATACTTAAGCGAGCGAATACCTTTGCTGCTACCTTTCACTTCCATTGCTTGGTAACGGAATTGCTGTAATTGTGTTAAATGAATCCTAGTCAATAAGGACACCACCCGTTCGCCAGCGCTTTTCGCTTGACCCGTCTTTGCTGGGAAGCCGAATATTTCGTTCTTGTCGACCTTGGCTAGTCCGCCCTTTGTAACGACGCCTCCGGTGTCAAGACTCTGAACCTTAGCGATGTTCTTCGTCGCCTTTTCAAACTCTTGGAGAGACGTACCAAACATTCGTTGGACGTATAGACTCTTTTCCGTTCTATCCTCCATCGCTCGTATTTGTGACACCTCTCGTGCAGTAGGTGCGGTGAACCCTCTTTGAGCAAAAATGTCTTTCTTGCGACGAGTCGATTTGTCTTTCGCCTTATCTCCGGTGACGAATAAATTGGCTATCCATTTAGTCCAACTTCCCTGTGGTCCGAGATGCTTCTTGAAAACGCCAAATGTTAAAGCATTAAGCCCTCCCGTAGCTAACCCCGCAGCCCCAGCAGTAAGCCTCATCCCGGTAGTTACCTTCTCTTGTTCTACGCCGAAAATATCAGCAGCGTTAGCAGCGGCACCGAAAGCATTAGTAATCTGGCCTATGGGACCGGGTATCCTTTGCAAAACATTCGTGATCGAGTCGGCATTATCCACAAACCATTTCCGTAACGGAGACCCCTCTTTAGTTGCAATCTTATAGATTTGTCCACCGGCACCCAATGCTGCGCCAATAGCAGTACCAATTCCGGGCGCAATCATAGTTCCGATCAATGCTCCTGAGGCGGCTGCGCCACCAACACCAATAGCTTCATTCAACGCCGTTCCTTGTTTTGCCCCAACCATCGAACCAAGCATACTTTCGGTGCGAGTACCTCCGGTAAGTACACCAAGTACTGCCGATTCGATCTTTCCCCCTACGCCCTCACCCTTTGCCAAACCAACTCTCTGGGCCTCAGCTTTTTCAATCTCAGCTTGTGTGGCACCTTGTTCACGGAGTAATTTAACCCGTTCATTAGCTGCGTTGGCTTCCATCACGCCCATCGCACCGCCCATAACCGCCATCATTGCCGGACCCAGGTATTTCAGCGTAGCCCCAGCAACGCCCTTCACAGCAGCCCCAGCCCCTAGTTTTTGTGCTGTAGCCAAACCTTTAGTAGAACCGCCGACTAGTTGTAAACCCCCGGCACCGGCACCGGCTCCACCTAACCTTTGTGCTGTCATCAAACCTTTGGTAGAACCACCAACTAATTGTAATCCACCACCGCCACCTCGAATCATAGTTCCTGTTTTCAAACCCGCAGCGCTACCTGCCAACGGAATCACCGACTTAGCAGCACCGCCGCCTCTAATCATAGTTCCTACTGGTAAACCCGCAGCGGTACCTGCCAATGGGATTACAGACCTAGCGCCACCCATAGCACGGGCTCCACCAGCAACACCAGCAACACGACCAACCCGACCCATACCACGACCACCTAAGGCACTCGACAAAGATATTTGCCTTAACAGCCCGATCATAGTCATTCGTTGAATCCTACCTTGCATATCATTCGTGTAGATGCTACCGGGTGTAGACGCCTTCAGGAACAAGCCCCTTACGCTCATACCCATCTCTCTCACGACTGGCATCAAACCCCAGAGGAATCGGGCGAGGGCAATACCTTGCAACACTAAAGTCGAAAGGGAACCAACCATAATCCCTAATGGCGCTAGCCATATTGCCATTTTTGACATCCACCAACCAAATGAATCTTGCAACATACCCTGGATTCTATTAAGGTACCTAGCTGAACGTTCTGTGGGGTTTTGTAATGACTGAGCAGCCATTTCCGATTTCGATATAGAATTATCGATAGCCTCCCTCAAGTCACCTAACTGCTTCTCTCGCTTTTGCGGATTCTGTATCGCCATGATTCTGCTAAGGTTCTCAGGTGTGAATTGGTCAACTTCACCAACCTCACCCGCCCACGCACCTGCGGCCATAGCAGCGTCACGAGCTTGTTGTGCTGCTGCCATTTGGGCTTCCATACCCATCCGCTGAACAGCCTCTTGGCGATCCGCAGCGGAAATCCTCGAAAGATGTGCCCTCGCCTCAGTCTCACTACCGAACTTATTTTGCTCTACCAACAGTGTCGCCAACGAATCAACCGAGTTGGTGAAGCCTTTATCCATGGCTTTAGATGCTTCGGCGAACATGAGAGATGCTCTTTCTAAATCGAGATTCGCCTTTTCAACATCAGTCATATACTTGGTACGCTTCTCTTCAAGCTCCTTCAAACGATCAGCAAAACTCATATTTGCTCTATTGGCAGCTTCCTGTATCGTACCCAGCTTTCCGACACTCATCTTAAAGGTTGCTTGGGCTTGTAAATCTAATTGCGAAATGAGTGCAGAAGCTTCTTTGTATTCGGTAGTATGTCTCCCAAACTTTTCAGTGACCTTGAATAGATCGTTGATGTTAGCAACTTCGAGACGCCTGTCTCCTAATGATTGGGAGAATCGTCGACCAAAATCGGTAATCTGACTACCGAAATACTCATCAATGACCTCTCCTCTTTTTTCAAATAGTTGTTCCATGAGGTCTTCACTTCGACCTACTACTCCACTTGCAATTTCCTCAAAAGTGAAACCAGCCTTCTCACCAGCCTTTAGAAGCAAAAGGGCTGTCCCAGGACCCTGTTGTAACGCCTTGATGAAATTGTCACTTCCTTTAGTTAGGAGGTCCAACGACTCACCCATTTCACCTTCGACACCAAGTTTCTGCGCCTCTCCTACCAATCTACTCAAATGACCCGCTGCTTCAGCGGACTCTCCCCCTATATCACGCAAGTTGATAAGCAACTTTTCGGTAGCCTTGGCAGCTTCAAGTAAGTTCTCACCCACGAGGCCGGTAGTCTTCGCAGTATGTTGGATTTCCCGGTTTACCATGCCCATCTCTGTGGTGCTGAGCTTCAAGTGCATTTTCCACTTCCGCATCATCTCGGCGGTTTGCTCAGCATCGGAATTTATCATGGTTGAAAGTTTAAGAGCCCCTAGTGCCATCTTGTTGGCCACCTTAGCATCTTTGATACCGGCACGAACTATCTTGGTACGGGTCTTCAGTACCGTGTTATAGTCTTTGCCAGTTCGATAGATTGCTTCCCTCGAAAGCACGGAGCGTTCAATATCCGAACTCAATTCACCTTGCACAAATCTTGTTAGTCTAATCTCACGCAGATATTCAGCTTGACTCTTTATGGCCTTCTCAACACTGAAAGCTCCCTCTATATCAACAGCAATAAGAGCCGCTGTCCATTTTCGGACACCCTCGTCCAGTCCTTTGAGAATTTCTTCCCATCTCGATGCGACTATTGTTTGTGTCCTCGAATGGACTAAGGCTAATTCATTGGCTTTTTCGAGGTGATCAAGATATGCCTTCATGGCCTGATCACGATTTTCACCCTCATCGGACATAGCAAGCTGATTTTCAAGATGCTTCAGTTGAGCCTTATGTCGCTTACTGTAGAATTGTTCTAATTGGCTGGAGAGAACGATAGCTTTCTTCTGACTCTCATTAGTGTCTTTGTGATCACCCAGCCAATCCGCAAGAATTTTCTTGGTTATGCTTTTTGATTGGTTTAATCTTGCGATATGAAGTTGAAGTGCCTTATTCCATTTCTCCATACCATCCGCAGCCAGCATTTCCTGCTCTAGGACTTCTTCATGAGTACCCTTAAACTCCTCCATCAAATCATTAGCTTCCTCCATACTGGCTGTGCTAACGGCACCGGTTAAGACATCCGCAGGTGTCGGAGTTGGCCCAGCGGGTGCCCCTCCAGGTTTCGGCCTACCTGGGGCCGATGCTGCCATGCTGGCACTGAGTTCGCCGAACTTGCTTTGAAGTTGACCTAGGAGCTTAACCATCTCCTCGGCGAGCTTTTCAAGTCCTTTGTTCTTCGTAGCAACAGTATGCTCAGATGCAAGATTAGCAAGCCCCCTTGCAGCGTCTTTCCCTAATGCTTTCTCCACACCCTTTTCAACACTCGCTTCCACATCACTTATAGAGAGGTCTTTGATCGCTGTACTTTTCTTACTAGGGGCTCGAAGCTCCAAACTTTTGGCCATTTCCATGGTCTTCTTCTGGGCCTTTTCCAAGTCTTCGAGCTTCTTGTTCATACCCTCGACGGCCTTCACAGCCTCGCCCATAGTCTTAGTCAGTTCTTCATTTTGCTTCTGCCCCTTCTCCATACTATCGGTGAGTTTTTTGACAATCTCAGACTCCTTAGACCTTCCTGTCGGGCCTAATAAATCCTGACGACTCAATGTCACTTCTTCTCCACGATAGTCAGTTGGCATAAGTTATTCTACGCTCCCATAGGTGGCCGTGTGGCGGGCGTTCCTGGTATTGTTGCTGGGCGTGGAGCGGTAGGAGGTATTCCTGGTTTAGCTCCTGGCACTGGCGTTGCAGCACCCCGTGCCATTTCTTCGGCAGTTGGGTTTACTTGTCGCTGGAGTTGTTGTCGGATCATATCTCGTATCAGCTTCATTTCCTGCGGGTTCGTGCGGGTTCGACCTTCAAGACTCGGTAATAACTGGGTACGTATCTGATTGCAGTCGAGAAAGTGAATCTTCCGAAGGCCGATTTTCTTATACGTCCGAAAAGCGTTAACTATATAGGGATCGGGTTTGATGAATTTGTAGTCAAACTGACTGTTCCCGCAGTAGGTCAAAATCAAATTGCGGACGTAGTTGTACGTCAGGTAGTGGAGATTGACACCTTTAATCCGATCTGGTAAAACCCTCGTCACAAGAATCAGTGGACTGGCATCATGTTTCCAGAACAGGTACTGACAACTAACGAGTGTCCCCCGCTGTAACCGGTTGATTGGCATGAACGGTAGCCAGTTCAATAGCCTTGAAAAGAAGCCGGGTTGTTGTTGCGGTTGCGGCTTTTGTGCCTGCCGACCAAAAAGTGCTGGTTGTTTTCCTTCAGGTCTACCAAAAAGTGGCATGTTCTCTCCGGATGAGCGTACATACTACATATGAGAGACTACGACCAATTCTTTGAAGCGAAAACCACTGACACTCGATATATGAATGCGATTGTTTCGCTTGCCGCAGCAATAGCCGGGGTCTTCAAACGCTACTCCAGAGGCACCCGCAAGACGGCTTGGCGGGCAATATCAACTGGTCAGGGCAAAAAGGAAGTTGAAAGGTTGCTCCTCAACCCAGACCTTCCCGTCACGAGGTTCCGAAGGATCACGAGGCGAAACTTCAAGGAATGGATGGCCGAGGAGCGTTAATTCCCCCTCTTATGCGGTATGAACTACCACTAAAGTAGTAAGATAAACCGTATTTTCCGAATTTTTGCCAAATTGGACATTGGGTTGTGCTATACTCCTAGTGGAAGAGTAAACAAATCCTCTACTGGAGACAAACAATGTTCACCGCACGCAACAATGACGCTCCCTTCCCTGGTGCCGAAGCGGGGAAAGTCGCCGACAACATCGTCCACTTCCTTCGTGGTATAATCATCCTGGGTGTCCTCGTGATCGGCATCCCACTGTCGATAGTGATCACGTTCTCTCGAAGTGCCATTCTCCGAGTGTGCAATGACACGACTGTGCGCATCGTGGAACTCAACCCGAACCTCTACAAGGTAAGCGAATACCCGCTTCTCGAATCCGAAGACACACCCTGTTACGCCATCGTTGGTTCCTATGAGGAAGCCGAAGACTGGTTGTTAGAACGAGGCTACCACTGTCGAACAATAACAACCCGCTACACAGGCGATTGGCACAAATACAACAACACGGCAGACAAGACATTCGCCGTCAAAGGTGAACCGGGCTCTCCGTATGAGTCCGTGATCATGCTAATCACAGATTACGGTGATGATTACCCCCACTTTGTTCCTTTCCGCTACGAGGAAAAGGAACAGCCAGTGGACTTCGCACGTTTTCATCGGACACCGATTGACGTGAACACAGCGTTTGAGCTTGGTTACTACTCAACGCACTTCGATGATCCCGGCTGGTTTCTCCGGTGTACAGGCGCAGTGGAATGGCCAAGAGGAATCTACTATGCCGAAACTTACGAAGAGGAAAACGAAGAGATCGCCAAGCAAGCTGCTTTCACAACGGCTAACCGAGAGGCATCTCTCGAAGATAAGCTAAACCTTATCGATTTTTGATGTCATAGACTTGGTTTGCGTAGTCAGTGCCAGTAGACCTCATCTTCACCGACCCCATGGGATCAATTATGGGGTTTTCTTTTTCGGCTTTCGCTGATCGCTCGAAGAACTCTTTCAACTCTTGAACGATAGCCTGGACAATCTCCTCACCCTTCTTCTGGTCGTCCATATCATCTTCACCCAAGAGGTCTTCAAACATCTTCTCAACCGGAACGGCATAAGCTCTTCCATAAGGTTCGGTGTCCTGACGATTTTGAATACGATAAGCTACCTCGCCACCAATCTCGTACATACGCACGCCCTCAAACGGGAGGTTGAAATCAGCAGGGTTCTTGATAAACAGGTGCGGGTCACCACCTGATTTCAACTGGTCTACCACCTCAAAACCGCCCTTTTCAAGGACTCGCTTAACGAGGTCCAGGTGCTTACGAGATTCACGTTCCTTTTTGTCTACAAACTCTTGAAATTGCATTAACACCTCCGTAAGAGCATTTCAACGGTACTCGGTACACAACGCATGATATCAACGAGGTCACTAGGATTACCCTGGTAAGGCACGGAATGATACCACATACCCGGCATACCACCGGACAACTCCTGCAATGTGTCCGTTGTAGCTGTTAGGTATAGTACGCCGTCCCTCTGTTCCATGAACGGAACGTCTTTAGAACTAACGCTTCCCCCAGGTCCCATTTCACCACTTTCGCCCTTGTAGTTGATAGCGTAACCAAATAGCGGTATGATCGCCCCATCATCATCAATCATTGCGTCACGGAACTCACCCTTTTTCTTCCGAACAACGAGCTTACCTTCCTTGTAACCAGCCCGTAAACCTTCAGCGATATCCCACGCAAATGCGTGAACCTCACCACTATCGGGTTCAATGATATGGATCAGGTAGGCACGCATATTGTATTTCGTCGCAATCGACTCCAGACAAACACGTCGCCGTAGCACAATCTTTTCCTCGGGCGAACCATTCTGTAAACGATCCAACTCCGGGTCCGAAAGAAACTTCTCTGGATCATCCTCTTGAAGCATCCACTTACCAACGGTGATATCACCAAACCTCGTGAAACAACGTGTGGATATATCGATTGAATAGTCACGAGCGGGGTAAATCAGATCAGGCTTCACGCTTCCGACACCACGTTGAATGGAGCCGGTCAGGGCAGCGATGTAACGACGATGAAGCTCTCCCTTGAAGCCACCCTGACCAGCAAGCTTGATGAAGATCGTTTGTAACATCGGATACGCCTCCAATGTGTTCATGATATGCTGCATGACAGAAACGCCTGGGTTGTTCCGGTCAAGCTCTTCGCTGATCTTCTTCCTTATCTCCTTGGATGCCTTGTCAATGTTCGCATCCTGTCGCAACAGCAGAATCTGAAAGTTGTCCTCCACAAACCTACGCTCGGCGGCATCCAACTTACGATCCCTCACCTGACTGATCGCATTCAACATCTCGTTTGCATCACCCTTGATGGCAAGGTCGTAGAACTGCCGACGCCATGTGTGAAAATCATCAGTATCATCACTGATATCGGCCATGTCCGGAGCTTCCGGTTCTGGGCCCACAGGGGGCCCGCCCGCAGGCTCTTCTGGCGCAGGGCCCGCAGCACTAGGATCAGTCGCAAGGCCCATAGGGCTCATCGTAGGGTCCTGAGCGGGTGGTCCTAGATCGGGAGCATCCGTCAAACCACCTTGTTCGAGCCATGTCTTGATATTGTTCAAATTACTCATTCTCTGGTGACTCCATTTCTTGTGCCATCTTGATCAGTTTGCGTACGTTGGGATTAGGTTTGGAAACCTCGTACTTATTGTTCTGTTGGTAAGCGTATACCTCTGACTTTGTTGCACGCTCTTTCATCTTCAGCCGAGTCCAGAGGTCCAAAACTTTGATCATTTGGTTTACCCCATCATTTTTCAGCTTCAGAAGATTCACCAACCCTTCTTTCGTGGCAGAACTAGGATCGCCCTCGTTCAATACCATCTCGCAAAAATCCAGGTATCGTTCATGCGCCTCTTCCCTATCTTCCTTAATGCAGGAAATGGCGTCTTCGTAGTAACTCACGACCTGTTCGTCAGGGATCAAATCAGTAGATTCCTTTGGCTGCTCGACCATTGACGTTTGTTCGTTTTTCGCAACCAGCTTTGTCGACTCTTCGTTACCCTGTGGTTTTGTTTCTTTATCTGTTTTTGCCATAATACCAAGTATATAGAGATACGAGAGGCTCTTTCTTGGGGAATTGAATGGACGAAACACTATTTCGGGAAGTCACCCAATCCATCAAAGCGGTTTTCGATCTGACCGCACGGGTGGACGAGCGTGTCAAAATGCTCGTTGAAAAGCAAACGCAAATCGACAGCAAAATAGAAGCTCTGGCCCTCCAACACACCGACCTCGTGACTAAGGTTGGTATATTAGAGTCCCGAAACGAAAAAGAGTTCAAAGACCAACTCACCAGATTCGAGGATGATATCAAAGAGGCATCGGATGACCTCAAAGAATTTGACCAGAGACTCTATCATGTTGAGAGGTCAACTTCCACGAGCGAGAACAGGTGGAAAAGCGTCTATCAGTTCATCCGTGACACTATATGGGTCGTAATCGTGTGTTACCTGCTCTACAAACTGAACCTAACACCACCACCGTTGCCATAACATGTTCAAAGATTGGTTAGTTCAAGAAGAAACGCATAAAAACAACATCATCAAAGTCGATGTCTTCGATTTTGATGACACGCTGGTATTCACGCCCAGCGCCAAGAAAGCCAAAGACATCCTACACAAGCATAACGTCAAAGCCGCCATCGAGGGGACGGATATGATCCGTCCCCTCGATGGCCATTGCTTCTACTACGCCTACCAATCATTGGAGCCGCCTTTGGTTCCAGAACCGTGCCCCTGTTCCATGTTGAACCAAGGTGTCGCACAACAATTCTACGCTTCTGCTGGCGATCCTAGGCGAATGACGGTCATTCTTACAGGCCGACCACCACATCTGGAAAAACACATCCGGCGTATCCTGGGAGACTTCAAGATGGAACCGAATCGTCTGGTCACCGTGCCCGTGACAAGTAGTACATTGCCAAAGAAGATCGAAGTGATTGCCCGGCTGCTCGACGAGTTCCCCAGTACCGAAGAGGTGGAGATGTGGGATGATCGGGGTCCGCTGAAAGCCAAGCTCTATAACAAACCTGAAGAGAACCATATTAGTGAGTTCCGCAAGTTCCTCACCACCTTCAACAGCTACCGTGGCGAGAAACCTATCAAGTTCAAGATCAATGAGGTACCACCTCGTGATGTCACTGCATCACAACTGTTCCAGCAGTATGCAACCCAAGTAGGAAAAGAGCAGAAAGAGCGGAAGGAAAAGGCTAAGGAGAAGAAGAAAAAAGCCAAAGCGAAGAAGGCTGAGACTAAGAAGACCAAACCTAAGGCTAAGAGCAAGAAGTAAACCACCTCCTGCGGCTTAGCCGCAGGAGGTGGTGGTAGCTACAACCTAATATAGGAGGGTTGTGTGTGTGCTCTGACTCTTCTCTGGCGAGAAACAGCCAGCATCATTGTATCATTCATCGTCTTCTTCGACGCACAGACCTTTTACTGCCGAATAATCTACACAACCTCGTTTCCGGCCATCAGCCGAGAACCTATATGATTGATAGTCGGGTCCAAAGACAATAGGTCCACTGATGAACACTCGCTGACCGACCTCTAGGCCATGTTCTTTTGGAACACGAGGGCCAATGCCGAGTACATATGCCTCGTTAACACGAACTTCGGTTGTTCCTGGCAGGTCCAAGTTGGTGCCCATCGTCTCTTGCGCAGACAGCACCTCGACGTAGACATTCGTTCCCAGCGGGCTAACATCGGCGATTTTGGGTACAGAACTAAGTCCACCACCGTTACCACCATAGATCAATTCTGACATAGTATTCTCCTTCTTTATCTAAGGAGAGTAACTATTTGTCAAATTGCAACAGAAGAAACCCGATGGCAACTTTCATGTAACCGCTTAGGTTTCGTAACACACCATCTTTGATACTGCTTGGTGGTCTGAGGAAAAGCAAGTCCACGAAATCAAGGAATGCCCAGACGAAGAAAGCCAATGCTATTAGTGGGTAGATCATTCTACCGTTATAATACCGTTGAGTTCCTAATTCCAGATCAGTTTCTGGCGCATAGATAATGTATGTTGATGAGCTACCAACAATGGCATGAGTTCAATTATGGTTCGACGAGCTACGACCAAGCTTTGCGACGGGCACAGTACATCCAACCTATCTTCAGGGTGCTAGGCTCCGGTATCACGCAGGCGGGTCTTCAGCAGGTGGACCCAATGAAATCCACCTTGCACGGAAAGGAAAAGAAGCCAGCAGATAACAGCCCGGCTTCCCGACTTTTCGGTTTTTCTCGTAAAAAGCCTAAAGAGTAGACCACCTCTTTGCCGATCTTCTCTTTAGGGAAGATACTAAGAGGTGATTTATGCCAACTCCAGATGAAAATGCCGTTCCGATTGCGATTGAAGACATGGACGACGCCACGGTGCGAGAGGTCAGGCAAATTGTCAACAAGGAAGTCGAGCGACGATGCAAGGCGTGGTTCGACCAGATTTGCGTTCCCAACAATGTAACAGAGCTTGAGAGGGCCGTCATTGCCATGATGGTTGCCAGAATAAAGCAGCGGAAGATTGAACGTAAGTTGCTCGATCTTAATAAACGTGTAAATGAACTGCGTGATCCGGAGGCCGCTGGTGAGCGACACGGCACATGCCATGTGATAGCTGACCATCTCGTAGAGTTCTGTGCTAAATTCGGAGGTTGATGATGGATATTGATCGTAGCGAACTGGAGATGGTGATCGAATTGATCGAAGAGGACGGTCCATTGGATAGCCTCACCGATCTTTACTACGCCATCAATGATGCTATGAGCCTTGATGTCAGCCATGCTACCCTCAAGAACCGCATCGATAAGTGGGGGATATCGCTTAAAACGAAGGCAAGCAGAGGCCGCAAGCCGGATGCCGAGGAGGATTTAAGCCTCTACGCCGTCCCAAGAGAGTTGCCCATACACACGCCAGCCGGGGCCTGCCCTTACAAACTAAAGGGGATAGACTCCGAGACGGTAGCGGAGTGGGTGAAGAAGGTTCAGGCTTTCGGGGCTGAAAAGGGGCTGCGATATTTGGCTCCCGCCTTCATTTACTTCTCACGAGAGTTCTACGAAATCTTCAGCGACGAGTATGAAACTGTGAAAAGCCATGTCCGGGCATTGCTGAAGGCTTAGTCGAGCAATTTGCGTAGCATATCAAATGCCTCGCAGGCAAGTGTCATCTGGTCATCTGCCAGTGCGTCGGTCTTCTCAAGAGCCTTGTTCAGCAGTTCCATCTCTTCCTTCCGCTCCTCAGCGATCTTACCCATCTCGTTCTTATCAGCAATCCTATGACGGTTGCGATACAATGTTGACTGGGCGAGGAAATCCTCGTACTGTTGCATAGCCTTATTCAGCTTTGTCAGGTTGTGATAGAACTGAGCTACCTTTTCTTTCTTTGTTAAACGGGGCATAATATCTCCTGTTAGATACCATCATATAGTCAGTGCCAGCAAATTCTCACCTTGTCATCTTGCTCAGCTTCGGTAAATTCTACAGAAACGCCATCAACAACCAGAACATCATAACCACGCTTCAGATATTCGGCTTTGATATCTTCACGAAAGGCATCCTCCGCTAGGATGTTACCTACCAAAGCGACATTTATATCTCGTTGATTGGCCAAGTGCTGACGAAGACCCGGAATGGGGTTGGTGAACAGCGCAGCCACCCGACCCAAACCCTCCGGGCACCAGATGGCCAGATTTTCCGAAAAAGCATCAAGGTCGGTATGCTTCCATGCCGATAACTCTGAAGGGAGGTCCTCCAAGGGGCCTCTGAACAGAACGGCAGTATGGCGGTTCTGGAATACGTTGTAGTTCATGATTTATACTAGTTTTTGCGGCTAAAATTGGTGTAGGTCGTATGGTCGGTTTGTGCTATACTATGGGTAGACAATTCTCGAATCTCCCACAACAAGGAGTTTGTGATGGAAACTGCGACCCTCTATAAACTAATTATCTTGGGAATCGCTCTGGCGGCCTTCTTCTTCCACGACAGCAATCGCTTTCGCCACCGAATCCGGTGGTCGTTGTACACGGCGACGGCGCTGATGACCGTCCTGTTTTTCAACCAGTACGGATTTTTCAGCATGTTTCACCCTGCCATCTGTCTCGGCGGCGGTATCGGGCTGGCCTGGGTCGTTCACACCGGCGTCCCATCGCTTTTGAAACGTTACGCACCAAAGTGGTACTGGGGTAAACTGCGATGACAATCCTTCCAGGTTGGGACATTATATGGCAGTGGGTTCGTGACCGTTTCGACGAGACGGAGTTCGCCTGCTTTAGTGGAATCGCCGTGATGCTAACCATCGGAGCCGTAGCACTCTGGTGGGTCATTGCAGAAGACCAACAGAATCGACGGGCCCGACAAGCAATCGAAGACTCAGCGGTCAATCGGTACGTCGTCATTGACGCACTAGAGGTAGACCTGATAGGTCCAAAGAATGGCGGCGAGCTTACCACAAAGAGAATTGCTTTTTGTACCGACCTGGAGACCGGCGAGACTTTTCATTACATTGCCACATGGCGTATCGAGGGAGAGGATGTCGGTCGCAAACACGTTATTACAACCAAACAGTTCCCAGACACAGGCCCACCAACAATCGTCGATATCGAGCATGTCGATAAAGACAGGGTTTGGTATCGGGATGGCGAGTTGGTTCACTTAGGGGAATGAAAATGATGAACGTTGACAAAATGAAAGAGGCGAACCGTATCGTGCGGACGGTGTTGTTTTTTGTCTCCCTGGCCCTCGCTATGTTGTTTTTCACATGGGGTTTCACGAGCTACCTTTACCACTGTCGGCAAGCGAAGGTAACGCCGCCCACCGTAGGCAGGCAGATTGTAACTGAGCGGTTTCAGGCGTGGCGGGATACCTGCCAAACGAACTCAAGAAACTTCACCCACTTATGGGCTCGGGGCTGGACGAAGGACCGGGAGCAGTTAGTCGAACTCCGTCGCCTTGAAATTGCAGCGGAACACCTTCAGCTAATCCAGTTGCTGAAGATGGCCCGCTCCGAAAACCCCGACGAGTTCATCATCGACGTAGAAGCCGACATGGAGGCCGAGGCGAACAAACTCAAAGCCGAAGCGGATAAGTTGGCGAAGGAATTTGACAATGTTCGAGAATGATCCCGAAGTCATTTCGTTAGGCCGTATGGCCATCTTCTTCTTGCCAATCAAGAAGCTGCGCCAAGTTTGTGGAGAGCAAACACACGAGTCGGCCATCGATAAGGAATTGATTGCCCGCTACGAAGGGCTCAGCAAGATCACCGGTCACGTCGAAGGCTGTTACCGAATGAAATCCGAGATCGTCGACGACGATCATGTGAGATATGAAGTCAGCTTCCTAGGCAAGAACAAAGTTATCGAGTTCGTAGAGTTCCTGAAAGAAGTATGCCGCCGACTTGGTGAGGAGAGCATTTACCTCACGATGGGCGAAAAATCATACTTGGTACAACCAAAAGAGAGAGGTGAGTCATGAACGAAAACGATTGGCTTATTGTGGGCATGATTGTGATCGTTGGAGCTATAGTAGTTGCCATCCCCTTCATCATCTGTTTCACAGGGGGCAAAACGATGGAGATCACCGTTGACCGATACGAGATATTGGATGAACACGTCGTTTTCTATCTGGAGGACGGCGGTGCCCTCAGGGTTAGGGCGGGTTGCGGTGAGACCTTCACCTTTCCACTCCACAAAAAGGTAAGGTTGACAACAAACGGGTTCGGGCGCATTACGGGGATTACCCACCTGAGCGACCCCTTCGAGCCAAAGATCGATTTGGGAAATGTCGATACCCCACTTATTGCTGGGGAAAACTCACCTTGACCTGATTCTGCATTTCGGCGATACTGTTCGTATTCTCCGGAAAGGAAGCCAATATCTTTTCTCCCCAAGGGTGGATAGGGTATGGATAAGCAGAGTGCGAAAGAGGTCCTCGCTATAGCCGAGGAATTGTATAGGCAGTCACCTGATTTGGGTACGTTCTTCCGTGAAATCTTCGGTGTCGGGGGCGCTGTGTGCAGCAAATTCCCTACCCTAGATGAGCGGGAGGAGTTCCACAAAACGGAAGAGTATGGGCATATTCGGGCGATGATGGCCAAGTTGAACCCAAACACGGCCAGTGAACCCAACCATACCCTTACCATCCGGTGTTCCAAGCGACAGCATACTAAGTTCCGGGCGGAAGCCATGGGATTCTATATCAGTATGAACAAGTTGGCGATTTTCAAGCTCCAACAACCCGTTGACGCCGACCTCCTCGGTGCCATATCCGAAGAGAAAGCAATCAGCATCCGACTACCCAAAAGCCTCCACGAAACGCTCAAGAGAGAGGCCGTTGATTGGAATACGAGTATGAACAAGTTGGCTGTTGCCAAGTTGATCAAACCTATTGATCGAAATTTGATCCTCAAATAAGGAGTGAGTTATGGAACCCGCTTATCAACATGCTTTGGAGACGGGGGCGATTGTCGTCGTCGTTGCATTCGTCGTCGTTATCCTTTTGTGTAAAGTTCGCAGCGCCCTTTGTGCAGAGCAGGAAGAAAGGACTTTCACCCGGTACGCCATGATGGCTGGAGGTTTGGCTACCATCGTCACCGTGTGCGTCTTAGGCGCACACCTACCGCCAGTCGACGGTGTCGTGAAGCACGACCAAATACGAAAAGACCTGTGCTCCTTGCGAGGGTGGTACGTCGCTTCCACCACTGACGCCATGTGGGAGTCTGACGAAGAACGTATGAAGTTGGCCGAAGACCTGGGAGAGAGACTTCTCGAAGTCGAACAGAGCTACGCCAACTTCATCCAAGAGACGGATGACGACTACCTTCAACAACAACTGTACGTCCGCATGTGGGTGTACAGCGTGCTCACCTTCCTTGGTGTCGGTGGCCTCGGTACGCTGTTATATGGTTTGATCCTCTGCGAAAGACTCTGAGAATAAGGCGGCAATCCATGAGATGCCCCTTTTGCTGGACCCCATACAATGAACAGGAGCGTCTGAAGTATTTCCCATTTTGTTCTCATTGGTGTCGCTTGAATGGCCTTAAGTGTGCCATGACACCTGACGATGACGACCTTGAACTGCGAAACAAAGCGAGAAAGGCTACGTTGAGCAGAAGTGATACGCTAGATGAACTCTATCTGAGTGAAGTTAATTTGGAGAATCCCATGTACGACGGTGTTGAAAATCATGGCAAAGCCTGTAGCTTGGATGTGGATATGAGTAAAGCCATCCGAGATGCTGCGGTACATTGCCGGGATGTTTGCGCACGGGAGCACATCAAAGCAACCGACCGGCATGAACGAGTCGGACTCTTCGTCACATCATTGCGACACCGTTGCAGTCTCTACACGGATCGTAACCTCAATCGGTATCTTTCCAAAAATATATGCAACAAGGCAATCTGGTACGACGCTGGTATCTTAGATAAACCTCTGGCCCAAAAGCTCGTCCCTACTTGCGACGTGGGTTGTTACGGTAATATGAACTTAGATCGACTTAAGAGGTGGATTATGGTCGCAAAAATTGTCCCACTCGAAACAGAAGAGGCGGAAATCGACGCACTCATCACCGAAGCGAAAACTGACCTTGCTGAATTGAGGCAACTTGATACAATACTTGATGACAACGCCACGCAATCAGAACGGTTAGCAGAAGAATTAACTGTCCTGCTGGCTGACTGACCAACCCAAACCCGGAGAGAACAGGAGTATCGTATGGCACAATCAAATCCACGGGAAATACTGGAGGCCCTTTTGGGTAAGGATGCCCTATCGAAAAACCCTAATGCCGAAATCTTCAAGGAGGCGCTGGCCGAGATTACCGAAGGCCAGAAGGAGGCGAAGAAGAAGATCGTGAAGACAAAGGTGGAGGAAGCACTAAAGCTCCTTGCCGAAAGGGACAAACTGGAGAAGGAGACCAAGGGGAAGATCGCCAAGATCGACAAAACCTTGGGGAAACTCATCAAGGCCATCGATAGCATGTCCAAAGGGGAATGCCATTGCCAAGGGAAATGTGAGGAGGGAGCAGCGCCCGCCGAAGAGGGTCAAGCTGAGGCCGAGAACCCCGGTGCCGAAGGTTAGGCGCTTAAGGCTATCGACGCAAGCTACGAAACCCACCACCCCGCACAGCGGGGTGGTGGGTTTCTTTTTTTGGGGGAATCCATCTTGACAGATGTCGACAAGGGGTGTAAAGGATAGGGAGTCAACCAAGATTCTGCTCACACGGAGGCCACTCTCATGTCCGACAAGGTAATCGCTACCCTTATGGTTGTGGGCGCTCTTACCGTCTTCACCTTGCTGCTCACTCCGACCATCTACTACAGCTTTACGTGGAAAGAGATCGGCTATGTCGAGAGCGTTGAGGCGACCGTCACCAGAGATCGCAGTATAAAGCAAGTCAAGATGGTGACGATCCACATGGAGAACAGCGAGAAGAGGCGAATCAAAATGCCGATGGGCGTTCACATTCAAGCTGGCTACTGGTACATCTTTGATTTCGCTCGCAATCCGGGCGGTGGCCTCCGTATCGAGAAGTACCAGAAGATCGAAGATAAGAGTTTCAAACCACCACTCATCGATACTATCACGGAACCTATTTCATTAGAGGAGGAATCTCATGTCGGGGGAGAGGCTGGAAGATAGGTCGTTGCTTCAAGTCCAATTACGAATCGCACGGGGGGAACTTAAGGCGCAATCGGTGGATATTGAATGTCCAAAGTGCCATAAGAGTATGCCCAATCAATGTAAGAAATGCGGACATATCCTGGTCCCATCACTCAGGACGTTTCCGCAACATGCGACGGGCATTATCACGCCCGACGATGGCTGGGTGGCTGTCCACGAGACCTTCGGCGGGATGCTTCCACTGAAAGGAGGCAAGTTGGACGAGTTAGTCGATCCTGGTCTTCGAGCTAAGATTGCTTACGAGCAATATCATTATGCGGAGATGATGGAGCATCTTCACAACGGTCTCCAACCTCAAATCCGGTTGGTGACCTATGAGATGGTCCCAAGACCTCTCATGGAAAACGATAAGGATCACGGCGTCATCATGATCGAGGGAAAGAAAACAAGAACCCAGAGGAACCTTTAGGAGGTTACGCCATGCGATACATGTTGATTGTGCTTACAGCCTGTCTGCTGGCGGGTTGTAAGGAGGATGTTATTGGCACCGTACTCAAAGTCGATCAAGTGATCATCAAAAGTGATCAAAACAATTTGACTGAATACGATGTCATTACGGTTCAAACTGATAGCGGCGAGGAAGAGCAGTACTATCGGGTCGCAACCGGATTTGAGTGGAAGATCGGTAGCCGGTACATCTTTAAGTTCGCCGACAGTAAAGTCAATGGTTGCCCAAGGATTAACCACCTTCACGAAACAACGGCCCAAATCCTCGATGAGGACGAGAAGGTCGCCGAGGTGGAGTTCACCGAGATTCCTCTTGAGGAAACGGAAGCCGAAAAGGAAGAGGAGGAAGAGGAAGCGATCTCTCATATCGATAAGCTTGATCTGAAGTGCGAGGAGCTTAATGACCGGTTTCAGTGTCTCAGACTTGCTTTGCAACAATTATACAATCATCAAGCCATTGAAATCGAGAAACTCAAACTCCAAGTAAAAGCTCTACAAGAACAAAATGAACAAGCACACTATAGACATTAGTACGGCGTAATCAAGTCACCACTCTGAAGAACGTAGGGCTCAATCGTAATCTGATCTGGTTCGGTGTTCGCACCCGTGTACGTGAACAACGTCAACTTCGCTGCATCGCCCACTTCTGCGCCCGCAGGATACTCGATCTTCCGAGTCACTCGGTTACTTCCGTCTACCACGTTGCTGGTGAAGAGATAGGTGGGCGAAGCACCTTGAAGCAACTCGTAGTCATCTCTCACGTCCGCTGCTGTATACCCTAAGCTATTACCACGGAAGTCTACGGCATTGTTGATTACGTCCTGCTCAACACCCGTCATCCAGACACCACGGGTACCACCTTGGGTTGTTGTATCAACAGCGACACTGAAAGTATCCGCCGTCAGCACGGTTGCCGTGCGGGTACCATCCAAAGTCGCATCCGTATCACTGTTGGCAATCAAGATTGAATCCCCAGTGGTCAATCCGTGGTTCGTTGATGTAATCACACCGGGGTTCGCCGACGTACAACTCTCAATCAGATGACCCAACGGTATCAGTTTGGTCACCGACGCCGGGTAGGTGTGAATGGAACCAACAATATGCCTCAGGTAGTACCAGGGTAGTTCGCACACGCCCGCATGCTGGTTGAACCGGAGGAGCGTCTCTGCACCACCGTTGGCAATGAAGAAGATCATCTCAGTGTTGCTGTGCAACGTACTACGAATGATTACACGGCTCTCAGGACCACTTGTAGCTTGTGTTCCATCAAAACTCGTTATCGAAGCCTCAAAGCGGCTTGCGAAGAGATCATCGGCGTTCAAAGCTGCGATAATTTCTGCCGGGGTGACGGCGGTTACCACAGCGGCTGAGGCTGCTACATTGATCGTTAGGTTTGCAAACAGGTTGAGGTTTGGTCCGTGAGCAAAGGTGATCGTCAGGTTACTCGTCGGATTTCCATCCGCATCATTTCCCGACATATCAAACGGGCCCTTCACCCAGGTCATCACAATATCGGCACCACGACCTTTATTGGCTGGGCAATCATAGTTCTGGATATACTTCCGGTCGTCTACCAGTGACGGACCTTTGAAATCTTCGGCAAATGGGTTCTGAAAAAACGGCATACCTGTTTCCTTCTGGCTATCTATTCACACCTAGTTGCAGATACGAAGCCTCCACACGGGCGTTGCATATGATATATAAGCCTGTGCAAAGAAAAACCACCCGGCGAAAACGCCGGGTGGTTTTTCAAATAGCCGAAAGGCATAGACATTTCGTCACTTATTAACCACCGAAAGTATCTTTTTGGCCATAGCAAATGGTTCGACCGCTGGCTCCTCTGCCAGGATGCTCATCACATCGATAACTTCGGGGCAGTATTCGTCCATATCATGCTCATCCATGAAGCGAATTTTCTTGTTCAGGTCCACAAGCGACTCGCTGATTTCATCCCGTGCCTCTTCAAGCTGCTTTCTGGTCACACTGACCACTTGACAATCCTTTGCAAAGAGATTATTACCTTCCCAATCCTTATCTAGGGCTTTCGCTTTTAACGTATTGCCGTCATCTGAGGCATACGTAACTTCGTACACCTTGCCCACAATGTAGCTGCTGCTATTGGAGTTCCTGATCGGGCGTACTAGGTTTCCGGGCTGAATTTTAACCTTCTGAAACATCGTCTTCCTCCTTATTCCTAGTATCGGTTTGCAGGGCCTCAAACTTTAGTGATATTGCACCAGCGATCTTTTTTTCCTAAAATGGGGCGTCAACCAAGCCCGCAGAAGGAGATTACCATGAAGATGTTCGAGTCCAAGGGATTTCGTGTTCTCCATATTCCCACTAACGGCCCCAGTGATATCGTCAATGCCCGCATTGTGGTCAACGTCGGAGCGGCCTATGAGCCGCCCGACTCATACGGAGCGGCCCACTTTCTGGAGCACATGTTCTACAAGGGTACTCCCAAGTGGAATTGGAGGGATTTGAATCTCTTGACATCGAAACTCGGCAATGCCAATGCATACACGAGCCACATGCGCACGGCCTTCTACTTAAGCTTTCGCCGCAAGGATTTGGCCCTGGCCATCGAGGTCCTGACCGACATTCTCTTCAACGCCACGCTGTGTGAAGAAGAATTTACGAAAGAAAGGGACGTGATCATCGAGGAGTTCCACGCCGGTCAGGCCGACCCACTCATCTTCTTCTTCGGTCAACTTTACACCGATACCTTCGGCGAAAACTACGGCCACCCGGTCATCGGTAACGAGGACAGCCTCAAGGCAATGACCACCGACAAGCTCCGCAACATTTGGCAATACTATAACCCCAGCAACCTGATCATTTCGGTGGCTGGGAACGTCGAAGAGGACGAAGTTAAGGATGTCCTCGAAAGGTACCTCCCTGAAAAAGAGCCAGTGGTCGCAACAGGGAATGCCCCTGAGTTCAACTGGGAGAACTACGACTTCAACCACATCTCCAAACAAGCCGTCATTGCCTTTACGGTAAGGGGCATCACCGGCAGAGAAGAGATCGAAAGGAACTTTGTTGCGGACATCTTCTGCAACGGCCTCGCCGGGCGACAACATTCGCTACTCTACAACCGGATGCGAGAAGAGTTGGGTCTGTGTTACCAAATCGACTCTTACCACACAGCCAACGAACTGTACGGCGTAACAATCCTCTTCTGCTTGCTCGATGAAAAAAACGTCGAACAAGCTACCGAAGAGATCAACGCTATGATCGACAAGATAGTTGAAGAGGGCTTCAGCGACGAGTTGCTCGAAACGTGCAAAGCCAACTACCTCTTCCAATTCGGTTGTCGATTGGAGACGAGTCGAGGTACCAACCAAATCGCCGACAGTTTCTTCTCGATTGGCGACTACCCGTTTGCCAAGTTGATCGATCCCGAGGAACGAAGTAGGGCGATTGACAGCCTCACCAACGACCACATCACAGAGTATGCCAACGAGTTCTTCGGCAAGCACATCCCCAGAAAAATCCTCCGTATGACCGAACAGAAGTAATGCTTCAACCAATCACCTACTTTCGTGGGAAGAACTTCTTCCTTTCCAACTCCTTCCCCATCAAGGTGAAGTATCAAGGCCGGATGTATCCCAGCGCCGAACATGCCTTTCAAGCGGTTAAGACATTCAACGACAAGGAGCGAGCTTGGATTGCCGCAGCCACTGGGCCCGGCTTCGCAAAACAGCGAGGAAGGCAAGTAGAACTGCGCCAAGATTGGGACCATGTGAAAATCCCTTTGATGGATGCAATCGTGCGGGAGAAGTTTGCATCGTATTCGCTTCTGACGGCGATGCTCGTGGCCACGTTGGACCGAGAACTGATTCATGGGAATGTTTGCGGCGACACCTACTGGGGGGTATGTGCTGGCGAAGGAAAGAACCTGCTGGGGCGAATCCTGATGACGGTTCGCCGGGATTTGAACATGTCGGTAGGGCTCCTGATCAGAATGCAGGAAAAAGGCTTCAAAACCCGTGAAAAGTCGCAATAAACTGCTATTGGTGATTTCGGCGTTTTGGGGTATCCTTACCCTAATTGAAAAGGACCCGATATGCCCCGCTACCCACCTTAACCTTGACCATCACCTGTTTACCCCGCTCCATGAGGAGTTGGGGCTTACCCGTTTTTCCCTGTTTCAGAAAAGGTTTTCACATGAGTCAGACCCAAGAACCCCAACAGCCCGATAGGATGATCAACTCGGGCAGCGGTAAAACGATTGTGACATGCATCGTCGCTTTTGCCGCCATCCTCATCGTCGTCGCTCTGTTCCGACACTTCGGCGAGAAAGAACCGGAGGTCTCTCCGACGACGGAGACGCAGACCACGACGACCGAGGGTGAAACCACAGAAGGTACGACGGAAACTCCCACTACCGGCACGGAGACCACCACCGAGACTCCGACGACCGGCGAGACTCCAACGGAGACGACTCCAACGGAGACGACTCCAACGACTCCAACGGAGACGGAGACGACCCCGACGACTCCAACGGAGACGGAGACCACTCCGACGACGCCCACCGGGACTACGGATACCTCGGTGCCCGCTCCTGTGATTTCACCCGCCGCAGGGACACCAGAAACTACAACTGGAGGCACGACAACTGAGCCGACCTCCCCAAGTACGCCGTAAGTTGTCCAGTTTCACCGTCCCCAAACCGCCCACCTGCCGCTTTGCGGCAGGTGGGCGTTACTACTATGAACCTAGAACAAGTTGAACGATGGTTTGATGGCGCAGGGTTCAAACTCGATAACACCCTGCTTTGGTCCTTATACAAATCACTCCTCGCTGCCTCCATCGGTCACAGGGTTGTTCACAAATTTGAGCGATGTAAAAGCGACCCAAACGTACCAGGAGGGCTTGTCCGATTGCCGCCACTCGCCGACGACGAACTACCGCCATTCGATTGGGAGTACGAACTGATCAAGATAGCGAAGAACTTGTAATGTACACAAACTTGAAGAACTCCGTACTCGTGACGGCTCTCGAAGAACTCGTGGGGACGATAGAGAGTGACGCCTGCTCGATCTTGGCGAGCGGCAAGGTAGTTGGCGAAGGTATCGACTATCACAAATCTTATGGATTTGTTCCCTTCAACGTCACGAGCTTCATAGAGACGATGGTGGCCGTAGTTAGGCACATCCGAAAGCAGGGTTGCAATCCATGGGACTTTACATTTCTGGATGCAGGTTGTGGTATCGGAACGAAGCTCATCCTTGCCGAGTCCATGGGATTCCCCGCTATTGGTTTGGAAATCGACCAGAAGATGATCCGACGAGCGAAGAGGCAATACGGCATCCGGAGCCTCAAAGTCTCCAAGGGGAGAATATTTCGATCCGCCCGCACACCAGTCATCGTCAATCAGGACGTTTTGAAGCACCACTACGACCACTATGGCGTCATCTTCTTCTACTGCCCGTTTCGGAATGACGAGTTGGAGAGCGAGTTCGAGCAACGGGTCTACGAACAAATGTTGCCCGGTTCTTACGTCATCCCCAGAATGCACCAAAGCGAACTTCCGCAGAGCATAAAACCCATCGACAATCGTAGTCGAGTTTACTGGAAACCAAAGAGGAGGAGATCATGAACTGGCAAGCCATCTTTACCGATCCGATGACGTATATCCTCTGGTACGTCGTGTCCCTGTTGGTGGGCGCTCCTGTTTTCCGACACGCTTTCAAAAAAGCCAAAGTGCCGAAACACTACAGCGGCGAAAACAACTATGCCGAGATGTACGCCAGAGTCATCACGCTCTTAGTCTTCTCGCCCGTCACCGTTCCGGCCTACCTCATTATTTATTGGTTTCTCTGGCGGTGTTTGTTCAAGCCCGGAGCAGAATACATTCTGCCTGACTACGCACGATTACCAGAGGGGGAAGAGTGACCATGGAGTTTTGCATTATAACCGCTATCGTCATTGGGCTGATCCTCTGGGCGATCTTCTCGCCAACAAAGAAGCCAGAGAAGCCAAACCCCGATGTCGGGAAGTCACCGCAGCAGTTGATCTTCGAGAGTTACCTCGACAACATCTTCGCATATCTCGACAACAAGAAGATGGTGAAGAACCCATACACCGGCGAGTACGAAGACCCCAGCGAAACCTTCATGCGGGAGATCGAAGAGGGTATCGGTGTTCCCGAACAAGGCGCTGACGACTTCAGACGATCCATGGCTGCCTTCGTTGCCATGACTGTTCAACATAAAGGGTCTGAGGCCCTCACATGGCATTCTAACTCCGACATGGAGAAAGCCATTAACGCCTACATCGTGTTGTGTCGGCCATAAGGAACTTGTCATGATCATTCTCAAAATCATCGTCTTCATCGTCGCCATCGCCCTCATCGCCTGGGCCTGCGGTTTGCTCAAAAGGAAGAAGGTTTCAGCCTCCACCAGAGGAATGACCTTCCAAGAATACTTAGACAACTGTAAAACGCCACCAGAAGCGAAGGTGGAGGACGAGAAGTTTATGAAGGCCGTGAAGGGAGCGTTGGACAAGCCCCAGAAACCACTTGGTGCCAAAGAAATACAACAGCGAATCAGCGAATTGCAGAAGAAGCTTATAACCGACTACGGCTATATCCCTTGCGGTGTAGGCTCCCTCGCTCAAGATGATAAGAAGGAGGAACCCAAGGACCCACAAGAGATCACCGAAGCCGACATCAATACTTGGGTCGAAGTGTCCTCCCCACGTATATATGAAGGAACATGGCAGCGAAGACAACTCGTAAAAATCAACGCCGGTCCAGGCGACTACCAATACAAAACGAAGCATCCATCCTATTCAAACAAGCCGGAGTATTGGGCTAATGCTCGGAAAACAAAAGAGCAAAAACCAACCCCCAAGTGTCCTTCGTGCCGAGGGAACTCAATGCACTTTGGTTGTGACCTCTGTCACGGCTCAGGTTACCTGCCGGTCGGCCAACAGGCCATCGACGAAAAGTTCATCGGTCACACAATCGAAGTCAAGCAGCAACACAACACCAAATGGGTGCGACGTGAGTTGGTAGAAATCCAACTAGACTCGCTCCTACCATTCGTTTGCAAACCCAAAGAAGGACAAGGCGCACACCAGACAATCCGCTGGGGGGAAGCTCGTCCCTTATAGAAGAGGTATGAACTATGGACGCCACACAATTCATCGCCATCGCCATCATTGCGCTCCTCGTATGGCTCCTCTACAAGAAGAGGAAGGCGAAACGGCTCGTTGCGAAAACGGACATCCCCTACCCAACCTCACCACCAGACCCCGAACTCGACCACTTGGTGGAGGAGTTCGATAAGTCATTCGAGAAGGGCATGGAATCCTGCTGTCAAATCGAAGGAATGCTCAAGGCAGCGAAAAAGAGTGGCACACCATTCGTCAAAACAGAACCGACCGTCGACGAGTCGCACATCGGAAAGATGATCGAAGTGCGTGGGACCATGAACCCACACGACAACCAAGCAAAATGGAGATTGCGAAAGCTGTTCGAGATTGTCCCCGAGAAGGATGCCCCTTACGGGTGCGAAAACATATGTGCTTCGGGTGAAACCATTTACTGGTGCGAAGCTCGACCCATCCAAGAAAAGAAACCCGAACCACCCCCAACGGTCGGCATAGCCAAGGATGACGAGTTCCCCATCGGCAGCCGAGTCATTGTCGATGAGCCTATCGCCGACTATCGCCGCCGTGGTAAGGTCACCGGAACAAGGGAGGGTGAACGTGCTGTTCGACTTGATGATAACGACTCCGACCATTCCAAATTCTACCCGGTCAGTCGGCTAGAACTCGAAATGCTCCCCGAGGGAACGCCCGTCAAGATCGACAAAGGGAACAAAGAAGACGGCCCCAAAGAATCATTTTGGGCCAGCTTCGATGGGCTCACCGGGAAGGTTCGTCAAAGCAGAGAACTCGGATGTCACATCGATATGGATGGGCCTAACCCGCCACATCCCGGTGCCTATCTTAGTAGAAAACATCTTAGGGTTATCAGCAAGCCGCTGAAGTTTCCGGAAGTGTCCGTTGAAGAGTGCCTCATGGGTCATACGAGTGATCCAGCATATCGGAAAATCAAAGTTGCGACCGAAGTCGACAGGTCCTTCATCGGCAAGATGATCGAAGTGCGAGGTATCGGAGAGAACGAAGTACGAGAATGGCTCCAACGTAAACTGAAGCGGATTGAGGACCGAGAGCAGAACCGCTATGTTTGCGAGAACGCAGTCAATCCGAAGATCGATTCCCTATGGCACGAAGCCCGACCTCTTACGTGCGACAATGAGCCGATACTCTTAACCCACAAGGGAGACCGGGGTGAAGTGCGAGAGTGGCGTCTCCCAGGTGGTGCTTACCATCGGACAGATGGACCGGCGTTGATCCGCACCTACGACAAAGAGCAGACGTTCCAACTGGCAAGTAGAACTCCACGCAAAGATATCCGCTACGTCCGAGAAGAAGTGTGGTTCGACAATGGAAAGATGCACCGCAAAAACGCTCCTGCTCAAATTTTCTATGATGGCGATAAACGCATCGTTTACGCAGCATGGTGGGAAGGTGGAGAACAAACCCACGACAGCCTGTGTCGTAGCGACCGTGTGCGGGTTCAACAGGCCCACCGTGCCCAAAGAGAGGGAACGGTGAAGGGCATCTATGAGGACAATTCGATCTTGGTCGAATGTACTGATGGTTCCACCGCAGGCGAATATCGACCAATCTATTCTCTCATCAACGGAAAGATCGACAATCCGTCCTACGGCTCCGTGGACGAATCGTTCATCGGTAAATGGATTGATGTCCGTGATACAAGGTCTTACGAAGGCACATGGCAACGGAGGAAACTTTTAGCTATCGACTCCGATAGGTCCGAACACTATTATTGCCTGCATCCAAAGGGAGGCACCCTTACCACCAACTGGCCTGAAGCCCGACCGGCAAGTGAAAACAAGCCGACCGAAAAGTGTCCGCACTGTGAAACTCTCAAACGCCAAGCCGATTGTAAGCTTTGCTTCGGCGCAGCTTACTTGCCAGCAGGGCCAGGGCCTGTGCGGGAAGAGGTCAAAGAGGTTGAAGAAGTTGACGAATCCTACGTCGGCAAGATGATCGAGGTGCGGGCACTTGCAAGTAAAAACTGGGTCACGGTGGCCGACATCGGCAGGATGATTGAAGTTCGGGATTACCCAGATCGCCCATGGCAGACAAGACAACTCGTCGACATTCGACCAGCATCCGCCTACCGTTACCAATGTAAAGATGACAAGATCGACGACGGTAAGAGGAGTTGGAGGTATGCCCGTCGAATCAAAGAGAAGGCACCACCAGGATGCTTAGGACCCAATACGTACCAGTACTACATCAACAAGGAAGTAGAGGCTTCCGACGACGGGCAAGAATGGAAAGTGGTAGTGCTGACGCATTACCGAGAAGATTCCGACTACCCTTTCATAGCATGTAGAGATCACACCAAATGGAGGTTCGCCCGACCAGAATGCCAGACCAAATGCCCCCAATGTGGAATTGCTATGTGCCACAGACCGGGCCATGAATGCGCCACTTGCCCCCAAATGGATCACTGTGCCAATCACGCCGAGGGTTGCACGTCGTGGGAAGTGGTCACCGAAGAACAAATCGGTAAGATGATCGAAGTGCGAGATCATCACACCCACGACTGGAATGAAAGGGAGTTGGTCGAAATCAACAAGGGCCAGTTCAGAGCTTACCTTTGTAAGAAGTTTGGCAACCCTCTCAGCACAGCCGAGTGGAAGTTCGCACGACTAATCAAAAAAGAGCCACCGAAGGGCCTGATTGGCAAACAACATATCGGCAAGATGATCGAGGTGCGTCAAGGTGATGGCGACGTATGGGAACGCCGGAAGTTGCTCCGGTTCACTGATAAGGATGAATACGGACAAGGCGGCGTGCGACCCTACGTTTGCCAAGTTCCCGCCCAGAAGGTAGTGTCCCGATCAGAGCACTGTTGGATACAAGCCCGACCAATCGCAACCGGAACACCCTGTAGCCAAGCAGAGCCACCGGCCAAAAAGAAGCCCGAACACGTCTGTGGTTTACAAGGCTTCGGCCACAGCCTGAACGATGTGTGCCCAGCATGTGAAGCTCAGGCAAAGGAGTGGGAAGAGAAGAAAGAGAAGAGTACACCACCACCGAAGCAGGAGGAGGCGGGCCAACCCATGGTTGGTGACAGTCCGCTGTTCTTGCTTGCCAGAGACCCAACCAACTTGAAGAAGACGAAGTGCGAATTTGGCGATTTGAATTGCTACGTCGAAGACGACTGCTTCCACAGGATGACCAGCTACCACCTTCCCGATGGCCGTTGCCATCGGGAAGATGGTGCGCCTGCATACAAGGCGTTTTACAGGGTCGGCTACGAGAAGGTTTCGACCCCACAAGGCGAACAACAATTCACTCTGGTTGTCCGATGGTACAAAGACGGCGTACCTCATCGGGAAGACGGGCCAGCCGCCATCTGGTATCTCCACGGCAAAGAGGTACACAGAGAATACTATCTGGAAAACTGTTGTCTGGAAAGGTTCACTTGGGAGGTGCGTCGATCACTAGGCCACAGAAGTGTGGCATGCCATACAAATGATCGCTCGGAATGGCGGTTAGGAACTGCCGATGGACTGCTTCATCGCATTGAAGGGCCTGCTGTTGAATGGACTAACGGGCTGCACGAGTGGTGGCTCTTTGGAGTCCATGTGGCCGTAAAAGATCACAAAGAGTGGGTGAAGCTCCTCGAATGCGAAGGGTCGCAGAAGATTAAAGAGAATCTCCCCGTTTACGTTAAACAAAACCCGGAGATCGACCAAAGGATACCAAGGGAACGGAAGGAAGTGGTGGACGAGTCAGTTGCCCACGGTTTCACGCCCGAAGAGATGAGACCTTACGTCGGCAAAGAAGTCGAAGTAAGAGAAGTCAGGAACAATAGGTGGTATCCTCGCACACTAGTCAAGATCGAGGGTGACAAGCCTCCATTCGTCACCCCCGGAAACGCTCGTTGGTCATTCGCCCGACCGATCAAAGTGGTGGACGAATCCTTCATCGGAAGGAGAATCGAAGTGAGAAACGATCCCGATGGTACGTGGTGGCTACGGGAACTTGTTTCAATCAACGCCAATGGGGAGTTTCTTTGCAAGGTGGATCAGGGTACTTACCCATGGAAGTTCGCTCGGCCCATCCAAGAGACATCCTAACCATGAAGAAACCAAAGAAGATTGGCATCTACCTCTGCACTTATCCTGATGGCAAGCAGACATTGGAGGTCATCAATTACGATCCGGGGTTCCCCAGGCGTGACAAGGAATTGCGAGTTGTGACCCCAGAGGAAGAAGGCGACGGCGAACCGCTCCACCACCCGTGTTTTAACGGGTGTAAATGGGAGGGCCCTTTGACGCCAAAAGACGTGAAAAAGTCATCTTGACCCGAAATCGAGAAAGGAAGTACAATGCCCAAGTATAAGGTGATCCTAGAGGGGTGCGATAGCCGTATTTTCGAGGTAGCCGACGACTACGAGCCCAAAGGGGAGACCATCGTCGACACCTGGGAGGAAGCGAAGGAAAAGGTTTGTAACTACCTCCTTGAGGAAGCTGGTAGGAACATTCAGGCCCTTCGCCACTTCAACGACTGCAAGACCTTCGAGGATCACAACGGTGCCCCAGCCGCCACTGTTTGGCCTCCACCACAAATGCATTTCGACACGATTGGCCAAGTCATGGAATGGCTTTACCCCAAAGACCCAGCCGAACCCGAAAATGAAAAGGAAGTCGACGGTGACGAGGAAAACAAAGGCTAGTACTCGGCGATATCTTTGCGCCGGTCTGATCTGTTCTGCGATCTTGATGGTGACAGGTCTGGTCATCGGCCTGCTGGATGCCTGTATCTTTGAATGGGACGAGAGGTTGATGGGCGTCATCACCCTTTTCTATGTCGTCTCTTTCGTCTTTGTCACGTTCTTCTTTTGGCGCATTTGCCATTACGATTTCCAACGGTGGTTAGAAGAAAGGAAGATACAGTGAGTAAGAAGGTCACCAGAAAACACATCGGCAAAGTCGTTATGGTTCGGAACCATTCCGACAAGTGGAAGGAACGTAAGTTAATCGATCTTGATGGTGGTTCTGGATATCGTTATCGCTGTCAGGGTGGTGACGGCTGCGGGATATACTACTGGAAGTACGCCAAGCCGTTGAAGAAGAAAAAGAAGAAGTGCCCCATCACCGAAGAACACGTCGGTCAGTATATCCTTGTGCGGGACTACAAATGGGAGAGTTGGAAAGGCCGACAGTTGGTGCGCATTGCGAAAGGTGCCAAATCGCCCTTTGTTTGCAAGCGCCCAGGTAGTGAGAGCACAGAAACTTGGAAGCACGCCAAACTCGAAAAGAATCGTTCCGAGGTCACTCCGAGTCACATTGGTTCAACAGTTTACGTCTCTGACACTGGTGGTAGTGCTTGGTGTCGCCGGACACTGAGCGGGGTCAGGCCCGAGTCATCATACCCATACAGAACAGGCCGTAGCGGTTGCTGGCAACACGCCCGATTGGATCGGCCTGATGGTCCGCCCCCGACAAGAAAAGAGGCGAAAAAGGCTGTGGTGGAGAAAACTGAGGTAGAGCAAAACCAACCAACATCAGGAGGTGGGGTAGTTGCTCTTATTGTCCTTGCCGTCATCATAGTTGGCCTTGTCGCCGCTCTCTTTGGGTTTCTTGGTGGGACTGCGCTGTCCGTTCAAGAAGTCAAAGACTGGAAAAATTCATCCGCATATTGGGAGAACCAAGCCGACCTGCTCAACCAGCAGTTGGACTACCACACAAAGAAGAACAAACAAATCCCGTTACCAGAAATTCCTCAAGGAGAATCGCCATGAAGAAGTTACTCGTCGCCGGTGGCGCTGTTGTTGTCCTACTCATCTTTATCTTTTGCGTCTGCATCGGTACGGTGAACAGGGAGGTCACCCTTCGCACGGGCTTTGAAGCCTCCGAAAAGAACGTGACCATCTCCTTCGACAAGATGTGGAAGACGTTGGCCAACCAAGCCGAGATCAACGAGAAGTACAAGGACGACTTCAAGGACGTTGCGCCGGAACTTGTGGAAGCCCGCTACAAAGGCGGGACCGGCAAGCTCATGGCGTGGATTCAGGAACACAATCCCGAGTTCACCCCGGCCATGTACACGAAGCTGATGGACTCGGTCGCCCAAGAGCGAACCGTCTTCAACCGTGAGCAACAGAAGATGATCGACTACCACCGGGAGCACACTCAGTTCGTGCGCAAACCGGTCCAGAAGATGATCCTGGGAATGTTCGGTGATTCCTCCGAACTGACCATCTCGCTTATCACTTCCTCGAAAACAGAGGACGTTGTCGCTACCGGCAAGGACGACGACGTGAATCTCTTTGACAAGAAGAAGCCGGAAAAGGAATGAGACGATGCAAGCAATTCAACACGGACGGTCTTGGGAAGCGCCGAGACGGGAAAACCTCATAAGGGTGGCAGACAAACTTTGTGCTGCCTCCTATGGGCTTCTTCACGGGACCGAGAAGGCTCGTTATAGGTGCCTGAGTAACACCATCAACGAGTTTGAAGCGGTAGCGGGTGAGCAACCCCAAGTTCAAATGCGATCCTGGGAGACGCCGAACACCTTACAGAGGTTGGCTTACGGACTTCTCCATGCCGCTTGGACAATCATTCGTGGCCGACCAAACAACCGGTTCGCCGAACTGGAAGTCGCTATCCAGAAATACAGGAAGTTCCGAGAAGAAAACGAATGATCGTTTGGTTTTTACTCCTGATCCCCATTGTCACCGCCGCCGTCCTTTGGATCGGCTGGGCGCAAAAGGTGACATGGTGGGAACTGGCGGCACAATTAGGAGTTAGCTTCTTCATCGTTCTGATCGCCAAACTCTGTGTAGGGACCTTCCGCACGTCCGATCTCGAATACTGGACAGAGGTCGTCAATCAAGCCGAGTACCACGAGGCATGGACTGAACGATACACCACCACCGAAACCTATACGGATGGTAACGGCGACCTACAAACAAGAGTCGTCACCCGCACCCGTCGACACCCGCCGTTCTGGCGACTGATCCTCTGTGACGGACGCAAGGTTAGCGTCAGTGAAAAGAAGTACAAACTGGTCGTTAGGCGGTTCGGCAACGAAAAGGAGGTAGACCTCAGCCATTGGGGACAATGCTCCTGGGGCGATGGTGACATGTACGTCACGAAATACAATGGCCCAAGAGAAAAGATGCTGACCGCCACCACAACACATCGATATACTAACAAGGTCCAGGTGTCAAAGAGTATCTTCAACTTCCCCGAATTAACCAAAGAGGATGTGGAGTTCTACCAACTCTTTGAATATCCCGGCGTTGGCGATCCCACAACGACACCCTGCATCCTGGGTACCTACTCAAAGAAGGCGGCGGCAGAGGAAGAGTTGCGACGATGTAACGCTGAACTTGGCAGGGCTAAACAGGTCCGCATGTGGATACTCATCTTCAAAAACCAACCGCTTGACGCTGGGGTCATGCAGGAAAGCTACTGGTGTGGTGGCAATAAGAATGAACTCGTTCTCTGCGTCGGCCTCGACGACGCAGAGAGCGTCCAGTGGGCTTACTGCTTTTCGTGGACCGAAGTCGAAAGTCTCAAGACCAGCGTGCGCAACTTCGTGCAAAGTCAAACCAAATTTGATGCCTACAAAACAAGCAAGCATATGGCAAAGGAAGCCAGCAGCCAATGGGTTCGGAAAGAGTTCGCCGACTTCAACTACCTGACCATCGAACCATCTGTGTGGGGTATGTGGATTGCTGGCGTCTTGATCTTCCTACTGAATGTCGGCATGGGCATCTGGATCGTACTTAATGAACACGAAGTATTGGAAGAGGGGGCCACCCCTTCTCGCCATCGCTATCGATCCTTCCGTCACTACCGATGAGGATTTACCATGTACAAGGTGATCGAGTTCATGTTCGGGGGCGGCTCGTCAGCCCACTACGAATACTACATCCTTAACACTGAGGCTGATGGTGGCGAAACGATGTCTGATCTCAACGATAAATGGAAGCGGAGAAAAAGATCGTTTGATGGACGTTGGGTCATAATGCCCAACGGTAAACCCTACACATTCGCCCACAAACCAGATGCCGATGCATTCGCCGCAGCACTTAACTTCGGGGCAACACAACTGGAGAATAAACCATGAAGCAATCACTGATCGACAGTCTAGTTGGCCTTTCCTTTGATGACGCCACCGAGAAAATCAAGGAGAGCGGTTTCGACCTGATGGTTGTTGACGTGGGGGCGGTAATTACCGAAATTGCCCGTCCTAACATCATCATTGTGGGCGTAGAAAACCAAATGGTCAAAGAGGCTCGTGCCGGTGACCCTACACAACTGGAAACCGAACCGGAGCAATGAAGATCGAACTCGTAGCCCTACTCTTCATAGCCCTGATACTGAAAGGAGCCTTCCAAACCGGAGTCGGATGTAGTAGAGGCTACAAACCTCCAGACCAAGAAACGCTTCGTATCCACCAGGAAATGATACGAGCCCGAATGAACCGACAAAATCAACCTGTGATTATTCACAGATCGAATATGAGGAGAGCGAAAACGTTTCACTACCCACCACCACGTTTACGGACAAGCGTACCATGACAGCAGAAGGTCAAGCGGCAGCAATTCAATGGTATGAAGAAACCATTGACGAACTGCAAGCAACGTTGCTTCGGGCAACCCGAGAAGATGTCAGACAGTATATCACCCAACGGATCACGAAACTTAGAGCACATGTAAAGAAGCTGAAGGCCGTAGAGCCCTCCGAGCCTCGTGTGCTCGTTTTACAGACGTAGGAAATCAAATGCCATTCCAACTCGTAACACTCGACGTTCCCGGTGGCGAAGTCAAACGGGACAACGAGGTGTACGTCGTAGTAGACAACACCTTCCTCCAGAACCTCACCGTGAGCCAAACAACATTGCATCCCGGCCAATCCACCCAAGGCCACTCGCACGACGGCCTTGATGAAGTATACATCTTCATCAGCGGTCAAGGGCGAATGGAACTTGATGATGCACTGCTAGAGGTGAAGGCGGGAGATATGGTCCTAATCCCTGGTGGAACCTTCCATCGTGTTCACCAAGGCATGGACATCCCCAGCAAAGACCTGATCTTCACCTGTATCTTCCAACAGTACGAAAGAGAAGAAGATAAATGAGCCAAACCACCACCACCGATTACCCGGATGACATCCGGGTAATCGGTGATAAGATCGCTGGCCTTACATGCGCCGAGGCGCAAGAACTCAACGAGTACTTGAAGTACACCTACGGGATCGAACCACCGGCAAAGCCGACGCAATACCTCCCTGAAAAAGAAGAGGAGGTGGAACCCGACAAGCCCGACAGCTTCAAGGTTGTTCTCCAAAGCTACGGAGACAACAAGGTCAGCGTCATCAAGGTGATCCGTCAGATCACCGGCTTGGCGCTGAAAGCTGCCAGGGACTTCGTGAATGAGGTTCCCCAAGTAGTCAAGGAAGACTTGTCGAAACCAGACGCCGAAGCCCTCAAAGAACAACTGGAGGTAGCTGGGGGTGTCGTTACATTAGAATAAAGGAAACAAACCATGCAAATGGGATTAGAACAAGAGTTCTTCCTGGTCAACGGTGACGATCAGATAATCACGATACCAACCGGCAGCGGTTTGCCCCATGACGAGTGCGGTTGGCTACTTGAAGCCCGTGGCAAACCCTTCGGCAACATCACCGAAGCCGTCTTCAGCCTGAAAGCCGATGTGCATCGACTCGACCGGTCAATCATGAAAACCAACGCATCTACAAACCAACTACACCGAATGGTCGCCGAACCCTTCCGTACCATTCCACGTACTGTTCGGACAGCAGCCAGTCGCAACTATGCCAAAGGGTTGACCCATTACCAAAACCTTTACGGATACCCACACCACAACTTGCCCGAAGGTGTCTTCGCCGCAGGTATCCATATCACCTTCAGCCAAATACGAACCGTCGCCACCAAGCACGGTGATGTGGAGTATTGCGAGAACTTCGATTGGCCCCGTCTCTTCCGAATGCTTGATGCCGAATTTACAACCGAGATCGCCAATGCCCGGCGTCTCCCCGGCTTCTACGAAATAAAGAGTACCGGAATGGTCGAGTACAGATCATTACCGAACAACCTCGACCTGGAGGCGATCCCTGATCGAGTGACCGAGGTCTTCCGCCGCTGGGGGCGAAAAGAACCGGAAAACTACCTGCCGCCCGTAATCCCCAAAGAAGTTTTCGAGAGAGCGGTGGCGACCGAAGGTGGTAGCGGTTGCCCAAACTGCGGCTTCGATGCCGAGAGCGGACAATTCGCAGGGACACAGTAAGACATGGAACGACAAACCCTTTTGTTGTTGCAAGAACGCACCAAAGAAGAACATGCGCTAGTGCTTCAAATGCTTCGCACATTACTACCAGATGGAAAGTTTAGCTTCTCGGCCAATGCGGGAGAACATGGCGGCTTTGTAACCGACGATCCGGAAACGTATCAGTACTGGAAATCACACTTAGGACTTTGGTAATGCCCATCTACGCAAAAGATCAACCGAAAGCAGAATACACCCCAGTACAATGCGTCGGCATGTACTGCGGACACCCCTCTTTCTTCCCAGAAGGGGAGGTCAAAGACCTGAAGACGTTGTTCGCCGATCTCGTGACAAGGGAATGGAGCAGCAGAGCAAATAGAGGCGTCCACGCATCCGCCCTCGGTTCGACATGGGTTATCGTCGTCTGGTGGAATGCAGGATGGGTCGAGTTCGGCTATGAAGCAGCAAAGGAAGTCATAGCCAAGTCCGACGTGAAGTTCGATGCAATTAAACCTATGCCGAATGAGAATGTAAAGCAAGGAACACCAAACCAATTCAGAGATACTACCCAAGAACCCTTAAATCCGGAATGGCTAATCCCCTCTTGTCTCGTTCTCGACAACCAGCAGCAAGAGCGACTGGCTAAATTTGTGGAAAAGTACCTGACACGAGAGATGATCGAGGCTGCGAGAGAAGAATCTTGTTCCCCAATTTCGCCCTTGGAGTTTCGCCTGCGAGATGGTAGCATTGTTGATATTGTCACCGCTCATATCGGCGACCACAAATGCGACCTCACCCTGGATGATGAAGACAAGCTGGTCCCCGAATAACTAAGGAAAATAAAACCATGAAACGTAGACACTTCATACTCTCCAGCGTCGTGACAGCCATCGCCACCACCTTCGGCTGGAAGCCGAAGGTGGTGGCTGAAGAACCCGAACAACCTCGCCCTAGAAAGGGCGATATATGGAAATATCCAGAGACTGGCGATCTGATTGTGGTGGATAAAGTACGTCTCAAACTGGTTTTCTACCACTTCAAAAAACAACCAGACATCAAACGGGCCATGGCACCCTGGCAGTTTCGTGATACGTATGTATTCGTTAAACGGAAAGGCTCTGAAGATAACCCAAAGGGTCTGCCCGTTGTCCTGTTCGACGAGAAGGGGAAGATCATCAACGGAGAGGAACTGTTCAAAGACATCAACTGGACTGTCAAGCCGCCATTTTTTCATTCCGCCACTCGTCGGCGGCGTGCTTGGGTTCCCCAATTAACCCCTATGGCTCAAACTCGCTGCGCCGGGGCTTGTGTTTTCTGGGGTGAGGTCATGATGGAAAACTATTCGTGGGGACAAATCGATGTTGACCCCACGGAACATTCCGTGGTAGCCTACCGTTACGCAAGCCAAGAAGGTGTGACTAACCACGTCACTATCAACTAACCATATAACCAGTTAATCGCCACTAACGTAAGGAGGGGTAAAATGTCAGGGAACGTCATTTTCTTCATCGTCGCCAGCGTAACCATTGTTCTGTGGATCATCATCAGTGAAGTGAAGGCAAGACGCAAAAAAAGTGGAAAGATCACCAACGACGACATCGGCAGACTCATCGAAGTGCGACAGAAAACATCGCAACAATGGAAGAAGCGGAAGCTCACCAACGTCAACAAAAGTGAACACCCCTATACCTGTGAAGAGCCGGGGGATTTGCCCATCCACTGGCGACTCGCTCGACGGTGCAAGGAAACGGACGAGGTCGGCGATTACAACCCAGAGTCTGAAAAGAAAAACCCCAAAGGAACCGGAACCGTCGTGGGTGGCAAGCTGCTTAAGGGTGGCGAAATGATCGAGGTCCGGACCAGCACGGCACAGCGGTGGAAGAAACGCAAGTTCCTAAGCTACCACGCCGAGTTGACTTCACCCTTCTACTGCGAAGAAGCTCCGGGTGAAGGGAAGTACTGGAAACTTGCCCGAAGGACTAAGTAACCATGAAACGCAGACACTTCACCTTATCCAACGCCATCGCAGCCATCGGTGCCGCCATTGGCGTGAAAGCAGAAAGGGCGAAAGGGAAAGGTCCTGGTAACAACCCAAAGAATCTGCCGGTTGTTAAGTTCAAGGAGAGCCTTCTCGCCATTGCAAACGAGAAGGAGCTATTCGAGTACGCAAGCAACCTCCCCGAAAATAAGCCGATGGCATACGAAGGGGTCTTAAAATGCCGTGTGTGGGTCGATGTACCTACAAAAAATGATGAGGATGGGCCCTGGTGGGGCGAGACCGGCCTCGAAATGGAATACACGGCTTTCGACGAGTGGGGTACTGATGGCTTCTTCCTATACCGGGTCGATGAATCGATAGACTTTCCAGTTGCCCACATTTGAGGGCACTTTTTTTCTGTTTCTCTGTTTAAGGAGTGGGTGTGATGCCACAAGGCAAGATTAAGAAGTTGATTACGGAAAAGGGATTTGGGTTCATCGAGGCGCAAGGTGGAGACATCTTCTTCCACCACTCGTCGCTCCAAGGTGTGACCATCGAAGAACTTTGTGAAGGCCAAGAAGTCGAATACGACAAAGGGAGTGGACCGAAAGGACCACGAGCCGAAAACATCAAGGTGCTGTAGTGTCAAAGTTCAAAGTAACCTTTGAAGGCCACGGTCAGATCGAGGAAGTTCCCGACGACTACGAGCCTAAAGAAGACGAAGAACTCGTCGATACGCACGAAGAGGGAGAAAGGGTGCTGATCCTTTCCATGTTGAGTGGCCTCCTACCCTAGGTGAACCATGAAACGTAGAGTTTTTCTCGCAGGGGCAGCAGGGGCAGCCGTCACCACCACCTTGGGCGTCCCGCCCAAGGTGGTGGCTCGTGAAGCTCCCCAAAAGGAACCTGAAAACCCAGAAGGCTTAGCCGTCATCAAGTTCTCCAAAGACGGCAAGAAAGTCATCAACCTCAAAGAGATCATCGAACATGGAGGAACCCGAGATAACTTCTTCATGAGTCGAGATGATAAGATCGCTGGGCCAAACGGAATCTTTCTTGAGTGTGCCGTGTGGCTTCGCAAAAAAGATGCCATGGCGGACTGCTGCCGCCCCTACAATACACCCGGCCTGTATTGGGGTAAGGTAAAGATGCATTACGCTATCGCTGACGATTACGATGTTAGCTTCTATCTCCAAACAACCGAGGAGTCGCACGCAATCGACTTGCCAAATTTTGACACGGACTTCGAGGTCGACGAGGTTCGGTAGTGTTAGGTCGAACACCACCTCCCGCCGCATAGCGGCGGGAGGTGGTGGGAGGGAACTATGAAATTCAGTATTAGCGTGATGGGCACTGACGAGTTAGCGCCACAACAACTCGGTGCCGAAGACTTGTTCACAGCAGATGCGGGCGTGTACGCCTCTGAGCAGTACGAGGACTACTATGTGGTAGTCTTTCCCAACTGGAATACAGAAGAGGCTCCGGAGGCCGTGCTCGCTTTGAATATGGTGGGGCAGGAAGTTAAGGCTTTCGATCCCGGCGAGTTTGGTAACAACGACACCTTTGTAAGGGTCAACGCCGAGGTGAAGGTTGCCATCCAACTCAGCAAGATTGAACTGCCAGAGATCGAGTTTGAAGGAATCATGGAATGAGCAATTCACGGATCAGAGAATTAGACCGAAAGAACACGGACCTCCTGAGCGCCCTAACCTTCCTCGTTGATGCTATCGAAAGAGAGCCGAAGGATAAGTGCGACTTTCGTCCAACCAAAGACTCTTACAGGTTCATCCCACTCAACATTCATTCCTTCATGGGAGCGATGGAGACGGTAGTTACCCATATGAAGAAACGTCGTGTCTTCGACAGAGACATCCCGAATCGCCCGCCACGGGGATATCCAACTTTCATGGACGCCGGTTGCGGGTGTGGGACGAAGCTCGTTTTAGCAACTTCATTCGGCTTTGAATCTTACGGCTTAGAAATTGATCGCAAGCTGGTGCGCCGGGCGAAGAGGTTGTTCTCTGCGAATATCTCAGGCGATGACCATCACTTCCTTTCCAACCGTCACGGGCACATGCGATTGCCCCAGGTTATCACCAAGAATGTTCTCAACTGGGATTATAGTTCCTACGATGTGGTCTTCTTCTACCGCCCGTTTGAGGACCGTGAAAAGGAAGAGACCTTTGAGACGTTGGTCTACAGGCAGTTGGCGAAGGGAAGCTATGTGATCCCTGTCTATAGAGCACTGAACCCACCCGGTCGTTTCAAGCATCTGATGGGCGATGTCTTCTACAACCCGAAGTAATCTTGACTGAAGGCGAGCTAATGATTCTAATAGGGGAAAACTATGGATAGGTCTTCCGATGCCGCCACCATACATCCTCTATCTCGACAACAAAGAGCAACAGGATCGCATTCCGACCCTGTACGGGACGATAGAGGCGTTGTGGAGTCATTTGGAGACGGTGAATGAGGGTTACCGCCGCAACTTCGGGAATGCCAACAACGGCAAAGCATGGATCGTAACGGACGCTTGTGCAAAAGGCACCCAAAAAGTTGACAAGACCGCCGCATATCGGATACTCCAAAAGCAAGGAACGATCAACCTATACTGCGAATGTACGAGTTGTGGACTTTTTTATACGGGAAGTGCCCGGAGGGAGGACGTTGGCCGTTTAGTTCCTAAATCCCACAAGATCGACAAGCTCGTGATGCGGACGAAGAATGTGGAGCAACAATTCCAACGGATGCTCGACCATGAGTCTACCTCAACTTGGGAACCCCATGAAGTCAACCCTGTTCAAGCCCTTGCTGCTGCCGAGGAACGCATCTTTGGGTTCAACCTTTACCATGCACTTCAAGCAAGTTCGTTGGGGTTAGAGGAGATTGAAGAAAAGGCAGGCTTTGCTCCTGATACGTTGCTGGCGATGATGAGTGCCATCAAACCACTCAGACCGACAGGTGCCCAGATCGACAAACTAGCCAGGATACTGAAAGTCAAACCCGAAGAGCTTTGGTACGATGCGGTGGCGGTTTACCTCGATGCGACCAACAGTTGGGACAAGTATATTAAAATGGAGGACACGCCATGAGAGTCTTAAGCTTCTCTGTCGTGATCGGTGGAACCAAGTGTAATGCTGCTTGTCCCTTCTGCGTCTCTCGCATGACGGCACCACCACGCCGGGCGCTGAACCCCAACTGGTTCGCTTTCAAGAAAGCTGTCCAAGCCGCTCTCGATGCCGGGGCCTGGGGAGTCATGTTTACCGGTAAGGGCGAACCGACCGAGTACCCCGACTTAATAACACAATATCTTCGGATGCTGGGAACGATAGGAATCCATCTGGGGAAGGTTCGCCGCACGATACCGAACACGATCTATTCGTTATTCGGAAAGCCGCAGTTCGATTTTCTTCCCTTCGCCTTCGCCGATCTGCAAACCAATGGAATCAACATCCCGCAACAGAGAGGTTTATTAAAGAAATGGCATCGACTTGGCCTGAGTACGGTTTGCATTTCTCTTGCTCACTGGAACGATGCCGAGAATTGGTCCATGATGCGACACCACACCGTTAAGCCGATGAACATCTGGCAGAACGTTGGAATCTTGAAGGACCTCGGCTATCTGACTCGTTTGAACTTTACTGCGATGCGTCGGGGTGTCGAAACCATTGAAGATGTAGAGATCGTGATAGCCCTGTGCCGCAAGTACGGCGTAGACCAACTCACCATTCGAGATGTTGCCACACCGGATGATAAGGATAGTCGCAATCCACAAGTAACGCAGTACGTGAAGGATCATCGAATCAACTTGGAACCGGAACTGCGTGAGTACATGAAGGAAGCTGGTTCACCAGCAGTCATGCTTCTTTCGCATGGAGCAACGGTACACTATCACCATGGCATCAGCTTCTCTGTTAATAACTGCCTTACCACCTCCCAAAACCCTGATGAACTTCGGCAACTCATTTCGTGGCCCGATGGGGCCTTAACGCCCGACTGGAAATACGACCTTCGACTTTTATGAAGATTTGATCACGTTTAGTAACCCTTCCTCCCGTACCCTCATTTGCGAAGCAAATTCGGGGGTCGCATTCGCTCCTCCATAATAAAGCCTATATCCGTAATAAGCCGCATATTCCCCGTAAAAACTGGGGTTGGTGGATTTCCGAGCCTCTGGTATACTCTGTCTTTGTCCTGAGTAAGGCCCGTGTTCCAAGAGTCCTTCAGGACACCCATACACTCGACCTGTACTAAACCAAAAAAAACCGGTGAGGAGCCGGGAGCACCAGTGTCGTTTGTAGCGGCACGACGAGTGTATGCATGGACCCCAAAGTATTATTGCTTTGGGGTCCATCAGTTTGGGTATTTCCCGCCGTTTAATGCCCTGCGGTGGGATTACATGGCCGGTCCTTTAACGTTAGACGACGTGGAGGTACCGGCCTTTTCTATGCGCCGAAACTGACGTTGACCCAAATCGGTGAAAATGGGATCATATAGTATCGTCAACCCCAAGGGCATGAGTATTGTCGATATCCTTCTTTGCACCAAACCAACATAAGGATAGAGCCATGGACTTTCTACTCATTGCCGCCGCCGCTGGTGGCTTCCTTTTCTTCGTCGAAGTATTGCTCAAGATCAACAACCCGAAGCCAGAAGAGAAGAGGGAACAGAAGAAGGTCGAGACCAACGTAGAGGTCCAAAAACCCGCCGAACATATTGAAGTGGAGTTGACAGTCGAGCCCGACAAAGGACTGTCGCCGCATAAGATGACGACGTACCTGCACAAAGAAGTCGAGGTAAGTTCAGACGGAACAAACTGGGAGAAACGCCAACTGCTTGCCATCGTTACCAATGAAGGGTTCGACTATCCGTTCATCACCAATAATAAGCTTGTCAAAGGGGCCACGACTAGTTGGATATACGCTCGCCCGCTTACGGAAGAAGAACCACCCAAAGAAGAACCACCCAAAGAAGAACCACCCAAAGAAGAACCACCCAAAGAAGAACCACCCAAAGAAGAACCACCCAAAGAAGAACACCCCATCAAGAAAGGCATGTGGGTTCGTGTTGATCATGGCTGCCCACATTGCGAAGGCAAAATCAAGGAAGTGAAAGAGACCGTTGGCAAAAGCAAAAGCGTAGTCAAGATCGAATGTAACGGCAAAACAACCACCATTCAGACAAGCAGCCTGACACCCCTTCCCTTCCAACCGGGTGACCGTGTTGTCTTCGATGTAGGCGACAAGAAGCTAAGGGCCGATCTCGTAAACCAAAAAGGAACAGTACTCCTTCCTCCCGCCAGCGGAAATTTGGTGCGAGTCATACTCGACAAGCCCTACAAAACCGCCACTGAGTTCCCCTACTACAAAACCGCCACCGAGTTCATGACCGGAGCGTGCAACTTGCGGCGTATAGAAGACGACCAACCACCACCTTCTGCGGCACAGCCGCAGAAGGTGGTTAATGCCGCAGATGTCGACAATGCCACCAAAGACCGAGAAGTGCCCAACGAACTCCCAAAGGGAACGAGGGTGAAGATCACCAACAGATCGTTCCCAGACTTCTTTGGTAAAGAGGGTACGATCAAAGGTCTTGCCGAAAACCGCTCGGGGTCAGAACCACAGCTAATGTATGCCCTCGATATCGACGGAAAATATGCCCAGTTCTACCGGTCGTCATTTGAAGTTCTACCCGACGAAGACGACCCCTTTCAACCCGGTGTGTGGGTGAGGATCAACAACGCCAACAATCCCGACAACATCGGTATGAACGCCAAGATTGTACAAACTTACAATCGTGACGTTGAAGTGGAACTTGGCTGCAAGCACCACACCTTCAGCAAAAACAAGCTTAGCGTCCTCCCGTTCCAACCGGGCGATTGTGTCACCATCACCGAAGGCCAGTATACAGGAAAAGAAGGAACGATACTAGAGCCGCTGACGACCCAGGATTGGGTCACCGTGGAAGTGCAGTCCGCCAAAACGCACAAAATCCGGACCAAATTCGACAGACTGAAACACGCAGAAGACCCAACCACCACAGATAACAAGAACGCCCCACCACCACCACCTCCTGCTCCACCGGAGCAGGAGGTGGTGTTCAAAGAAGGAGACCGAGTGGTCATCACTCACACAGCAAAGAGGACCGGTCTCGTAGGAATGACGGGAACGGTCGCCGTCCTCACCTGTGGTGGTGACGCCTCGGTAGTGACAGACCAACCCGTCGACGGTCATGCTCGCTGGACCGTCCCCGTAGACGTTCTCGAACACTACAAGGTCAAAGTGGGAGATCGGGTTGCTATCCAAAACCACTCGGCCCTCTACAATGACGCAGAGGGTGTAGTAGAGAACACCACAAGCGACACGGTGGGCATAAGATTGGATCATCCCGTCGCCACTGCCCGCTACGTCAGCGTTGTCCCAAAGAGCGTCCGACCTGCCCCGGAGTTCTGCGAAGGCATGTTGGTGGAGATCGTCAACGCCCACAATAAAGACAACATCGGTCTTATCAGAAAAGTTGTCGGTGAAACCCCCAAGGACGTGATACTCGACTGGAATGGTGGTAACCGCAACTTTGGGAAGGTGTTCGTCCGTCGCTGCCGGTTCCAAATCAACGACCGGGTCAGGATTGTAAGCAGCATCAACGGAGACCTCGTCGGCAAACATGGAAAGGTCACCAAAACCACAGACAATAAAGGTCTCATCTGGGTAGCCTTGTATGAGCCAGTCAACTGCCAGACCAACTGGACGTTGAACATAAATAACCTGGAGCTAGCCAACTTCCGAGTAGGCGACAAAGTGCGGGTAGTCACTTGGCCGATATCCAAAAGAATCGGACAGACTGGGAACATCGTTGAAATCGGCGAAAACTCTGCCACGGTTCGTCTCGACGACCAGACCGGTAACATCCAAGGATCGCTGAAGAACTTCCGACACGTTCAGGCACCCGACTTCCGCAAGGAGATGTGGGTGAAGGTGATGCAGGCCAAGAACAAGAGCATGATCGGGAAGGTCTACCAGATCGTAGTGGTCAGGGACTACGACCTCGGTATACGATTGCCGAGTGGTAATATCGGCTTCTTCCTGTTCTCCGCAGTCAAACCACTACCCTTCCAGCCAAAAGACGAAGTCCTCGTCGATAATGGCGGACCCCTTCAGGGTTACACGGTAATCATAGAGCATCCCGTCGATCTCACAGGTGAGTGCTTCCAAGTCCACGCACCCTGGCACAGCACCTTCAAAAAGTGGCACCTTAAAACGAAAGACCTCAGACACACATAACCCGGAGAAAAGAGCCATGTCCGGAATAGACCTTTGCTGCCTGCTCATGCTGGCAATCTTCCTCGTTGTCCTGTATACCGCCAAGCGCCCCAAACCAGAACCAAAAAAGAAACTGGTAAGGGATGATTACATGGACACTCAGACGGGGATGCGGCAAATATCCTACCTCTGCGACGGAAAGCTCCATCGCACGGACGGGCCCGCACGTACACGCTATTATGGCAAGGACCATGACATCATGGGAATGAAGGCAAGGAGTGCCGATTACTACTACGAGGGCGGTACGTGCTTCTGCATTCTTTATAAGGACTTCAAAAGCGAAATCCTCTACGCCGACTTCCCAATGGACAAGGAGAAAATCCCTCCCCGACCCAAGAGCGATGCACTGGCCACCATCGTCGGCGAATACCGACGATGGTGGTATGTTGTCGAATGGACCAAGAAGGAACTGGAGGCGACGAAGGAGAAACTGGAGAAGAGCGAAGAGAATGTCGCATCGCTTAGTGCCCAACTGACGAACAAAGAGCCCGACCCGTTCCGCAAAGGGGATCGGGTAAAGATCATGAAAGTGGGCCACGTTGGGGAGAATGCGTATCTGGGAAAGACCGGCACCGTGATCAACCAGAATTTAACTGGGCTGGTTAATATCAAACTAGATGAAGAGGTCCACGGAAGTGACAAAACCGGCTTCTATGCCCATCGATTGAAATTGATCGAGAACACACCACCTCCCGCTTCGAGGAAGCGGGAGGTGGTGGTGTTGGGTGATTACAAAATAGGTGACCGGGTGGAGATCGTGAGTTCCCTCGTCAGTAAGTTTAGAGGAAAGAAAGGGGAAGTGAAAAGGATTTCATCAGCAGGTGACTATCTCGTCATCTGGTTGGATGAGCCGGTCGGGCAGGAGCAGAGAGTATTCTACCAACCCGACAAGGTAAAGAAGGTTTTCAAGGTTGGCGACCGGGTGAAGATCATCCAACCCAAGGACACCTCGAAAGGGCCGACATCAGCAGTGTATCTTGGAAGGACGGGAACGGTCGACGCATTGTTGCTGGATGATATGATTAGAATGCGTTTCGACGAGAAGATGAACGATAGCTCTACTGTCGATCTGTTTGCTATCCGGTTTGAACTGATAGATGAAAATCCCCGTGCTACGGCAGAGGACAGCCCACCACCTCCGTCTGCGACGGAGGTGGTGGGCGGGTTTAAGGTGGGGGACCGTGTTCGGCTGAAAGGTGGTTCGGTTCTGGGTACGATCATCGATTTTGGTATCAGGGGAACGGGTTATGTTCTTGTGGAGTGGAATAATGATGGCCCTCCGACTTATTGTCCCGCCGAACACTTGATGGAGGAGAACGGCTATTCCGGCTGCCCTGTTGAAGGTGGGGATGGCTTCAAGGTGGGTGACCGTGCCCAGATCAAGAAGGATTGCCCAAGTAAAAATGCAGGTCAGTACGGCAAAATCACGAAGATGCGAAAGTTGCATGGTGTCACCCAGGTGATTGTGGAATTGGAGCAGGGGCTGGTTCGGTCGACGCCCTCTAAGGACGACAAAGACGACTGGCTCTGGGTTGGGCATTTGGTCCACGCCGAGAAGAGCGAAAGTTTGGACGAGCCAAAGGGCGAGTTTAAGGTTGGTGAGGAGGTTACACAGTTTCACAAGCGTCTCAACGAGCTTAACGAAAAAGTGGAGCGGGTTCAAAAGCAGCTAAAGGATGCCGCTTCGGGAGGTCCTGCGCCTACGGAGCAAATGCCCGAGGTTGACGAGAGCTATATCGGCTATCCGGTGTTGGTATCGTTGGATAAGAAGAAGTGGTTCGCCAGAACACTTACGGAACTCCGAAAAGGGAGGACCCACCCATATAAGACTGAACGATCCGACAATCAGAAGCCCGATGATATCGGCAAGTGGAGATATGCCCAACCTTTGTATGCGGCACCTGAGGCCGTGTTGAAATGGCAGGACGAAGAAGCTCAGAAGATGTTCGAGCAGCAGTTCCATGAACTTCTAGCAAAGGCCGTGAAGAACAACGATGGTAAGGTAGACGAGCGTTACATTGGTCTGCCCATCGAAGTCTCCATGGACGAGAAGAAGTGGTTCATGCGGACGTTGGTCGAGTGCGATGGGGGTTACTACGGTGTTCGACATACTTGGAGCCAGCAAACAGAGCACTATCCTCATGCTCGGCCTCTTGGATACGCCCAGCCGGTCTGCGTGGTGAAAGAAGCAGAACAGAAGCCAGAAGACGAAAAGCTCAGTTGCGAATCTGAGCGATCTTCCGGGTGCGAACAAAAGACCCACCGGCGTGGACTTCTTATCCATCGCACAAGTGGACCGGCTATAACGATCACTATGGATAAAGGGAAGTCTAGGACCCACTTCAAGCCAAACTTCGAGTGGGACTACTACGAGGAGTGGGTTCTTCACGGGTCCAGGCATCGAGACGACGGCCCGGCTCGTGTTTGGATGCGAGACGGTAAAGTGGTTTACCAAGAGTACTTCGCCAACGGTGGAAAGTTCACGCCCGCCGAATGGGAGAACCGGGACTACGCCCCTGCCGAACCGCCAAAGTCCGAATCCACTTCGACAACGATCCCAACCAATCCGACCCTTCCTCCTCTGGCGATTGGCCAGCGTTTGGATGATAGATGTGTCGGTCTGTACGTCGAGGTTCGGAACAAGTCGAAGAATGATTACTGGCATCGTCGCAAGTATTCACATACGGATATGGACGGTGACAAACCTCGTCACTGGTGTACCCATGAAGATCAAGGGAAGCTCTATTGGTGGGAGGAAGCTAGACTTTCCGCCGTTCAATCGCCCCCAACTCGGTGCAGCGAAGGGCGGAAGGGCGGCGGTAAGTGTACACACAACGCTTGTAGCGAAGGTTGTGTACCATCCAATGTACAACAGTTTGCGAACAGTTGCACGAATGGTTCCGTCGAGTTTTCAAGCGATTGTGTGAATTGGCACTGGGGGACACTCAAGGGATACACTCCAAATAATCCCTATCCGTTCCAAGATACGGAAGACCGTTATTATGCATTCATCCGGAGTGCGAAGAAGAAAAAGGACTGAGGCCCGTCGTTATTAACAAAGGAGACGTAGTTGTGGAACTACTCATACCACTTTGTATCTTCGTGACTTCCATCGCAATCCTTACCATTTCTGGGATGGTGAGTTATTATCGGGCCTTCCACCCAAGAGACCCGAAGGGGATGGTGTGGTGCCACAGCGAGAAAGATAGAGTTGTGCATCGCAAGGGCACCCTGCTCCATCGCAAGAAAGGTCCCGCCATTATCTTCGATTCCGGTCGACAGGAATGGTGGTTCGAGGGGAAGCTCCATAACGAAACAGGCCCAGCCATCATTGGTGATGACGGCGAAGTCTCTTATTACATCAATGGAAAGCAGTTGACGGAAGCAGAGTTCTTTACGGATGATCGACTAACCAAGAAAGTAGAAAGCGGCACAACAACATACTTCTGGAAAGGAATGAGGCACCGTATTAACGGACCTGCCGTAATCTATTCTAATGGAGAGGTCTGTTGGTATCGATTTGGTTGGCGTGACCGGGAAGACGGTCCTGCTGTCATTAAACCTTCGGGCACCAAGAAATGGTACAAGCATAATAAGTATCATCGTGAAGATGGCCCCGCAATCGAATGGGCGGACGGAAGCACCGAGTACTACCTGCACGGCGTGAATTACACAGAAGGTGCTTACGTGAAGATGATCGCCGAACTGAAAAAATCCAGAGAAAAGCTTACCACCACCTCCTCGGCTGACGCCGAGTCGGTGGGTTCTTGGGACTTCCGCATTGAGCATTACACCAACAGCGGTGGGTCTGATACGCAGTGCGATCTCGAAACCGCTATGAGGAATGTGGGCAAGACTTCTGTCGTTGCCAAAAGTAAGCAGACGGGTGAAGACACGCCAGTGATGGATATTCGATATTCCCTAAGGGATTATGCGAGCAGAGGCTTCCTTCAATCCTCCCCTGCCGATGCGGCTTTTCTAGGTAGCCTTTCTTCAGAGGGCGTGAATACGATGCAGAAGCTCTTCGATGACGAAGAGATTACGTACCCGTATGTCATGCTGTTCTTCGACAAGTTAGGGGTGGTGCCACCTATAGACTTTACTGCTGCTGTCATTGAAGAGCCCTGCGGTGCTAAAAAGAAAATATTCCGTAACTGTGACAAGACAGTCATCCAGTATCAGAACTCTATCGGCCAGTGGCATCGTGATGGGGGACCAGCGGAGACTATCCTTCACCATGAAAACCCAGTGCTTGCCAAGGTTGGAAGTGAGCACATCAGGTATGACCGCTACGAAGCCTTCTGGCAAAATGGGAGGAAGCATCATGTTCGTGGCCCGGCTGTTCTTTGGTACAAAGGTGATACAGTCGTAGCTAGAGAGTACCACCTGAACGGCGAGCGGATGTCACATTATTTGTGGCGGCAGAAGCTGAGTGTGAGGTCGGATGATGTCGAAATCCCCGAGGACGAACCTTCCAAGGGTGACGAGGCCACCGAAGAGCACATCAACCAACCGATTGACACTGTACGGGTTTATGCTCGGCCAGTTTCCACTTGGATGTGCAAGTTATACCACGCTGACAAGCAGGGGGCTGTGCTTTCGTCGGTTGACAACGCTTACCGCACGACTGTCCAAATCAAGCTCGGATGCCTTCGTGTCAATCTTTTCGTCATCGTGTACCACGGGGATTATGCGAACATTGGAGAGGTGGCCGAGAAGGGGTTCTTCCAAGAACTAACGAAGGAGAACTATTCGACAATCCGCAAGGCTCTTTACGACGACTATATCGATATGCGCATACTCGATGAGGCATTTGAAAGAGCGGGCATTCCTCTGCCAACTGACGAAACTCCTGCCCGCCTTGAGTGGGTGCATCCTAAGCACGCAGTAACGGGGAAGCCGATCAAGCGGCAGAACAGGATGTCGATGCTCGTGTTCATCCATCGCTCCGGAAAGAGGGAGGACCTCATCGAGATTGCATGGAAGAGCGAGCACGATGCGTATGTGATCGACACTCACGGTACGATGGCAACCTACGAGTCCCTCACTCCCGAAGACCTCGACTGTGCCTGTATGACGTTGGATGCCGAGACTGGTATGGATGCCGAACCTTTGATTCGGGTTGCGTTTGATCGCAAATACTGCCAGTTGCCAAAGGGTTGGCGGTCGGGTCCCGAGACGTAGCTTGAGTTAGACCACCAACTATGGTATGATTTCCTCAAGTTTAGGAGTAAAATTGCCGATACCAGATTTAGGGGGCTTTCGGAGAGTCCCAATCCCGATATTACGCTGTTAGCGAGGTGAAGCATGTCTTCCTTGGCATTTTCGTTGCTACTCTTCGGGGTAGCTTTTTTTGTCTTCTTCGCCATCGTGCGGGGGATCACCTTAAGTCAGTTGGCATGGACAGCCTTCTGTACGTAT